ATTTTTTTTGGCAAATCAAAGAAGATCAGAGAGGTATTTGGAGTAGTAATTATACTACTGCTAAGCAATTTGATACAGATAAAATTTTTTGTGGCTATAACAATATTCATTATGATAATCCAGTAATTAACTTTATTATTGATCATCGTGATATTGTATTGCAATTACCTTATGATCGTATATGTCGTAAGCTGTTTCAATTTAGTAACATAATCATTAATTCAGAAGAAGATCTAAGATGGAAGAAGTGGAAATACATGATGTTTTTTGAGTCAATGGACTTACTAACAATGTTATTTTCAACGAAGTTACGAGTTAGCCTTAAAGCTATGCAAGTAACAATGCGCTTTCATAATGTTCAAGAATATGATGGCGATTTTAATCAATATCTACCTACTACGGAGATAGAGAAGATGATTGCTTATAATATTAATGATGTAGATTCAACTGAAGAATTGCTTAATCGTTGCAAAAAAGATATAGATTTACGGCTAGCTATTGAAGATGAGTATGGAGTAAAAGTTCTGAGTAAGGATGGAGTTAACATTGGAATGAAAATTATTACTCAGAAGTATTTAGAGAAGACCAACCAGTCTTGGAAACAAATCGAGAATCTTCGATCTCCATGTGACTATATTGACCTTAATCAAGCAATACTTCCCTTAATACATTTTGATACTCCTATTCTACAAGAGTTACTTACCGAGCTGAAACAACAGATTGTCTCACCAGGACGTAAAGGTTATGAAAAACACTTTATACTTGATGGACTAAGATATTGTGTAGGTGTAGGAGGTATACATTCTGAGAACAAGCCTAAGATCATTATTCCAGACAGTAGTCAAATACTTAGTGATATAGATGTAGCAAGTCTGTATCCTAGTATGATTATTGAACATGAGTTTTATCCACCACATCTAGGTAAGGAATTCCTTGAGGTTTATTCAAATATCAAGACTGAGCGATTAGAAGCGAAGCATAACGGCAACAAAGTTAAAGATGCAACTCTTAAATTAGCATTGAACGGACTCTCAGGTAATCTACAAAATAAACATAACTTCTGCTATTCACCATTTACAGTAATGCAAATTAGGATGAATGGTCAACTTATGTTATTAATGCTTGCAGAAAAGCTTATTGCAATTGGTTGTACTATAATTCAAGCAAATACTGATGGGTTATTTGTACTAAGGCCAAAGGACAAAGAGCAAGAGTTCCAAGATGTATGTAGAGCATGGGAAACACTAACTAAGCTAGTTTTAGAGGAAGATAGATTTGAAGCAATGTATCAATATGCAATCAATGACTATCTTGCTGTTAAAGAGGGTTATTCTGTATCTAAGGATCCTAATTTGATAAAAAAGAAGGGTCTCTTTATTGATACAGTTACTCTAGGTAAAGGTATGGATACTTTAATAATTGCAGAAGCAATAAATAAGTATTTTACTGATAACATTCCTATTGAAGAGACTATATATGGTTGTACTGATATCCACAAATTCTTGACATATCAGAAAGTAGACAAGAAATTTCGAGTAGAATATAATGGAGAATTAATCCAACAAATCAATCGTTTTTATATGTCTACAGATGGCCACATACTACTAAAGTGTAAAGTAGATGATCAAGGTCGAAGGTCAGAATATGAACGTATTATTGCAGAATGTGGTGTAACAATTTACAACAATATTAAAGATCCTTCATATATCCCCGACAACATTAACTACGCATACTATTTAGGAGCTGCTAGAAAAATTATTTTAGAGCTTAAAAATAGTCAGCTAACGTTATTCTAATGATTAAAGAAATTATCAAGTTTGGTGCTCCTTGGTGTCAAGGATGCGTCTCAGCAGATACAGCTCTAGAACAACTAGGAGCTATGAGGCCAGAAATTATCATTTCTAAGATTAATATCGAGGAAGATGAGACTATGGCTGAGAAGTATAAGGTTAGAGGTCTTCCGACTCTAGTCCTTATAGGATTGGATGGTAAGGAAATTGGTAGACATACTGGTAAAATTACTATTCAAGAACTAATTCAAATTGTAGATGGCAATGGATTATAACAGAGTACACGCGGAGATCAAGGAAACATATATCGCTAAAAACCGTGACTATGGTAACTCCTTTGAAAAGTCTCTTGATAAATTTGGACTTATTGCTGGTGTAGTTAGGATAAGTGATAAGTTCGAGAGACTTGCCAACCTATGCGATCGAGAACGATTGTCAGATGCACAAGTAAATGAGCCCCTTGCAGATACTTTGAAGGATATGGCAAACTACTGCATTATGGCTGCTGCATGGCTCGAACGTGATAAGTAGTTATGAAGATTTGCGCAATATCTGATTTACATGGTTATCTGCCCAAAGTTGAGGACATGCCCCTAAGTGATGTAGTTTGCATCGCTGGGGACATTAGTCCTCTTCGTATACAACGAAATAAACTTCTAAGTGCTATATGGTTTGGAAACACCTTTATTCCTTGGTGTGAATCTCTGCCGTGCGTTAAAGTTATTTTAGTTGCAGGAAATCATGATTTTTTCCTAGAAGATTATGATGAACCTGGAGGAGTAACACTTAAGTTAGGTAGGAATAATAAACTTATCTACCTGAGAAACAGCTCTTATAAATATGGGCATAAAACCTTCTATGGCACACCTCATGTTACTGATCTTCCTAGATGGGCATTCAGTATAACAGATGAGGAAGCTCATAAGATCTTTAGTCGCATTCCTAACTGTGACGTGCTTATTACTCACACCCCACCATTTGATGCTGCCAACACAGGCAACGTCTTTGGTTTAGATCACTATCCTGATTATGGAAGCTATGCCTTACGTGGAGAGATTATTGACAAGAATATTGATCTGATAATCTGTGGACATGTACATACGGGTAATCATGAGCTTTCAGATTGGGGGACTCATAAAATAGTTAATGTAAGCTATTTAGATGAAGATTACAGACCTATATATTCACCAAAATTAATTACTATATGAGAATTTGCTTCCACAAAGTAGAGTTACTCCCTGATCAGGGACTCTTGAAAAATATCGAAGTAGCTGGAAGAACTTGTTATAAGTCAGAGGAAAAAATCACGGAGACATCAGCAAAAGCATTTGTTGAAATGCTCCTGGGTAAGAAACACCTTTCAGTACTAGAACATGGAAGTATTTATCTAACAACTCCTAGTTCTTCTCCTCTTTCCTTAAAGGAATCTCCGTGGTGTCACATAGAGGACAGAAAGGATGGGAAGAGGTATTACTATACTAACTTTCGATATATCTGTGAAGCCTATCCCGAGTTAGCAATAGCAATTATGAAAGATGAGCATCTTCCAGAAGGAGTAGAATTCTTTATCCCGGAAAAGAATGATCCTTATAAAAGGTACTCTTTTAGACTAATTACTAACTTCAAGATTTCTGAGCAGTATGTTAGGCATCGAGTATTTTCTCATTCTAAGGAAAGTACAAGATACTGTAACTATACAAAGGATCGGTTTGATCATGAAACTACTATTGTAGTTCCATTCGGACGAGAGATGTGGTTTGGAGGAGTTACAGGGAAGCTAGAGGGTATAGACGAAAAGTGGTACTTTACTCCTGATGAGGAATCACCATCCTTAGAAAACAATTGGCATAAGGATGAGAAGAACAGATACATCATTGATGCTATGAACGAAGATCCTCATCTCCATAAAGTTCTCTCTCGTTCTAAACTTGCTGAGTTAGACTACTTCGCAGCAATCCAAGAAGGTAACAGACCTGAGGTTGCAAGAGACTATCTCACTCTGTTCACTAAGACTGAGCAGGTTATGACTGGATTTGCTAAAGATTGGTCAGATCTTATTAAGAAAAGATTTGTTCCTGGAGCACAAAATGAAGCCCGCTTCCTAGCAGATAAAATTAAGATAGCTTTAGCTTCTGAGATAAGGTCAGAAAAATCTAGTAGCAAGGATTCACCCAAGTATACATTAGAGGACCTAAGAGAAATATATCACCAAATGTGGCACCCAGAGCCAGTTGCTGCAGATGCTGCAGATGAGCCTCATGTTATAATTAATCGCGCTATGGCTGGCATAGCACAAGACTTGGGAGATCATATTGCAGAAGCGGAAAGACCTAGAGTTGTACTCAATCGAGATATAATAAATGAAGTACTAGGATAATATGCTCTTTGAAACTCAGCCCCCACTATTAGGCTTACATGATGTATGCTTAATACCAGCCCCAGTTACAAGAGTTGCTAGTAGAACAGAGTGTGATCCTTACTATTCAAAAGGACGACTACCTCTTGCTGCTGCTCCTATGGATTGTGTTATAAACGAAACTAACTGGGAAACTTTTGCTAAAGCTGGAGTCTTAACAGTTATTCCACGCACAGTTCCTCTCAAGACTCGAAAGCATCTTATGACGAGTACATTTGTTGGAATGTCTCTGAATGAGTTCATGCAGATCTTCTGTACTCTAAATAAATCTAATGATATAGCAAAAGTCTTGGAAGAGAATGACCTACAAGCAAAAGTCTGTGTAGACATAGCTAATGGTCATATGCAATCTCTCATTGATCTTTGCACTATAGCAAAGGAAATATTTGGGAATAGATTGGTTCTCATGACAGGTAATATAGCTAATCCTATGACATATATATTATATGCTAAAGCAGGAATAGACTATGTACGTGTTGGAATTGGTTCAGGATCTCGGTGCACGACATCTGCTAATGTTGGAGTACACTTCCCTATGGCATCGTTGTTAGATAATATCCGGAAATTACAGTTAGCTACAGATTTGCCTACTTACCCAAAGATAATCGCAGATGGGGGTTTCTCCAACTATGATGATATCATTAAAGCTATAGCTCTGGGAGCTGACTTTGTGATGTGTGGTAAATTCTTTGCTGAATGTGAAGAAGCTTGTGGCAACGTTACTGTTCTACCTGATGGAAGTCGAGAACGAGAGTATTATGGGATGTCTACGAAGGTTGCTCAGAAAAAGATGGGCAAAAGCTCTTTAAGGACATCTGAAGGTATAAGTAAGACTGTAAAGATTACTCATACCCTTAGCCAAAAGATTGAGAATTTTAAGGATTACTTGACTACTGCAATGAGTTATTGTGATTCACTTAATCTTATAGAATTCCAATCTAAGGCTATGGTTTACAAGCTCTCTGCTGAGGCTAGGCAAGCTTATTTTAAGTAGTATGAAGACAATTTCTTATGAAGAATTCGTTGAGAATTATAGACCTATAAAGAACCAGTTTAACCCAGTTGCTGAGTATGATGGTACTCTATATAATCCTATAGAATTTTCACGAATAGCCTCTACTGCTTTACCTAACAGAATACTGTGGACATTAATGCAAGTCAGTTATTTTAACGAAGAAACTTGTGAATGTACTACAGAGAAATATATTTACCAAGGATTACAGGAGTTTGGAGATTTCTTAGGATATTTCGTTACTGAAGAACCCTATGAATATGGTAAACCTTTCAATGTTAAGGTAGAGTAATAAAAATCCCCGATAGGTTATACGCCTACCGGGGAATTTTTTTAGACTTCAGGGAAAATTATCTTTGATTAAATGTAAATGTATCATAAATATCAAAGAAATCCTGAGCGGCATTAAATCCTGGAGTTAGTCTTGATAAGTAATAGAAAGGTTGAGTTCTATCATTCTTATCTTCCTCCCACCATATTAATCCTTTGTAATCCTTTCCCATTACCAAGTCCCTAGTTTCATCAACAGTATTCCTAAAGAATCCCATTAAATTAGTTACGTAAGACATGACTGCCATAGGAGAGGAAATAATATCTGTAGCACTACTAATATCTACAAAGAATGATGCTTCAAGATATGCTCCATAGAGAGCTCTATATAAATTCTGTGTAGCAATATTCGTAGCCCATCCTGAAAAATCATCATCAGGCTCGTCAGGTACCATAGCTTTTGCTAGCATAGCCATTAGGAATAATCCTACAATAGATTGCAGTTCATAACCTAATGCTTTTAACTTAGTTAGTCTTAATTGGCAGAAATTTTCAAATGTGAAATCTTGTTTAGATTCATTTGGATGTTGATGAAAATATTCTTCATATTGCTTTCTAGCAGCTACTTCATTCTGGCCAATATTTTCACCTGCTAAGTATCCTAAGATAGGCATAGACCTTAAGAGCATTCTACCAAATGCCTTAGATATTTCTATACCTCCTGTAGCAAACTCTCCCATCCCGACTCTAAATCTACCAACATCATATTCATCTATGATAGTATCCTTTTGGAGACCTTTAAATCTAGTTCTCAACAGTCCAGGAAGCCAGTTACGATACTGCATAATTAATGTACCTGCAATAGTAGTATTGGCAAGATACCTATCTTCAGAAGGCATAACACCCTTAACAGATGTAGCAGCACTTTGGGCAGCTGTCCTAAACTTTATAATGTCTTCATTAGAAAGTTTATCAATAGTCATCTTACCATTCTCATCTACATGTAGTAAATCTGCAATAGGAATAGCCTTAGGACTACGGGCTAATCTAACTACTTTCTTCTTATCCTCATCATATCCCCATGCATAAAGCATAGATGTAATAACTTTACGATCTATATTAGAGTCTGTAGCTTCTAGTAGATAGAAAGCATTTTCTACATTAAATACTCTATTAGTCTTATTTGCAGAAAGTTCAATAGCTCTTTTCTTCCAAACATCTTCATTACCTATATGAAAGAATGATATTGCTCCATAATATTTAGTAGGATCCTGTTTCTTAAGTTCATTAGACTTCCTAGTAGACTCTTTAGTATAATACTTACCTTCTATCTCAACCATTTTGAAGTTAAGCATTGTCTGAACAAAATTTCGAAATCCCAAGATAGGTTTAAATCCTAGTGTACTTAGAGAAGACCATTGAACTACCTTTTTAGCTAACTTACCCCAACTATAAGTTTTACCCATGAAGGTGAAAGGTTTACCAGTCTCTTGAATAGATTTACCATATACATAGAGATCTATGAATTTCTCTAATACTGAGACATCATCTATGGATAAGCCTAGAGCTGTACTTACCTTGCCTACCCATTTATCCATGTTAGGAATATTATCCTCAACAAAGACCTTAGCTTCATTGGTTTTAGCATGATAAAGTAGTAGCTGCGCATTAGCTTCAATTTCCTTCATGTGCTTATATGTATACACAGATTGGGCCATAAGGAGTAACACTCTTGAGAGATCATATGATTTATGTCTCAGACCTTTCTCCTCAGCTATCTTACGAAGTTCATTGTATCTTGCTGCTCGCCATTCCTCAGTATCTCTAGAAAGATTAGGATTAATAGCAGCTTCTGCTCTTGCAATATCTGTAGAAGTTAAGTTATCTTTAAGAGGATCTATAAAGAATAATGGTACATGTTTAATAGGATTACCAGCATAATCTAAGCCAGATGTTTCTTCCTTACTCTTATAAACTACATCTGATTCATCTCGGGTTTCTAAAGCTCCTAGAGTTATAGACCTAAGATCTGACAAAGCTCCAATGCCATTCTTAAAGATAGAGTCCATAAGATCATTTCTTACATTAGCAATAAACTTTTGACTAATCTTACGACCTGTGATATTCTCAAATTCCACATTAAAGTTCACATACATATTATAATAGTCTACCAGAGGTTTAATATCCTTAATCTTATTGAATTCCTCACTGTAATAATCGGGATTCTCCACTCGATATTTATCTCTGATAAACATATTATATTTATGAAAGGCTGCTTTCTTATTATAACTTAAGTCATTAGCTTTACGCCATGCTAAGTATCTTCTTTCCTCACGTTCCTCCGCAGAGGTTCCTTTAGCATTCTCTATACGAGTTAGCCATTCAGCTTTAGCCTTATTAAAATCCTCTAATGCTTTACCTGTATATCTATAGCCCCCTTTAGGATCACGTTCGATTTGATAGTTATTCAAAAAGAATGTTATTGAACGACTGCTATATGTACGAGCTTTCTCTAAGTCTTTATAAAACTTACTAGAATACTTATTAATAAGTTTACCTGTTGAGGTATCTACAATCATATTAAAAGCATCCTGCAGAGTTTTATTATTAGACTTTGCCCATTCTTGAAGAGCTTCTGTGTGAACTTTAATCTTCTCATGAGCTTTCTCAAGCTGCTCATAAATATTTGCTTGTGCACTTTTCAAAAGTTTAGAGAAAGCTCTAAATATAGGATGTGCTATTTCACTTACCTTGCTAAACCATCCTGCCCACCAGCCTACATGACTGCCAGGCTGGGTAATATCTTCTCCTGTAGTAGCTAACAACATATCTATAGGTTTCTGACTAAGGAGATTTCTAATAAATAATACCTCTCTCAAGGCTTTACCTAGCTGCATTCGAACATTAAGATCATCTTCTAAGTTAATTAGATCTACTGACCCTTGAAAGAAATCTAGATATACATCTGATCTTTGCTTAAGCTCAAGTATCTCATTAGCTGTGAGAGATCCAGGCTGTCCAAAGGGGATAGTTAATCTTCTTTGAAGAGATCTCGACATATCCTCAATTTCTTTAAATAGATAAGTATAATCTTGTCTAATAAGAATATTTTGGATAAGATCTTCAGTTCTATGCCATGCGTCTCTATCAAGCTGGGATTTAGTTCGTAGGTATTTGCTACGTTGAGCATTTCTAGCTTGATACAATTTCTCTAACTGTTTAGCTAATTTAGGATTTAAATCTGCTTCTTCGCTAAGAGATACTGGATTCAAAGCATGTATTTCCAAAGACCAAGGTTCAATTCTACCGAATCCAAAGATAGATGGTTTACCTGTCTCTTCATCTTTAGCAAACTGTACATTAATAGGAAGTACTCTTGTAGCTCCAAAATGTACATTAACCCTTCTGCCCTCAGCCTCAGCTTTTTTCCTAATACCATTAGTGAAAACGTTTTTATACTGAGTAATTTGAGTATTCCAACTTTCTTTAGCTATGTCAGAAATATCACTAATGATCTCGTCTCCTTCCATAGTAAACTCGTGAGTTTTGTAATCATAGATATCAATAACTCCATTAGAGTATATTGCTACTAAATCACAAGTTCCTGCAAGATCTCTAGTTTCATCATATATAGTTTGCTCAGTAAAGATTTTAACACTACCTTTAGTACCGGTTTGAGTATCAATATAAGCCTGACGTGACAGTATTTCTCGATAAGAGTTACTTACAGCTTCCTTAAGATTATTGAATTGTTTATCAGAAACTCTCGCAATTTCACGAATACCATTATTGGACTTTTCTGCTAATTCAGGTAAAGCTCTTAACTTATCTACTACTTGCTGTACAATAGCCTCTTTAGTAGAATTTCTACCCTCTATACGATCTTTCATCAGGGCTTCTAAGTAAGCATGAACAGTAGTACCTTTAACAGTACGAGTTTGTGCTTTAGGGTCTGTATCCTCATTCTCACTATCTGATGTTACCCTAAATCTTCTCTTCATACCTCTAGCTACAATATCCGAAACTCTTCGACTAACGGGAGTACCATCTGCTTTGATATAAGCTCCTTGTCTTACATCATAATGTACTGTAAGGTTCTTAAGAAAATTCTCAGCATCTAGTTGAGTAGAGATCATCTCTTGAGTTAATTCATAGTAATAATCTCCATTCTTAATATCTGCTTCAAGGTTATCTAGTCCAACAATTTGCTTACGTAACATCATCTGTGCTACTTCTGTAAAAGGTTGCATATCTGCATTCATTCCTTCTACAGTTATATTAGCAACTTCTGCCCTACGCTTAAAATAAGACTTTATTAAGTTAAATAGCTTCTTAATAGCAGATACTATCCCAGTAGATTCAGGAACATATTGGTTGGAATTAGCTTCATATAAACGTACAACTTCTTGAGCAATAAGTTTACCAGCAGCCTCTTCTGCCATCCTTACTTCATCACCCTGATATACTTCAGCATATTCTTGCTTAACTCTCTCATAAGTAGAACTCTCTCTGGCAACTCTTAACAATCTTTGATAAAGAGGATTATCTTTACCAAGCATCCTCACCATGATATGAGCACACTCTTCACTGAGAGTAGTAGCATCTGCCTTATCTAAAGCGACGGTAATAATTTTCCTTACCATATCAACCTGAGCTATAGCAGATATAGGATTACCATCTTTATCAGTAATATCTCCCCAAGTCTTAACTTGGAAGCCTATTCTACCAGCCCAATCCTTTAAAAGCCCATCAAGGCCCTTTATAGGCGATTTGGTGGACTCTCTTGAAATCTGGTACATCTCCTCAGGTTTAACATCATAAGCGCTTAAATTAGGCTTATATTGCTCAGGAAGGACATATCTCTCTACATATACCTCAGAATACTCTTTGCCCATAGGAGAGCTTGCAGATTTAACAACTTTAGCTCTATAAGCCCCATAGTTAGCATTAATTTGAGCAGCTTTATTAATTGCTGCTTCATACTGTGCTTTGCTATTAGTATATACTACAGGTCGTCCTTTACTATCTACAATACCAAGAGCCATCTTTTCTGTAGCAGAAATGGGTTCATAAGTTATACGAAGAGATTTAATAGTCTCCAAAGCTTGGCGAAGAGTAGGGATATTATCCCCACTCTTTACATACAATGCCCAAGCAATGTCTTCACCAAACCTGTTGACTAAATCCTTCCAAGCCTGAGAGCTTGTATTAGGACATACATTAGCCATAATTATTTACACAATTTTTTACGTTCTTCTCCCGACTGAATAAATTCAGCACCTTCGTTAGTTTCAACTTTATTAGGCTCCTCTCCATAAAAATCTTCTGGAGCAGAATTAGCCATCTCTCCCTCTATCTGAGCTTCTCTCATTATCTCAGCTTCTTCCCAAGTATAAGGCTTATTAGGCTGAGATCTCTCTATATTAGAATTATCAATATTAACCTCCCTAATCTTTCTAATCTCATTAATAAGCTTAACTAATGGGCTACCAGCTTCAAAATTATAAATCTGACGTTGGTGATTCTTAGCTACAGATTGAGAATCTAAGGGGAAGTTAATTCTTGAACCTTCAATATCTTGCTTCTTCTCGTTGTAAAATCTTACAATAGGATAGATCTTCTTAGTTTTATTACCATCTTCATCTGTAGCATATCTCTTTCCAAGAGGGAACTCAAGTGCCATTCTCAGATTAAATGGTAAGATACTATCATCGTTGTAATTTGATAACTGCCAAGCATACAAGAAAGCTTCTCTCATAACACCATAACCTCTCTCTTGATAAGAATCTAGCATAGGTTTAATATAATCCCTATACATAGAGGCAGGAATAATGTCAATATAATTGAGAGGAGACATCTGAAGTCCTGATTGTAACAAGCAGAACTTCATTAAATCCATTGCAAATTCCTTATCTTGTAGATAAAGTTGTTCCCAAGCATAAGTTACAGCATTAGAAGCTAAAGGATCTTTATCTACGTAAGGTTTAATATTATGGATATCTTCTCTTACAGTATCTAAGATCGGTACTAATGCCTGGAACAAAGGATTATCTTTATATGCAGGCTCAGAACGAAGTCTAGCTAACTTCATAGGTACACTGTTATCACCTACCATAAGTCTCTTTCTCTCAGAAATTAAGGTCGTACCATTAGCATCTGGAGTATTGAGAATAATAGCTGTTAAGAAATCATTCTTAAATTTATTAAGACTACTTACAGCTTTATAATCAGGAGTAGGAGAGGCTGTGTATCTACTAATCACATCATCAAATAAACCATCTTGTCCATTAGTGAACTGTTCATCTCTAAGTAGGAGGAAGAGGGGTTTAAAGAAGTCTTTATATTCAGCAACAGCATTCTTATAACCTGCTATATAACCCTCATCGACTAGCTTCTCATAGTTAACTATCTTCTCACCTGCTGTAAGGCTTTTATGTAACTTCATGAGTAGTTCAGAGAGATTCTTACCACCATCTTTAGTATCATAGGTAGTACCTTGCATAGCATCTGCAACATTACGTCCCCATTCAACATACCGAATGAAATCATCAAGAATCTGATTCTGATAAGTTAAATTCTGAGTAGTAATATAACTCTCAAGCTCATCAGCCGTGAAAACCTTAGCAGGAGCCGCCTCATCGATAGGAGGATATTTCATAGACAGATATGCTCGAATCTCGTTCTTATTATATCGAGCCATAGCTGTGCCAGCCTTAACCCTAGCTGACTTAGGTGATACATAATTCTCCTGAGCAATCTGAGATTCATATTGTTGCTGTAGCTTTAGGTACTCACGAATGATAGGCTGGTTCATGAAGAGGGCTAGAGTATCAGGATGAACCCCTGCCATAGTAAGCATTGTAAGCGTTCCTAATGTTGCAGGAGTAGCCCCTAAATTCACTCCAAAGGGTGATTTAGCAGCATCCACAGCAGCACTAATCCACTGATTTAACAGCTCGGAAATAGGAATTTTCTTAGTACCAGCAGTAAACTTTCGTCCGAGCTGAACAACACCATTTTCCTCATTATGCTCAAAATTAATCTGAACTTCTTCTGCAGGTATTCCTAAGTTATACATGGAAGCAAATACGTAGAATTTACCTGCATTAGCTGCAATACCTACCTCTTTCTTACCAGCCATATAATTCTCAGCAACCTGTAGAACATATGTAGGATCTAGAATACTCGGAAGAGCTGCTTTAGATTTATAATACTCAGCTTCCATCTCATAAGTATCTCCAAAGACAGCTTTCATAGCTCTCTTGGCAGAAGCTTCCAAGATGTTAGTCTGAATAGGCGCTATAAAGTTAGAAGCATTCTCAGCTATGTGAGCAAGTTCTTTCTGAATCTGAGTAATACGATTCTCAATAGCTTTCTTATGAAACTCTTCTTTAGATACCTTAGGAGTCTGTTCAGTATCAGCAAGCTCTTGTAATAGCTCACTATTACCAAAGAATCCACTCAGAGCTTCAAGGATACCTTCCTTCTTCTCATCCTTAAAAGAGTTAACTAGTTCCTCATATTGCTCTTCCCAATGAGAATAATCTATGTACTTAAGCTGTCCTTTAACCTTATAATAATTAGGTACATATAAGTACATTTTATCAATATCGTAGTCAGAACCTGCTTTAGCAACAATCTCTGTAGGTAAGACTATAATATCTCCTGCTGCTTCAGGGAGGAAATCTTTAACGACAATAGTTTCTATTGAGCTAAGTCCCTGTGTAGGGATACGGAATCCTATAAGCTGTAGCAATTCAGGAGGTACTTTACCTACCTTTGTAATACCCTTAAACGGTGAGGGAAGATATACTTCCATAGATGTAATCTTAGGCTTACCATCTACATATTTTACTACGAAGTCTAAGTCTGAAGATTTATACTTACCTTCATTATATGTACGGCTTGCCTTAGTCTCCCACATGGTTGAAGGCACCTGGAATGCTGCTGTACCATGACGCTTCTGAGAAGTAGTCATACTTGCAGCTCTACTCATAAGGATGCTCTCAATCTTCTCACGTGTAGGAAGAATATCTATATTAGTAGTACCATCATCAAGATTGTCTAAGAGTTCTATAGCAGTAATGTAATTATCCGCTAATCCCCTTTCAATAGCTTCTCGACGTAGAGAATTAACGAGACTTACAATACCCTCTTTAGAAATCTTCCATCCCTTCTTAGTTGCTACAAGACCTAACTCTTTAACAAGTTGATCTCTACCTATAGCGATACGTTGATTATTCAGGCTAATATATTCCTCAGCTAAAGCTTTAACTTTAGGAGCGTTCTCTCCAAAGTGTTCGCTAATCTCTCCAGCATCAAAAAGCCCATTAAGAATCTGTACCATCATCTGAGTACCAGTAACTACATCATGGTGCTTATGTTCACCAGTATCTACTTGAATACCCCAATATTCCCAATAAGTATCTTGAGTAAGGAGATCTAAAGGCCCAGTATAATTACCTTCAGTATCTACTAAGAAGTTACCTTCTTTATCATAGAAGTCATTAAAAGGATGCTCTGTATTTGTAACTAATACACCTTCCTCATTAGTAACCGAATTAGTCTTAGTAGTTACACCTTTATTAGCTGAATAGTGTACGGTTACACTAACCTGATTCTTAATCATCAGCTCGTGAAGCTTAGAGAGGTTAGTATCTCCTAAAGCCTTCAGAACAGAAGGTATTAGAGGCATCAATGAGAGCTTATAGAAAGATGGTTTAAATCCTTCAACATTAGCTAAAGGACCAAAGTGTTGGGGTTTTAAGGAATTAAATACTTGAGAACCCCAGCTGCCACGAGTTAAAGGAGATTTATGACCATCAAAATCTACAAATACTCTCTCCTCAACAGGAACTCCTGCTCTTTCTTGTACTTCCCATTGATAAAGCTTTTCAGAATCAAGATTCCAATCTCCTACTCTAACTTTGAATTCTCGATACGCATCTAATGAAATCATTCCGAAGCCATCACCCTCAGTCATATCTGCATAAGGAGCACTATTGAGACCCAACTTATCGGCATTCTTAATAAGAGCTTCTGTCATCATATCCTCAAAGGACTTACTCTTATCAGAGTGTTCATAAGCCTTAAGAACATCATTGCGAAGTGCCTTATATTTATTATTCTCAGCATCTACAATCTCAGCAATCTGATATAATTGCTTAGAATAGCTAGGAACATCTGAGAATACAGCAGTTCTAAGTATAGGCTTACCACTTTCATCAGTGAGATTCTCAGCACCATCCATGCGCTTAAAGTCACGTGCTATAGTAGTATTAATACCATCAGATGTTAAGCAGGTTTTCTTAGAACCCATGGCACCATTGTGACGTTTGAATTCATCACCTAAAGATTTATAGAATATATTATCTCCATATAATATCTTACTTTGCTCAATATTACCGATAGCATAATTTACTACTGCGTGACGTATCCAGCTTATGACGTTAGATTTAGAGTACTGATTAGTAGTAGGATTAGTACTTAGCTTTAGAGACATATTCAATACTTGATCATTAGCTAGTTCTTTAAGACCTCCTAGGTCTATTAGCTTATCATAAGCATTGCTAGTCCAAGTATTAATCATCCTCTCTATACGAGTAGATAATACATCTCTACCTATAGTATTAAGAACTCTATCTGCAAAATCATTAGGAGATTCAGCAGTATCTACTAAGAATTCTTTAATCTCATTAGGAGTCAACAAACTTTCAATTACTGTACCCTTAGTATAGTTCTTGTTAAAGTTTGTAAATGCTCTATCCTTGATATGAGATCTAGCAATTTCATCCCATAAGTAACCTCTGAAAATATCTATAACTTCTCCACGAGTAGTATTTACATTAATCCAAGTGTCTCCATGATCTAGGAATCGCTCTTGACCATTATCAGCAGGTCTCATAATATTATCCCTACCTTCCATAGTCATATTAAGGACTGTAGAAAGCTTATCTATAAGCTTCATATCCTTATAATCCGTTCCTGTACCATTAGAATTCTCTCTATTACCCTCATGTATCAAGATTGATAATTTAGGAGTTCTCCGATCTACAAGAGCTCTATTAAGTAACAAAGAGTGCGTTACGTAAATATTATGAGAAGGATCTAGATGAGGCATCTCTGAATATAGCTTCTCAGGGTTATCTATAACTCGATTAATCTTATTGATTGTCTGATTAATATAACCAGGCTTTTGAAGATCATAAATTCTTTCATCTCCAAGCGAAATGTGAGAATTTTCTAGAGTTTCTATACCAAGATTTGATTGTATATCTAAGAAAGCATCTAAGTTCTCATTCTCTCCATCACGGTTCTCATTTACAATAGGAGTCTTTAAAGATCCCTTAAGTATCTGATAGTAAACCTGTCCTATCTTATCCAAAAATCTCTTAGTATGCAAAGCTTTTTGAAGAGTCTCAGGATTGTTGATATCATAGGTTATTCCTAAGATACGTAAGAACTCTTCAGCATTATCAGCAGTAGGGATACGAGGGAAAGCTTTCTTAATAGCATCTGCATTATATTGCCAAACTTTATATTTATTACGGTTATAAAATTTGATAATATCAGGGTTACCTTCTAACAACCACTTAGATAACTGAGCTCTCCATGCTCCTGCAATGCGAGCTCTATGACCTACAGTAGAAGCATTAAAGATAGTGTACTGTCCATTAGCTTTAGTAATACCTATAAGATAATTATTCTTGTTATTATTAAACGCCTGCATGAACTGTACAACCTGAAGCATATCTGAAGCAGACCAGGAATCAACTTTATCTAACTTGAGCCAAGAAGGAACTACTTGAGTAATTATCTCTCCTTCGGGAGTCCTAAGTGAAACAACCTCATCTCTAATGAGAGGATAAATAGCAGGATACTCTTCAGCAACTTGAGACAACCTCTTCTGCAACTCTTGCATGGAAATGCTAGTAGGAAGATTAGCTAACTTATTTGCTAAGATATTAAAGACCTTACCAAAAGGTTCAACCTCAGGCATTCCTAAGCTATTCTTATAAGGTATAGCTTCCCGAGTCTTAAAATCATAATATTTCTTAGGTAAAGTACTAAGAAGTAGCTTTATGATTTTATTAGAGTTCATCTTACTACTTACAGTAATAGATTCCGCAAATAAAGCGGCAGAGTCTCGACCTTGATTATTCTCACCACCTGAGATCTCAGAGGCAGATTCTTGATAGTCTTCAGAAGTATTTAACTCTAATTTATATTGTGCTAGCCGCTCTTGCTGATGTAAAGCTTTGATTCCCTTAGGATCATTCCAAGTTTCTAGAACTTTTTGTAACTTCTCAAGATCAGAGAGATATTGCTCCATCAAATTAGGATCTGCGAAAGCTATAGAAGATAGAATTTCATTGTATCGACCTACAAACTCATTATGAGCAAACTCATAAGCCTCAGACACAATCTTAGCATTTTCTGACTGCAGTATATCAATTAGATTACCATTCTCCTTAAAGTACTGTAGGAACCAATAGTGTAAACTATTTACAGCGTCTGCTGTAGTAATAGCATCTAAACCTGGGATAACCTTATAGTGAGGAGATGTTGCTTTTAATGTAAGATAATCATTTGTAAGAAAATCTTTATTACGAACTCTCTCTACAATAGATTGTATACTTTGAGTCCATTCCCTATTGGGTTTACCAAGATGCCGAATGCTATTATATAACCTTGTTAATTGATACTTGATATACTTAAAGATCTTCTTAATAAAGTTATTATCTTCATCCTCAGTTACCATAAAGTCTGCAAAAGCTTCAGCTAGAACCTCTTCAGCTAATTCTTCACTACTTAATTCAGGATATAAAGGTTTTAATGAATCAAAATTACTTTTATACTCATCATTATTGAGAGCTTCCCTTACTAGGTTAGCTTTCTCATCGGCTGTAAGTAAGCAGTCTAAAATAACGTGAAATGCCTCATGATATACAGACTCTGCGCCAGTACCTTGATATACAGTAACTACACTATCCTCAAATTTACCAACTACATTCTTAGCAATAGCAGACTTAACAATCTTGAAGTCAATATCAGGAAACTTCTTCTTAAACCATTCTCCAGCTTTATCTAATTCCTCATTCGCGGAATTACTCATTTGTTCATATGTCCTGCGGAATTTTGTAACTGTGGAAATACGAACATTATCATTGGACTTCTGTGGTGTAGCGTTTAGATTGTTAGCCATATCTAGGGCTCTTTGAAGTTGAGCTCTAGTCTTAGGATCTGTAGTGCTTTCAAGCTGCCGCTGAAGTGCTGCTATAGCAGGATTACTTGACAGTGTAGTAGGTTCTGAAACAGGAGATTTCTTATCCTCTACAAGAGTAAGTTTAGCATTAAATTGAGTAGGATCCTTAACCCCCATTCTGTTAGCAAGGTATGCTTGAGCAGCATTCGCAACATCTGCTAAAGTAGCTCCCTCTCTGCCAGCGTATTGGTTAAGCTGATCTGCGACAACTATAGGGAAAGCATTCTCCTGATCAGAGCTAACAATACTTCTACCATCATATTGAGCTTCAAAGTCAAACCTATTAATATTACCATTCGCAGGATTGGTAACCTCAAGTGTCATCTTTACAGGAGTGCCAGATCTAATAGTATCAATAACACTTGCTAAAGACTTCTCCTTAGAAACCTCTTCTTTAGCTTCTGAGACTTCATCAGAAGTAACAGTTTCTACATTCAAAGGATCATATGTCACATATCGCTCAGCATGTGCATAAGGACTATTAGGATCTACTACAAAGTCTACTAGATTTTCTCTAACAAAAGCATGGTAATTTTGGTATTTCTTAGCTCCTAATGTACCATCTTTATTAATCTTAGTAGGGAAGTAATAAGGATCTTTACTTGCAGGATTAATCTTTGAATAACGAGGGTTATAGAAAGCCTTACTTAAGAAATTATTAACTTCTGTAAGAAACGCTTCATTAATAACATAGTTACCATTTTCATCTCTTACAGCAGCTTCAATATATCGTTTATCTCCAAACTTCTTATCCCCAATATTCCACCTTACAGTATTCTGACCATTCTCATCCTTAATATTATATAAAGTACGGGCAGGATCACCATGACTATTATACCTAAGTAAATCTCGTAGAACTCCAAAAAAGTCGTAATGTATAAATTCTTTACCACTCCTAAAAGTATATTTACTATTACTTACAAAGGTCTTTCCTTTAATAGATTTAGCAATATAATGCCTAAATAAATCTACTAAAAACTGCCTAGTTTCTGCCTGAATAGGTACTGAGTTGGCTCTATAGAAATTATTATTCGTAGCATCATGGATAGCCATTGTTCCTGCAGGAACAGTAAAGGTTTGGCCATTCTCTGTAATAATTCTACCAGTATTTGAAATATAAATCGTTAAAGTATTTATATCCATATTAGCAGGTAAACTCTCAGCTAAAGGCTTAAGCTGCGCAGGCTTCTTGATAACATCATCTTTATACTTATCATCAACGATACCCGCACTTGTTCCTTGAATGACAACAGGTACACTTACACCATCTTGCAGATGTTCCCAAACATCTCTAATGTAAATAGCTCTATAGTAATCAAAGTCCTTCTGAGTACCATAGTACTTACCATCAGCATTAGTTGTAGGATCTGCTACAGTAGTATAGATAGCTCTATTAGGATCAAACTCCTTCCCAATCGAGTTACCATCAGCATCTATATAATTTCCTTCGTGATCCGTGAGAATTAATCTCCCAGCAGTCTTACCTTCATATTTGAAAGGTACTATAATACCTCTATATTGAGAAGCATCATGTTTATCAAGGAAGTCAAACCATCGTATTTGATCCACATTGCCATTCTCACGGCTAGCTATATCAGAGCCTTTGGAACCTCGCCAGTAATTCTCTGCAGATCTCTTGGGAGGATCCCACAAAGCATCATTAGCTTCAGGAGTATCAAAGCTATCAGAACGAACAAATTCTATCTCCTGAGCATCGTTATTCTCAGGATTAGCATCCTTAATTTCTTCTCCAGATGCTTTAATAATCCTATCTTGAGCTCGATGATATAAATCATCAATTTCTTCGATAGCTTCTTCACTAAGAGCTGAGTCATTCTTATATCGCTCTCTCCAAATAGCTAGATCATCAAGACTCTTCAGTTCATCTACTTCCTTACGAAGCTCCTTACGTTCAGCAGGAGTAAAAAATTTGACTTCAGGAGTAGCAGGAGTAGGTTCAGCCGCTTCCGTAGTTTCAACAGGTTCAACATTTTCCTCTCTATAAGATTCTAAGTCTGCAGAATTTACAGGACGCTCAACACCATTCTCTTCTAATAAAGGCATGCTGTAAGTACCTAGCTCATCATCATAGCCCCGAAGGAAATAATTATCCCCATCCTTAACTACTTGAGCTCTATTAGTAAGTATAGGTTGATTATTATCATCATACTGTACTAAAGGCTTATTCACCTTAGATTCAACTGCTTGCTTTTCAGCTTCAGCAGCTATTCTTTGTAGTCTCTCAACTTCGGTCTCAAGCCACTTCTCTTGATACTCTTTCTTAGTAATCTCCTTATATTCCTTATCAACATCATCTAAAGCTTTCTTAACATCTCTATACTGTTTAATACGGTCAGTAAGAGTTTTATAAGCTTCAGGAGCTTCAGATTGTGCTAAGGTTTTTGCATTAGCTTCGAAGTTAAGATCTTTATCTAAGCTCACATTATAAACAGGAGATTTTGCACTTAAGGATTCATTTAAATCTGTAAGTTTATTCTGAATATCCCTGTATAAATCTTTACTCCAGGTTTGAAGAGTATTATGTCGTATACGATTGTCAAAGATCTCTTGGCTATTAGGATTATGTGAAGCTAAGATATACTCATTCTCAGATTCATTAATGTATTCTTTCAACTTCTGAGCTTGCTCTCTTTCCTCAGGAGTTCTGCTAGTATCATTAATAATATCTTCTGTAGATCTCTCTAATGCTGTAATAGTACCATTCTGAATAGATTCAGTAATGAGATCTGCAGCCTCCTTATTCCACATAGCATCCGCTGTTACATCATCTCCCCTAGAGATAGCTTCAGCTTTTAATGCCTCGGCTTGAACAATATTATTAAGCTTATTATTAATTCCCTTAATAAATTCTTGTTGCTTAACATATGATTGATATTCCTCATCACGACGTTTACGACCTAGAATATCTCCAGAAGCTACATTAGCAACAACTCTAGATACAGCTCTTTGTCCAGGGCCTGTGACTGCTCCCATAAGACCTTCTACAATAGCCTGCTTTGAAGTACCAAAGGCAAGAGCTCTATCCCAGAAAGTATCCCCCAGCTTCTCATCTTCCTCAGTTAAAGTACCAGCAGCTTTACGAACCTGATATTCTCCCTCCATCTGAAGAATATTCTGTCCAATTTCTTCGGCACCTTCCTTAGCTCCCTGAATAAGTATATTATCTGCAGAAAGCTTACCTAGGTTCTTAATAGCCTTGAGTTTCTCCTTAGGATTAGTAAGAAGTGCTTGCCTAAAAGCTCCTTTACTTTTAACGAGACCATGAAGACCTATGGCATCGGTTAGCATGAATATTCTATTGTTACGGACGAATTCAGCCTGTTCTTTGCCTATTCTAGCTTGTACCTCAGTGTCATTATTAAACTCATCTTCTGCTAACTTACGAGCATTCTCAATACTTAAAGGAATAGGAGAATCTTTGAACTGCTCATAGTATTCCTGAGCTTTAGATTCTATATACTGCTGCTTAGCATTCTCTCCAAGCTCTATAGCCATCATCTGACCCTCTGCATAGTTAGTAATAGTACCAGCGGCAACATCCTTAGCTATCTGTCCTAAAGTATTAGCTAATACCTTAGTTCCTGTTGAAGCATTCATAGCTGCTGATGCTCTACCTACTAAAGCTCCTAATCTACTGAGTTTAGCAACTGCTCCAATACCTTTTGCAACAAGACCACCAGGTATAGCGAACCCTATTGTAGAATCTATCATGCCTCTAAGGGTACTAAATTTAAAAAATTGTCCCAAAGCAGTATCACTCTCAGTTTCATATATAGGCATAGCCTCATAAAGATCTTCTTTAAAGCTACGCATAGCATTGGATAACCAGTTATCACGATCATTATCCAACTTCTTCAAAGTATTATAATGTCCTTCAACGTCTAGTATATACCCTATATCCTCAAGAGCTGTAGCTAAGCCACTGATGGCACCGCTAACTAATGCATTAGTAGCTTTAAGAAACGCGGATTGTTCTTTAGCTCTATGATCCTGATAGTTGAGTAGATCTTCATCTGTATGGATAGATTCATCATACTTACTGAAATTAGGAAGCATATAACCTATTTCCTCTATAGCAGGTTTTTCAGATAACCTTTTAACATTCTCAGCCTTATACTGAGTAGGAGATGTCCCCATTAAAATGTCAGCTATAGTATTAGCCTGCTGGATAAGAGAGGGAATGCCCTTCATTCCCCCTACTCCAGTCTCTCTAGGATCCTTTACATCATTTTCTCCCATAGTAATTATTCATTAGCTTTAGACGATGTTTTACCTATAATCTGGTTAAGTATCGCCTGCTCATTCTTAACCGAGTTTACAAGTCCCATAGATAATCTTCCAATAGCTTCTCCATATCCCTCAGGACGAGTTTCAAGAAGTTGATCAATCATTTCTTGAACCATGTTATACCTATCGGTAAAACTATCACCAAGCATTTCAGGTTTAATAATAACCTTATTTTCACCGTTAGTTGCTACTATACCAAAACCTGGGGAATATTGATATCTTACATCCTTATTAAAGAATTCCTCAGGTTTAAACTTACCATTATATCCTACAGTCCTTTCAGATCCAAATATGTTCTTATTAGGATTATATTCAGAGTCTAACAGAGGAAGCTCATCATCAGTCTGAGTAGCAAAATAATCTTTAATAATATTAGTTAACATCTCAGAAGATGTGAGGTCAGGACTATAGAATTTGTATCTCTGAACTAAAGCATTTCTATCACTCTGTAATCCCTCTAATGCTTTATCAACATCGCTAGCTTCATACATATCTAAAGTCTCTAGCAGATCCTCATACTTTTGCATATCTCTAATAGCATTGTTATACTTAGCAGAGTTTACAGGCTTAGAGCCTACAACGCTAGGATCTCCACTAGGAGCATAGGATTGTGCATCTCCCTTAGCTTTCTGAAGTCGCATAATAATCTCATCACGAGATAACCCTACTCCCTCCTTCTTAAGATCATTTAAAGCCTTAATACGTTTATCAATAGCTTTACCCTCAGCAGTTTCTCCTACCTTAGTATAGTTAAATCCTCTAATACTTGGAAGTCCTGCTTCCTCTTGACCCTTGGCAGCTAACTTAGCCCTTAATAAACTCATTTCCATTCCATATCTATCAGACATATTTCCAAAAGATTTAGTTCCAAGAGCATGACTGAATGCACTAGCAGCATATTCATTAACTCTACGAGCTTCATTTGAATCGACTCCATAGTAATCGTATACACCTGTAGATGTAACAACGCTATCAGCAGCATCCTTAATAAGATTAGCAAGGGGACTTAATAATCTAGGATCAATATCCTTATACTGACGACCCATTAAAGTTGCAATCTCTTCAGCAGTAGCCCCTGATTGAGCTATAGTAAAGTATTGGAAGGGAAGCCCAGTTCTAGCAAGCTGAGGAAGATTTTGAGAAATGTATTTACTAATAGGAATCATTGCTTGGCGAGTTCTCTCATAAATCTCTTGACCACTAATGGGATGAAGCTCATGAGAAGTAGGATCTGCAATCCATCTATCAAGTCCTACTTGCATAGGATCTTTTATTATGAGAGAAGGATTTCTTAGTTGTGCTTCCTTAGCAGCTTTTGCCCACTGTTCTCTATCAACAGCTGCCTTATTTAAAGGTAGAATATTATTAGTAAAGTCAGTCTTACGCTGAATTAATCTACGTCTAATACCAGGAGTTAAGCCATTCTTAGCAAGATCATTTATATCAGCTTGAACTGAGGATTGGAATTGCTGATTAGCTTGTATAGCAGCATCATCAATCCCAGGCTGGAATCTTGTAGCAGCATCAGCAGCTAAAGCCTGATTTTGAAGAAACTCCTCCTCCGCTTTATTATGCAACTGCTGCATATACATAGGAGCAACCATTAGCTCTTGCAAAGATGGTAACTTAAACTCCCCATATGTTATCTTATCATAAGCATTAACAGCAGCCATTACTTACCTCCTTTCTTAATACCTCGCAGGAACTCTGCTACTTCAGGATCAAATAAGAACCCTCCTGTAGCATTCTTAGAAGCATTATATTTATCTAACCATTCCCCAAATTGGTTGTAGTCAAACATGTTGTTTATTCTCCGAATATCTCCTAAGTATCTAGAAGCTTCTCCAATAGATTGACCAATTTGAGATATTCCAGATCTACGAGAATTACGAGCAGCAGCTCTATTCTGAGCATTAATTTGCTGTTCATTAATATTATTCATAATATTAAACTGCTGCTGTTGTGCTGCTAAAGCCGCTAATTGACGATCTTGCTCAGCATCAAACATAATAGACTCTTTCTTACGTTGTCTATTAATTTCATCTGACTTAATATACATGTCTCCTAATGCATTGAGAGCATTATAATTATGAGCTACTAAAGCTGCCCTAGCTGAAGCAGGATTACCTGCAGAAGTGTTAATAATATTCCTAGCTGTAGCATTAGCCTGTGCTCTATACTTATTAGCCATGTATTCTCTATCTATAGGCTCATAAGGTAAACGACGCCTAGTCATATAAGGACTCAAGTCCATCTGGCCATAAGATACTTCTTCTGGAGTACTAAAGGCATCAGATATTGCTAAACCTGTATTAGTTAATGCAGGAGCAAATAATCCTAATTGAGACCAATCTCTTTTAGGACGTTTTGCAGTAGGTCTATCATAAGATAAGGCTTCCTTACTAGCCTGAGCTAAATCAGGCATATCATTTCCTAGTGTACTAGTAAAAGGAACCTTCTGTTCAATCCAACCTCCACCATCATGCCACTTAGAAGCATTGCGAGCAAAGTTAGCTTTCTTAACCATAGCGGAAGAATAATTGTCCTTATTAGCTAAGACTTGACGAGCAAATTCTTGAACGCCTTTACCCCGTTTCTTAGCAGCTGCAGTAAATGTACCACGCTTGGAAGGCTGAATATGTATACTACCACCTTCGGCATAGAGAATGTCACCAAGTTCATTTAAATCAAATACTTCATTCATAGCTTCATCAGCTTTATCTATAGACTTCTGAGCTTCCTGAGCTTGCTGAAGTCTTCCTAACATAGCATCTCTACCTCTCTTACTTATAGGATCAAAAGGTCTTTCCTCACTCTCCTTAGAGAGCTTCTTAGATGCATCAGCATAAGATTTCTTATCTACCCTTCCAAGGTCATAGGCTTTACCAAAACCTTTGGGTACTTTTAGTCTCTTAGAGAATACATAGTCATCCCACTTGGTTTCACCTTCCTCAACAAGATTAGAATTACCATTGGGATCTACTCCCTGTGGGATACCACCATTAATGTTAGATTCATGAGAGCCTCCTTCATTAAACTCACTAAACCCAGTGGGATAGTCACCACCATGAGTACCTACCCATCCTCCAAAGGCTACTATATTAGCAAGAGCATCCTGAGCCTCCTTCTGACTAAGGAGTATATTCTGAGCCATTATAGCCTGAGAAACTCTTCGATTAGCTTCCTCACGTTGCCTATTACGATCTGAAGCTCCAAAGAGTCCTCCAGCTAAACCAGCAATACCTCCAGCTAAAGCTCCCCAAGGGCCTGCTGCTACTCCTGCAGATGCTCCTGATAGAGCTCCTGAAAATCCAGCTAAGCCCATACTTTCACTAGACTGAGGTTGCCAATCAGCAATCCAACCAGAGAGAGCACTCTTAGACATCTGAGTCTTAGTCTGATCTACTTGAGCATCAGCCTGAGCTTCAATCTCATCTCCTCCTCCAAAGTTATCTAGAAGAGAGGTGGCAGCCCCGAGAGCTCCCGAGGCTATACCAACACCCTTCTGAAATTTACTAGCTTTCTTAATTTCAGCCATTATACTGTATAGTTAACAATTAAATCATGTAGTACTAACTTGTTATCCTCTTCCTCAGTAGGAGTATAAGATAACTTCATCTTTATCCACGGATTACGAATTCTATTAAGTTTATAATTCTCAATCTCCTTAGTATCTCTAGGGATATAAGCTCTCCATGTACGGAACTTCTTCTGAAGATTCCTATATTGTAATAAAGCTACATCCCCAGTATCTTGGAACTCATTTCTAACATGAATATGGTCTAATGTCCTATTAGGATTATACTTGGTATAGTCATCATTATCAAGTACAAAAGCATCTGCTCTAAACTCAATATTGTTAAATACTTTATCCCTAGACATTTCAGGATTTACTATATAATCTACATAAGAAGTAGCCTTAGGCTTTCCATAGAATTGATTATACTTACCTGCATGTTGCTCATAGAGTTCTGTAGTATCATTCTCTGAGAATATACTTAAGAATTTCCCATCTTGCCTGAACATGAAGGAAACATTCTGATAGTCAAAGAAGCTAGTAAAGCAAGCTAAATTTTCAGAGAATGTGAGACACTCATCTTTATCATGAATATAAACATCGTTATGAATACTGTCCTTACTTAACTTCCAGTTAGTCATACCATCGACAAGAGTTAACTCATTAGTATTATAACCTAAGTTATTTAAGGACCAAGAGGCAAACCCAGTAGCATTCGACAAATCTTTAATACCCTCTCCTGAGATAAGATTGAAGTTCTTCTTAGCATGATCTATATAATATATACCACTACGAGTTGTAGTAATAGCCCACTTATTCTGAGCTCCAGAAGTAGTAGAAATATATCTCACACCATTAACCTTACTGCTATTAGCTAGCTCTATAGGTAATCCATCAGATACAGGAACTTGTACTCTAGTATTATAGAGAATATTAGAAATGGCTTTATCTTGGAATGCATACAATTGATTGTTATACATAACAAGTTTAGTCAGTTTACCATACTCTCCCTCTAAATTATAAGTAGAGGCAAATGTCAAGTTAGTCCAATTATCAACAAGACTATTAGGATTCTTAGTAAGTGTCCAAGAGAATTGATTAGGAAATTTACCAGTAGATTCTAATGTCCTCTCATCATCTTTATTAAATGTGAAATAATTATCTGGCTGACTATATACCTCATTCAGTATCCCAAAGTTTTCAAAGTTCATAGCCCTAGTGTCAGTCGAATATCTATTAACATCAGATCTACCATCAGTATTAGTATAAGACTCACATATAAAGGATACAATATCATTGAATCTTTGAGCATCTTCCAAAGGAGAAGCAACTCGTAAACAATCATATCTACCTACAAAGACATCTCCCTCCGTGGCTTCTACAATACATACATCATCATCTTCAGGTTCGGGAAGAATAGCAGGCTTACCACAAGGTGTCCATACCTGTTGATAAAGGTTATTATCTGTCCAATCTGCATATATAAATGCATCAGATCTTACTAAATCTACTAGAGTAAAATAAGGTAAGTTCCTTTGAAAGATTAGATTTTGAACAGCTACATTATCATATACAGGATCTAAGATTTCTCCTACCAGAGGATCAATCATTTCTGTAGCATATTGACCATAACTCCCTATATAGAAAGGATCAGAAGCAATTCTTTTCTCAGCATTAATGTAAATTTTCTTGTTGACAAGAACTACTAACTGGTCTGGACTGGTAGCACACATTTTATCAGTAGACCTGATATAATTACCTCCTACCTTACTAATATTGTAGTCTAATACTTCAATAGTAGACCAGTTTCTCATAGTATACCATGAGTTTTTAAATTTGATAATAGCACTAGAATCACCTTTCTTTAGTGTAATAGTACCAGTACCAGTCTTAGAAGTCTTCTTTGCTTTCCAGAATCCTAATCTATACTTAAACCATACCGTAATATCAGCAGTAAGAGGCCTATTTACTTGTAAAGAAACTTTCCAAGGTTCATCCCATTCACCTCTTTTACGAGAGTCTGTAACACTATAAGCCTCATTCTTATAAATATCGGGGCGATCTGAATTCTTAGAAGGCCACCAATTAATATTTAATAAGGATAATTCTCTAGTGTAGTTACCAATAATCTTATTGTTATTATGGAACTTTGCATAAGCACTAAACTCAGGAAGAGTGGGAAATACCCTAGTCTTAGGATCTATAACTTTAGTAGCAGCTGCTACTCCGTCAAAGCTTACAAATAACTCCTTCTTAGGAGGAAGTGAGAATGTGAGGTGAGTATTAGCACTATACTTAATAGGTATGTTAGAATTAATCTTTGATGTTTCTCCAAGTTGTAGGAGAAGTTCATCCATACCGGGATTATAAGTAATCTCTTCACCAGAATAAGCGGTCTTATATAAAGATACCGGTCTTATAGAATCTCCGTTAATAAAGAGAGATGGTTTATTTACATCATAATATAATGATGATAAATCTCTAAAGATAGTAGTATCTAAACAATACTTCTTAAAGGAAAAGATCTTATCTTTAAACAGTTTCGCAGGAGAGGAGTCAGACGTTTTAGCAGCATTTAGTGATGCCCATGAAATATTATCATTAAGGAAAGTACCAGGATCCCATACACCAGCAGTACCTATTATTAATCTATGAACTCCGGAACCAATATCTACGATTTCACTCTCATCATAGTACGCTGTATTAAGCCCTTTGTCCTTAAGAGATTTTACAGTGTGAACAGGAGAGTAGTTAGATACATCACTATATCCAATAAGACCTACAACATTACTATTATCCTTAATAATATAATTACTATTAGTAGTACTAGTTACTAAGGATAAGCCCCTAATTTGGAAGCCTTCAACAGTATTTTCGAAATAGTTCTTGTCAACTTCCTGGTATTCTATATCTGGGCTCCAAAAGTCTAAGATACTATCATCAAAAAGTATATTGTTGAAGTTAGCTTCTGGAATGACTCTGGGAGTATAGATCTGTACGTCAGGATAATAATTCATATCATTATCATCGTTGGTTCCTCCATTAGATTCAGTGTCATTTAAGAAATTACCAACGCCTCCCTTATTTCCCCATTCATACCCCTTAGTATTGTAATTACTTCTAGGCTGTTCATAGATAGTACCCATAAGGTGACCATAGTTAGGTCGAATATTCCATAGAAGAAAGGCATACTCTAACCAACGATTATTATCACCATCATTTTGTAGTGTAAAATTGTGAATCATTGGGTAAAAATAGGGAGATGCTAACCAGTGTATCATAAGCCCACCAGTACTAGTCTTCTCTGCCTCAATTCCACTACTATCTCCTATCCATCGTTTACCAGACTTCATACCCCAGTTCTTAAAGAACTTTGATTTCTCATTCCAAACTCTATAGACTTCTCTGGGTCTTGATAAGTAATCAGTATAGGACCAACAAGAATTAGTAGCTCTTAAGTTAGGAATAAAAACGGTATTGGTTAAGATTCCTTGAGCTGGATACTTACGATTGACTTTCGTAGGCTCGACATAAAGAAGTCGTACTCTTCTATAACCCTTATTATAAAGATCTTTACATATAGTATTAGATAGCTTAACTACTAGTTTATTCAAGAATAAATTAGTATAATTAGTCTGATACTCTTGGTCTGTTAAATCTGTGAATGTTGAGTTATCTTCTAACAATCTAAGATCTTCTGTAGGATCAAGACCTTGGGAATTTCCAAAAAATACTCCATGAGCCGAAGGCCTTCGAAGGTCAGACCTCCACATAGATTGTGTAATCTTTCCACTTATCTTATCATACTCTTTATAATAAGTATATGATTGTGATAATCCTTGAGTGTCCTCATTATTGTATATATACTTAGATAAGTTAGGAACCTGTGTGTAAGGTTTAAAATTATTCTTATTATCCTCAGGCTTTCCTAGCAACGAAGGCATATATACAAAAGCATTCTTATTAGGACTATAATTGATATTAGAAGTACTTTTCCATTCGGAAGGATTCTCTGCAGGGAACCGATACTTCTGAACATCAGGCTTAATAGAATTATATATAGAGTTATCCTCATTCCTTACAGGATCTAGTACAAATGATTTTGTACATACATTATCTAACTCATAGATTAAATTATTATTCTCAGTATTTTGAAGAACTAAATAACCATCCTCTAGGTTTTTGATAACTATAGGATCACCCCAACGACCATTTTCAAGCTGACCTTGTATAGCAAATCTATAAGGCTGCCCTCGTTTAAAATGCTTACAATAAGACCCTTTGCTTAAAGTATAGGGTGTATATGTATAAGTGCTTACTTCAGAAGCTTCCTCTATTTCTACAGGGTCTCTATAATCCCAACGATAAGATCCTACAGATCCCTCAATAAGCAAAGATTCAGGAGGATCTTCATTATCTAAGTAATATGTATATTTACTGTCAGTATAATACTTTAACCCAGTGTTTTTAACTATCTCATAAGAAGTAATTATGATAGTTGAAGCAATACTATGACTATCTGATTGTTTAGTTCCCTCAGTAATATAATAAGAATCGCTAGTACCATTACTGTAGTTAACCTTAATCGTGACAGTTGAGGCAACATAATATTGAGCTATAAATCTACAGGCAATCTTAGAGGCACCACTACTACTTAATTCTAGAGAAATTTTATTAGTTCCTGAAAGGAATTCTTGATATAAATTAATTGAATCAAATCCGCTGCTATCTCTAGGAATAGTATATCCTCCTACAAAAAGTGCGGAGTCTTTACTAGCCATCGTAGAAATAATAGCTTCTGGATTATTCTTATATAAAAGTTCTGAAGAATCAGCATTAGTTCCTACAACTCCAGTATCTACAACATCTACATAGTATGAAGAATTCTTCCATAAATGCTCTAGTATATCTTGCAAAGTAATAGTACCATTGCCTACAGATCTTATATTGACATTATACCAATTATCTATATTATCTGCTAGGATACTAAATGAAGGAGATAGTTTTGGATAACTATCCTCATAGGTAGCATTAGCATATTCTGGAATAGTTCTAACCTTAGTAAGTAGATCATTCTTTAACTCTGGGTAGGGAATATAAGTTCCAGTAGTAGGAAGAATATTATACTCACCAAGAATTTTTACAGTAGGAGTAGTATTTAAAGACGTTCTATGAATAGAATATACTCTAACATACTTATATCTTTGATCTAATCCAAAGAGCTTTATTGAGAAACTATTATAACAAGTCTCATCTTTCTTGGCTCCTCTAGTAGGATATGAGATATAATTTAAACCACTAGTATTAGCAATATTAGTTTCTACTCCCTGCCAATCTGTAATGTATGTAAAGGCATATTGTATTACACCAGGAGAAAATTCTCCACCAGCGTCATTCTTAGATACTTCTATAAAGTTATAGGGCTCTATAGAAGGAGAAAAATCGTAGTAAGATACGTTTCCCCACTTCTTAGGCTCAGGATCTTTAATGAAATTAATAACTCTAGGCTGATTATATCCATCTGTCCAATAAACTTTTTGAGTACTTTCAGACTCATAGATAGGCATAGTATCTATTAAATGCTCAGGGCTAAAGTTAAGATTACCCTCAAACATCAACATCACTTCACTTAAATCCTCAACTCTATAAATTCTATCTATATTCTTGGAATCGTGAGTAAATAGAATTATATATTTATTGAGAGATGCATAACCTATACATGTCCCTTTAAAGTTTCCATCGAAAGTTCCTTTAATATAAGGATGAGACTCGGAAACTGTATCATTATTAGAAGAGTTTACTGTATCCTTAAGATAGTAGAAATACTTCTCATCACTCTTATACTGATCTCCAATACTTAGTTTAGTAATAGTAGCTCCAGGATTACCAGAAAATTCTATACCCTCATTAGTATGACCCTCTCCAAACCACATTCCAGTAGAAACCTCTTGCCCATCACTTCGAAGGAGTGTTACATTAATCCTAATTAATGATGCTATGGGTTTAGATGCAGATATGTGTAACTCAGAGAAATTACTATCATTTTTAAAGTAGGATGCTGTAAGAATAACATCATCTCTTCCATCAACAGCTTTACTACTAAACTTAGTAAACTTCTTATTACCACGCTCATTAGTTACAGATAATAATGAGCTATCCTCACGAGCAGTGATTCTAATATTACGATTCTCATAGGAGAACTCAGGGTTAAACTTCGAGATACTAAGATCCTGTTGCATTCCTCTTACAACCAGTTGAGTTCTTTTAATCTCCATAATTAATGACGTATTAAGCGTTCTTTAACCCCGTCGTTGCGGAATCGATTCTTAAACTCTGTATCTCGTACGATAAGAGTTCTAAAGGAGTTAAAGAGTGCTTCAGCTTTAGATAGATTAAGCTTACGAGAATCAGTCTCCCATTGACCAACTGCCCACCAGTAGTCTTGCTCAATCTTGCTGAATTTATTACCATCCAACTTATCATTTAAATAAAGTATTCTAGCATGCTCCTTCTCAATAAACATACGAAGAGCTCGTTGAAATACAGGATTATCAGGAATCATTGGATACCCATCTTCATCTACAGGAATAGCCTTGTAAGACATCTCAATCTTACCCTTCTCCTTAGATAAATATATATAGCTATTATTAATAGTAAAGGTGTAATCTACAGACCTAGGTAACTTATCATTAATGCAATAATTACCTGTAGTCTTAGTATCTCTATAAAGATTATGGAATGTATCTGTAGCCCATCTAGCTACACGATTATCAATCATTAATTGATTACATTCTACATAGTCTTCAGGAAGAGGAGCTCTATAATCTTCATACTCTATAGAGTAGTATTTGTCTATGAAATCCGCAGGAACTCCTACTATCTGTAAGAAATCTACAGTGTAATCTAAGATAGCTTCAAATGCTATCCCATTCATTAAGGGATTTCGATGTAACTGGTCTGCAACGACCTTTAGGCTAACGTATCTTTCTGCTGCCATCTTTCCAATAATTATATTCAAATGCATCGAGCTGTCCATCCCTAGCTGCTTGATGAACTTTCATCCTTAAAGCCCTATTAGGTTGAAACATATAGTAGGACTTCTTCTTAAAGCATGCCTTGGACTTGTTATACTCAATCTTATAATTGTCGTGCTTCTCGACCTTAATTGTAATCTTATTCCTATAAGCCTCAGGATTCTCATACCAGAATCTTAAGGTTGCTCCCCAATCTACAGGAGCTTTGTAAATGAGCTCTCCCTTCTCATTAAGATATGGTTCAATGTGGTACTTGCGAATTTCTAAAAGGCCCATACGAGCCGGAAATTTCACTTCTTCTCCACGAACAAGGGCATCTGCCAACATATCATTTATAGTGCGTATAATCGCGTAAAACTGCCCTTCCTGAAGGACATACTTAGACTTCTTAGGTCTATGATTACGATACCACTTATAAGCACCTTTAATACTAAATGAATTGGTAATCTTAAACGTTCTTGAGCTACTTACTTTCTTAACCTGCTTTAGAAATTCACTGTACTCCATTATTCATCAACAGTTGTTTTAGACCTAACCTTAGGAGGCTGATAACTACCCATAGGTATAGATAAGCCATCAGAAGAATTATTCTCACCATCCTTAGGTAAGTATAGTACATTACCAAGTTCTTTGATAATAAGATCTATGATAGGCTGAACTAAGGCTTGCTCTACAGGGAAATACATATCTAATTTACCATCAGTAGTATCTTGGAAGTCAGTAGGATTCTCAAAGATTCCCTGTATCCTAAAGTATTTACCATTGAGGAAATCAGCAGTAGAGCTTATATACAACTTATGGTCATAACCAATGGTAGCATACGGTTGGGATGTTAGCCACTTGTTATAACCAAGGTATTTGAATCTATCAGGATTTATAAAGTTAACATCAATGTTATTCTCTACAAATGTAGATTGTGTATAAAGTTCTAGAGGGGTGCCATCAATAATACAGTGCTCTTCAAGAGGAGCCGTATGGTAAGAGACAGAAGTCTCTAATAAGACACCATGTAGATTTAAAATAGGTGGAACTGGTTTCTTAAAGCTAAATGTTCTACGAACATCAGTATTATTAGTAGGTAAATCTAGATGACCCAGTTCCCAGATTTGGTAGTACTCAAGAGGGACATCTTTTTTAGCACCACCATAACGTTGTTTTGTTAAAATAGCACGATATTTATTAAGCAAGAATATGATGTGCTCAACTTCAATTCGAGAATCATCAGAATCTAACTTTAATTCATCAAATACTATATAAACGCATTCTCTATAGGTTTGCATATTAATCTTTATAAAATATTTTACATTCTTTTACATGAGAGAGATACCCTGATAAATGTTCTGAAATACGACTAGGCCCAACTTTTAAGTATCGAGCAGCTGATGCTATTGAAGGAAATTCTTTAGTTACTCCAGTAGGAAGAATCACTATAACCTCCTTATATCTCTTATTCTTAAAAGGCTTAATTTGATAACTTTTAACATAGGAGAATTGGTACCCCTTACAGGTACCAGATTCTCTATGATTTAGTAAGTCTCTAAGAGTAGAGTCGTGTACTCCTAGTGATCTAGCAGCCTCACAAATTGATGAAAAGGATTGAATATATTTACCTTCTAATGAATATTGATGTACTTCTTTGCCTATAAAGGTATTACACTTTGCCACATCTTTTACAATATTATACTCAGGCAATAATAAGTTAATAAAGTCTTGTTCTTTACTTCTAATTAAATCACTAGTATAAGAAGGATCTTCAAATAGTATAATTAAATTAAAATTACTCAAACCATATTTCTCAACTGCCTTTAATAAAATTGGGCAAGCACTTTCTTTAACATCTTTACTTGTAGTAAAAGTAAATAAGTGTTTACGAATTCTGCTCTTTAAATTAATACTACTTCCTATGTACCTATGATTGTTGAGTTTATTTACAAACATGTAAACAGCAGGAACTTTTGGTAATGTTTTATAAGCAGATCTTAAATCTGTGAGAGCTAAATCAAATTCTCTCATTAGTTCATATTATTATTAAGAATTACTTCCTTAACTTCAGGATCAACAGCTGAAGTTCTCATGCGAGAGGTTGCACCACACTCACATCGGAAGACCTGATATTTATTAACCGAAGTATAGTAGAATCCTTCGGGCTTCAAATGCTTAGAACCACAGTTGGGACAAATAGGCTCATCACACTCATAATATAGATTAAGGTTAGGATGATTCCGTACCCAAGGTCTAAGTCTGAGATAGACAGCTTCTAGGCATTCAACATCCCAATTATTATACTTAAACATATACTCTAGAGCCTCAGGCTTACCATCAACACAGTCTGACCATAATTGGAAATTAGTCTCTAACTTAGTATCAACACCAAGAATCTTAGCTAAGTAATCTAACTTATTTGATGTAAAGCCAAACTGCTTCTTAGCAACTTCTAAAGTATCAATATTCTGATAAGGTTTAACAGGAGGAAGCCGATGTATTAGCATCCTAGCATTAATCTTTAATAAGTCAAACTTTTTACCATTGTGCGTAATGACAATATCTACCTCATTTAAAAGTTTAGCTAAGCTCATAACAATTCTACGATCATCTTGAGCTTTCGCTTCCTCACTTGTAAGACAATCTCCTAGAACTTCTCTACCAAAGAGCCATTTAGCTGACCAACAGATAATATACCAATCTGCAAGAAGCTTGTCTAGATTTACTGAATCTTTCCATAGACTAAATACATAACCTTTCATAGGAGCAGTCTCAATGTCAAGAATAAGAATCTTAGGAGCTTTTATAACAGACTTAGTTATTCCTGAGTTACGATAAAGTCTCTTTGCTTCAACAATATCTTCCTTAGAAGCATGAAGTCGTCTCGATAAGGATCCTTTACCCATACGTACTAGGTAAGGTTTAACCTTAAATACCTCTAAAATCTCATTAACGTTCATATTAAATTAATTTAAATTATTAATTAGCTATAATAGCTTATAAACTAAAAGTCCTCAAATATACGAAAAATTTTTCATATATCCAAGGACTTTTGTAAAAAAATAATAATTTCTATTATTTTTGGTAATTATCTATCGGAACTAAGGTAGATATAACGATTCATAGTTTGAGCAAAATCATCTAAGATATTTACAATACCAGCATATCTGCCAGCAGTCATGCCAGACTTTAAATACTCAGCTTTTGCAGCTAGAACCTTTAAGATCTCCTTAGGATCTGTAGTGTTAGGAATATTAGGATTGATAATGCCATAACCAAAACGACTGTCATTTAGACCCATAATATTCTCAGTAATATCATCAACATATTCTAATAGGTCATCATTAATGTCATCTATAAGTAGATGCAATGATTTGCTATAGGTATTCCAATGTATCTCCTTAAGTTTAAAGTATGAGCCATAAAGTTCATTAATGAAGGTTATAACTCTCTCGAAATCCATTTCCATACTAGATATATAATTACTCTCTGCTTTTGTCAAGCATAACCATAAGTACTTCTTCGTCCATATCACGGGCTTCAAAGTAAGCTTCGATTAGCTTAATGACATCAAGAAGTTTGCACTCTACAGTGCCATGCAGGTTCTCACGAATGAGTTCATGAAGATCTCGTGAGTTGGAATGTATAATTTCCTTATACTCTTCCTCACTCAGAAAGTGATCCTCAAGGCTTTTCTTCATAGCACTATGAGCAGCTTCAGATATCATCTCAAGTATTGACTCTGCAGATAGATTAACGTGCAGGTGTTTCTTCATCATAACTACGAGATTTAAGTGATTTGTGCTTATTATCTCTACCGCTATGACTTCTTTTGAGACTCAGTATACTTACCTTCACATCCTTTAAAGTTTCGATTATTTCTTTCTGAGATGAATCAATATGACCAAGATAATGTTTTACGTCATCCTGGAGAACTAGAATCTCTGCTAAAAGAGCTTTAATCTCTCTGTTAGGAGTGAAGAAATTCTTCATCTTCTGAATAAAAGTTACACTAGGCATTCTTACTCTTAATATTTAAGAACTCTCTCTTAAACAAGTCAATGTCTTCTGGCCCAAAAGTAATACCCAGCAAGGTCGGCTTATTAGGCATCAATCTCATCATATCCTTCAGAGCATTAGACAATGACTCAATGTCGATGTTATCATTCCCATCCGTTAAGGCGTCTATAATAAACTTATACTTAGGCTTGCTAAGTATGTTATTAGCGCCATACATTGCTACTGGTGCCAAATAAGGCACTCCTAAGTTCATGGCAATAGTACGAATCGACGAATTTAATGCGGCTTTTAATATCTCTAAATCAGACATGTTTACTTAATTTTATCTAGTAACTCAGGATGCTTGTCCAATAGATCTGCTACTTTCTGGAGCTTCTCTTGCTTAACAGCAATCTCTTGCTGTGCCTTGGATTTAACATCTTTAATCACACTTAATAACCGTTCACCGGCTATCCTTCCTTCAGGGGTAGTAATGTATTCATTACTGAATTTATTGCCTAAAAAATTCATAAACCCTGATTCATAGATATTCTTAGCCTCAGAATATTCAGGAGATTTCTCAATTAATTTCTTCTCATCCTCTGTTAAATTAGATGAGATATTATTAATCTCCTCAAGTAGTGAATATTGAGGAGTACCACTTCCCATAGACTTAAGCGCCTCTATCTGTCCCTCTAACATTCGTAACTGGTTCTCCTTAGTCAACGGTGATTGGAAACCTTGATAAGCAGACCCTACTGGATATCCATACATAGTTGTAAAGATTACTAATTACTACGGAGTAGGAGCGGATGTCCCTTTCGTAGATACAGCATATACGAAGTAACCTCTGTTAGATGCTAACATAGCTGCAGTGGGAGTAGAGTTTATCACATTCTGAGTAACCTTGCATACACAAGGAGGAATTATCATCCCTATAATCTTCTCAGAAGTAATATCCTCAACAGTAGGAACTGTTGAACTCTGGATTACAGCAGCATTGCTAGAATGTACTGTAAAAGTTCTACTCATATTGGTTACGTCTGTATAGTTTACCTGTAAAGCTAGATCTACTTTCGTTAAATAGTAAGTAGTTGAATCCAACGTGAACTCACTAGTATAACGAATAGTAGGAATTAACGTAGACGTAGGTGCTACGTCAGTCCTAGCAGGAGTGGGTAAACATACATTAAATTCAACTACTTGATTTAATGTAGTTCCCTCACCAAAGTTAGTTATTACTGTTCGTTCCATCATGATCCCAATTAATTAGATTCAATTACTGAACTACAGTAGTAGAGGAGCCACATCCGAAACCAAAGGGATTGTTCATAGGAACAGCTACCTGCGGATAGGGCGGATAGCAAATCTCTCTGTAGGGAAGCCGGATCTCACCGTCAACTTTATTCCAAGTTCGGGAATCCGTGTATCTCTCAGATTTAAGAGCTGAAATCTCTGCTAACAGAGGTTGTGTGGCTTCGATAGCAGCAACCTTCTTGTCAAGGTTTATAATACCCTGAGCCAGCTGGTTGGCATACTCACCAAGTCTCTGGTCAGCTCTGTTCGACTGAGAAATAATTTCTCTGTATAATTCTATGCCAACATTGTCAGCATATTTTTCAGCTGCTAAATTAGCAGCAGCGGCTTGGTATGCAGATACCAACTCCGATTGACCGTTGCAATTACCTCCGCCAAAGAGGCCACCCAACAGTCCATTACCGCAACCGCTACCACGAAGGAGCCATCCTGCGGTACCTATAATGCCAAGAGTTAATCCGGCATTACCAACGCCTTTAGAAGCAAATTCTGCCATAATTAGTGAAAGTTTTAAAAGTTAATTTGAACTAAATATAAATATATTTCGCGCAAAATATATATGTAATAGGACTACTGCCCGTAAGCAGTAGCCCAATATTACTCTATTCAACTTTCACTAACTCTTATAAATATTACTTAATTATAGTAATTGCCCTAAACTATAAATTAAGCTAAAATAGCTAAGATAACTTCATCCAGTCCATTAGCAATAGTTCCTAAAGTCAGGGTCTCTTCCGTACCTTCCTGGGTAGTTGCACACAGAATTAGAAGCTGCTTTTCAGAAGCCTGAGGCGAAGTAGCTTCACCACGATAGAAGAACGCAAGATCTAATGAATCGTACTTATTCTCATAGTTAACCTTATATTTCGTCGTAATGTTCAACGGATAATTGTTCATACGATAGAAATCACCAATTTCACCGTGATAGAAGTACTCAAGGTCAGCAGCAACCTTACCATTACCATCGCCAAGTGAACCACCTACAGTCTTCGTAAAGAGACCATTGTCTACATCCGAAGTATCAATCCAATCAAACGACTCAAAGTTGGTATTACCAGTAGATGAGATTGAAAGAACAGGATTAGGATAGATATCGAAATTATAGGAACGAAGCTGTACTTTACCCATAATCCAAGGTTTCAGATTATCAGCAACTTCCTCAATAACAATCGTATCTGCAGTGCCTCCAGTTTCACCTTTAGCTGTAAGAACCGGCCAGTCAAGCTTATTGTACTTCTTGCCAGATACACCATACATCTTGTTAATCTGACTTGCAAGACCATCCGTAAGTTCTTTCGACAGAGTAGCAGCTTCAGTTGCAGAACTTGTAGTATATGATACTACTCCAACCATCTGATCTTCCTGTGAGCCAGACATAACTTCACGAATCATAACACGGAGACTATACTCCGTATTAGGAGCAAGTTCAGCCTTATTAACCTTAATAGTTACTGTACGCGGTATGCCTACCTTAAAAGGCCTCTTAGCATATTGTCGAACCTTATCCTTTTCGATAATATCCGACTTCATTATGTCGGTATAAGCATTAGTGTACTGGATATAAAATTTCTCCACATCGCTAGCAAGCACCTCACCAGCAGCAGGTTTACCTTGATCCCCAGTACCAACCTTAACAACTTTATTGCCAGTCTTTAGATCAATAACTTTGATATCGTTTGCAGAGTTTGCAACAATGATCTGCCGAACAGCATTTTCAGTAAAATTTGCCATATTATAACATTAATTAAATTATTCTACTCTGCGATTCAGAGCTATTTGTGTATTCAAACTATTCTCTTTATAATCACGTGTAGCTAACTCTACAGCACGATTTATAATCAACTCCCAAAGGGTGGGGGAGATCTTATTATCTAAATTCCCATCAACATTTGCCTTACGTTCTCCCATGATAGAGAGGTTTCTGATACTAATCCATTCTGCTGAATCTAAGTCTACTAGTATAATAGGCTCAGGTTCTTTCATGTAAGTATAAATGTATTGAAACTCTTTAGATACAAGATCTTCATTAGATATTAATGTGATTTGACGTACCGTTGTATCTTCATTGGTAGTCTCATCAACACGCCATACTCTTAGATCTGAAGGTCTCCTAAAAGGATTCCTCATAAGCCTATAGGCTTCATCAATATCAATAGGTTTAACTACTATATTACGAGTCTTTAAAGTGGGGTCATTAGGACCCTTAATACGCTCGGCTAATAGCTGAAGTACGTTAGCATCTAAGTCTATAACATAGGAATTAAGCCCCTCAATCTGATTGGGAATAAGTGTTGTAATAACAGCCGTTCCTGTAAGAATATAACGTGGAAGGAGCGATTTAACAGCTTCAGTACTGTCGATGGTATCACCACCCATAGTACCGTTATAATAGCCTGAAACAACCTCTCTATGCGCTTGAGTTAAGAATAATGATATTTCATACTCATTAAGACCTGGTGCAGCTGCACTTAAGATATTATCATAATGTAGATTAAATTTCTGAATCAGTTCCGCTGCAGTCATAATGTAAATTATTTCTTAGAAGCCTTGATCTTAGCCTCAAGCATTAACTTATACTCTTGATTCTTGACAGCGTTGATATACCTAGCAGCATTTGCAATAGTAGGATCATCCATACCTTCACACAAAGGAGTATTGTCAGCTTTGTAATAAAGGTCTCCTCGCTTCTTAATAAGACCTGCATAAATTGCATCCTTAATCATTACCTTAGTTTCAAGATACGGATCCTGAAGAATCTGTATGAACAATTTAGGATTGCTCTGCATATTCTTAAATGCCTGTGCCTGGAGCCAATCAAGAGTACTAGATTCTGAAACAGGCTTACCCTCAAGAGTCTCTACTGCAAACCGCAGTACAGGTTTATTCTCTAGGAATTTGCCTAATTCAAAGGATGCTTGCATAGCTACATTCATCTCCTTATTGAGAGTCTTAACCTCTTCTCCCTCTCTGATAAGCACATACCTATAGGTTGCTTTAGGACTGGTCTTAAGAGTATCAAGACTAGGAGCAATAGTATCAGAATTAGCTAGCAGAATCTTATATTTAATATAACCATCAGGAGTGGAAAGATCTAGAATAGTATCCATCTTACCAAGTCTAACAATAGCATTATCAGACTCCCAATAGTTATCTTCTTTTCGATAGATAGAAAGAGCATTATCCTCAAGACCCATGGTCATTTCTAAGAATTTCTTCTCAGCTTTAGTAAGAGCATTCTTGTATGAACCCGACATCAGAAGCGGTAGCGTATAGATTTTTACTGCGGTTTCAGCCATTCCTCCATAGAGAGCGTGAGAGGGTTTGTCAATATTACCAGTAGGCTTAAGAATACACCTTACAATAACTTTCTCATTCCTGAGACAATTTACTATCGGCTCATCCTCTACAGACGTTGTAGAACTCTTCTTATCTACTTTAGAACTTTTCGTAGGTTTAGGTACCTCAACTTTTACTTCCTCAACTGAGGTGTCAATATCAATATCACCAATATTGCTAAAATTTTTATCCATAACTTCTCCCTTTATTTAAATGAAGGTAAGTGGGATTTAACTCCCACCTACCTATAAATGAGTTATTACTCAGTAAGAATATTCGGAATCATACTCATGGTACGAGTAGGATCCAGGATTAATACACCCAGAGTAGCCATCTTGTGGATCTGTGCAGAATCCTCAGGATACGACATATACGGGTTGTTCATACCACCAGTAAAAGGATTGCGCAGGCCCCACATGTAACCACGATACTCTTCCTTACCACGAACCTTAGCTAGCTGAATATTAGGCTCCTCAGTAGTACCAATGCACATAATGTCATAACGGTACGACTCTGCAACACCGCCATTCGGGTGCATGATCTTGTTACGTACCTGATCGTCGTAGAGAGGATTAACATCAATCTTAATAGTTACACCATTAGGAGCTTTGTACTCTACGAACTGGAAACCTGCACTCAGAGCATTCTCATGAAGCTTGCTCGAAGTCTTTGAAATAATAGCAGGATTAGCTGCATTACCACCAAGATACTGGAATACAGTCCATCCAGATACTACATCAAGAACTGCCTTATGGAACTGTACAGCACCACGAGAACCAGTCTCAATAACAAAGGTACGATCCGAGTAATCAAGCTTCGACTCTGACAGCTCGAAGAGAGCATCCTCAAGAGTCTTCAGACTAAACTTAGTGTAATAACGAGTATTACCTACAGACATCTGAGCACGGATACCATCGCCCATCTTAATGACATTACCGGACTTACCAAAGTTCAGATACTCACCGTTCTTATTACGGTTCGAGCGGCCAAACATTATAATGTTCGACTTATATTCTGAGAAGGTTTCCTCCAGCTTATAGTCTACATGGTGAATCCATGAATTTGCTACTTGCTTGTTACCAGCCTTATCTACAAAAGGTATACCAATAGCCAGCTTCTTATCAAGAATATTTCCAGGAACCTTAGTCTGGATACGAATGTGTGACCATTCATTACGCATAGCAGTAGAGCTAGTATAACGAACATCACCTACTTCCAGCGACATCGTATCCTCAACAGGAGCATATTCCCAGCTGAACCGTTTACCAGCAACAAGCTGACTTACGGGCATGCCATCAAGAACGCCTCCCATAAGTTCTACGGTATAAACTGCATTCGAACCTTCAAGTCTCGGCTGACCCAGAATACGCAGGGGATAAACCTCATTAAGTTCACCTACGATTACCTCGCCATCAGCAAACCAGTCTTCGGGGAAAACAACCTTGAAGGGCTGTCCGTTGGCACCAGCAAAAGTCTCGGTATCCCCAGTATTCTCAAGAACTTGATCACTCATATCACGAGCCTCTACAAGGGGAATATTACGACGAGAACTGCCAATGACTTCCCAAGTGTACTCATCATCAGTTTCAAAGTACTTAACAGGGAATCTCTGGAGATAACTATCGAGGCTCTTACCACGATGCTGAGCCAGAAGCTGTACCATAATATTAGTAGCTTTCTGAGGCGCACGACCAAAAATAGCTCCGATGTGGTTATCTCGGGTTAAGCCTTTCCACGAAGTGAAGGCTTTCATTTGAAATTTACCTAGTTGCATAATTTATTAATTTAATTAAACGTCAATTCTATCAATGAAGTCAAAGGATTCTTCCTCAGGCTCCATATTAAAGTTAACGCTACCATCATCCAAAGTTCTAGTATTGTTGAGTTTATGCTCTAATTCTCGTAGAGCACCTTTCTTAGCTTTAGTTAACTTCTGATTAACTAACTTATCAATATTCTTAAAGCCATCCGTAAGTGTATACATTAGAGAAAGGTAGTATTGAGCATCCAAAGAATTCTCTCTAATATACTTCTGAATAGGAGTCATAATATGACCATCCTCATCTTTGTAACTAGCCTTAGTCATATTATTATAGACCTTCTCTCTAGTACCCTTATCAAGGTTAATACCATCAAAAGGTTTATCAGTATTTAGTACCTTAGCTTTAAACTCTTTAAGCTGTTTTTCCTGAGCAGCTTTTGCAGCAGCAGCAGCAGCTTTTCTTTCCTCAACAATAGAATGATACTCTTCTTTATAGAAGTCTAAACAGCTTTCAAGAGCTGCCTTAGCATCTTCAATATCTGTACCAGCATTAATAGATCTCTCTACTTCTCGCTGAGCACGTTCTTTCTTAAATCCACGATTAATATAATCACTATATATAATCTTCTTACGAAGTGTTTCTGCATCATCAGATTCAGCTTCAAGCTCCTCTTCAGATATATCAGAGAGATACTGAATAGCTCCCTCATAACGCTGAATAACATCAGGTTCCACACCGGCATTAAGCATATCTCGGATACGTTTCTGCTCAGCATCTAGACCTGCATCTATCTGCTTCTTTAAAGCTGCAGCGAAAGATTCACTATCCTTTATCTCTTTGATTTCATCTTCGCTTAAGTCCGGGAAAATACCATCTTCGTAACAAGCCAGTGCGACGGAAGCAAGTATTGGTGTATTGGGAGAAGTTTTATCGCTAGGATCCTTGTCCTTAGTGGTATCTTCCCCGCTTAAGCTAGGATAAGGATCTTCTCCTTCTCCTTCCTCAGCACCTCCGCCCTCTTGCTTACCCTTAAAAATCCCTTTAGGATCAGGGTCCGCATCTGTACTGGTATCTGTAGGAGGATCATTATCGGGAGCTCCAAACTCCAGATCTTCCTCCTCAATTTTAATATCAATAGCGTCGTCTCCGAACGCATTGAGTAAATCCATTGATAAAGTTTCTTCCATACTTCTCCAAAAATTTTAATCTTAATTAGTTAATCTCTTTACATAGATTAATGCAAATATATGAATATTTTTTCATATATAAAATACTTTTAGAAATTCACTAATAAATTACACCAATAATTACTACTTTATTTCCTATTTAACAGTAATCCATATCTGCTCTCCAGCAGCTACAGCTTTGTCAAATTTATCTAGTAAAGCTAAGAAAGTTACCTTGCTGTTAGATATTCTTCCACTAAAGTAATTCTTTCCAACTAAGATACAGCCTGACGAATCAGCCGCACTGTTACCCCAATGTATTAATATACCGGTAAATGAAGGAACATTATTTAGCAGAGGCATGTTCCTATTATTTACCTTAGGACTAAACTTGGGAGAGTTTACCAGTGTAATTCTATATCTACCATTAGGTATAGCAGTTTCATGCATAACCTTCTTCTCATCTCCATCAAAAATACCATTAGAATTCTTATCTCTATCAGTATCTTCAACGGTATCGCACTCGTATACTCCATTTACGTAAAGTTTCCCACCTGTATACGAGCTTTGTCTATCTATACGCTGTAAGAGTAATTCCATAACTAAGGGATTTCTGGACGATTAGTAGTCTCCTCCCTAGCCTTTTTAAGCTCCTGTAACAGCTCATTTACTGTTGTATGAAGTTCCTCATTAACCTTCAGAAGACGTGCTATTTCATCTCGGTAGAACTCTCGCATTTTAACAAGAGTTTCTATCTCAACAAGAGTTGCATTAGCATCTGAAGTTCTCTTGCCACCAAGTTTCCAGGTAACAATTATTGAGAGTAAGTTAGATACTCCTAGAGCGCCCAGCAATGTAAACCAATCCATTATTCGATTACTTGAATGTATCTCTCAGTCTCGGAGTAAATGTAGGGACTCTCCTCAACTACATCGACCAATAGAACCTTATGTTTACGTTGAAACCACCTACACAAGAAGAACTTCTTAGGAGGCTTAATAGTCTCCTTCTGAAGATGCCCTACAACGGTTCGTTCACTCCTAAACTTAGGTTCTACAACTACCTTATTAGGATATTCTAATCCAAGCCTAAGGCTGTACCACTTATCCCTAATAGTAGTATCAATCTTAACATCAGGTTGAAATATTGTATCCCGTAAAATCACAGTGTCCTTCTTAGATGCAATACTTAGTTGATATTCTAAATATCGAACATCCTTATCTCTAATCTTGAGCTTTTTTTGAACTTCTAATAACTTCCTATTAATAGAATCTTTACTAGATTTAAGCTCTTCAATCGTAAACTTAAAGGCTCTTTTCTCGTTAGTAAGAGAATCGTTCTCCGCCGCATACGCTTTTATATTAGTATATGCCGCAGAGACTTCTTCTCGTAAACTATTAATTTTATTATAAGCTCCGAAGCATATCCCACCAAGGGCTAGTATTACTAATCCTTGAATTGCTATTATTTTCCATCTCATAATCTCATTACGAAGTAAGGGCTGTTCTTATAGCTCCTGTAGTATTTTCATTCTGATCCGCTAGCTTAACTAGGGAAGGATATGCTACATAAAACGTACCCCAATATACTTCCTTACTGTTTACTGTTAAAGTATTTAAAGGCTTAAAATAATATTCAAAAACGGCTCCGGGAGGTATTAAAATACTTGTCAAGTTTACTGAATGATCTCCCCATGTTACTCCACATTTACACACGGAGCTACTATGAATATTCACAGTAATAATAGCACTTCTTGATACATTCAATATAACTCCTCTATAAATAGAAGCATTATCTAATACTCCATTTGATTTGGCTATCAATAGCGTAGTTGATGCGTCTGCATCACTTGTGGTATATGCATTAAGGGAGTGAATGTTAGCATCTAATCCTGACAAGAAAATCTCTTGTAATTCTTGACGAATATTACCAGTAAGAGAAATATTACTAGCTACTAAATTATCCGCTGTAATATTTCCACTAGCATCAAACCTAATTTTACCAGCTGCTAAAAATCCTTCTCCAGTTTTAAAGTTAAATGCTATATTGGGAATAAATACTCCAGCAGTAGGATTAGTAGGCTCAAATGCTTCATAATTAGTAGAAATTTGACCACTAGCATCAATACCTTGCTGGCTAAACATCCAATCTCCGGTAAATACAGCAGATCCTATAAGTCCATTAGATATAATACCAATCTTAGTAAATAATGCTTCAAATGCTTCTAATTTAATCCAACTACCACTCGTGTCAGTACTAGGAGTCTGATTATTATGTGCTGTACCAAGCCAAGTACCAACCTTATTTAGGACGTAATAATTATCATCCCCAGAATCATATACATAAGGAGTTTTATTCGCATCACATATATATGTAACAGTTGTAGAATAAATCCCCTCAGGATATATTATTTGACCTTTAGAACCAGGAGCACCAGGCATGCCAGGAGCTCCTTCTAAACCATTAGTACCACTTAGTTTAGCAGGGATAGACCATGCTCCATCTACAGAACCAACTCTGTCAGAATTGTCTACATAGTTAATACGAGCCTGTATAAACCATATATAAGGATTAGCTTCAGTAACAGTAGGAACATTAGTACTCCATCCAGTCGGATTCCTATTAGATCCTAAATCTGTACTACCAGTATATGTAGATTCTGTACCAAGACAGTACTGTACTTCAATACCTACTCCAGGAATTCCTGATACACCATTTTTACCAGCAGGGCCAGGATCACCAGCTGGTCCAGTAGCTCCATCTTTCCCATCTTTTCCCGGAGGACCTTGTGGCCCTTCTGGACCGGCTTCTCCACTAATAACAGTAGGAGTAGACCAATTGGTATATAAGGTATCATTAGGATTAATAGTAGCTACAATCATCCATATAAACTCCTGGGTAGCCTTAACGGCAGGGATCATAGACCAGCCTGTAGGAGTCCTCATAGTATTATCAAGAGCAGGAGGAGTAATATTACTGAAGTTTATTGCAAAGCGAAACTCTGTATATTTGCCATCCTGAGCAGTACCATCACGACCATTTACAGGTAATACTTCAGACCATTCAGATACTAGGCCTGTAGATCCTGTAACAGTACCTATACACTGCCACCAATTACCACTGGTAGTAGGATAGTCTTCCCATCCCTCAGGATTGGGATTTGTACTAGTAGGAGGCTCAGGTTTAGAGCTACTTAACTTATAGACATAAGTCTTGTAGTTGGGAACACTTCCTGCAGGCCCTTTAGGACCTTCAGGCCCAGGTTCTCCTGGGTCACCCTTATCTCCTTTGGTACCAGTCATAAGAAGGGGATCACTCCACTCACCTATTAATACTGTATCTTTAAAGGTTGCAGTAATAGACCAAATACTATCTGAAGTAGTATGAATTGGAACTACATTTCCCCAGATAGACCCTGGGTTAGGGTTGTCCTTAACAACAATAGGAGGAGTATTTGAAGTGCTAGTTTTCGAATACATTATTCTAATACTAGTACCATCAGAGCCCTTTGGTAATCCAAAACAGAATTTAAAGATATTTCCATCTAATGTTACAGAGGCGTCTGCTTGACTAGTAGATTCTACTTGATCTACAGTAGCTTCGAAATTTTCAGGAGTACTTCCACCCTGACCTCCTACTAAAACCCACTTATCTTGAATACAATCAAAGGCTAGTAGTTCCCACAAAGGAGAACCACTAGTTGTAGGATGTAACCAAGTAAGATTAAGAGCTTCTTCAGGGGGGGGCTCAATACCTACCCAAATTTTTCCAAATCCATTTATATAATGATACATAATTATCAAACTTTATTGTGTGCAGATTTGTATATCCTCTTCACCGTTATTCTGCTACCGATAGGATAAGATTCACCACCACTTACTGTCATAGTTAATTTACTTTCTGTGCAACTAATAGTCATTACCCCTACATCAGATATTACCTCTGAATTAGACCCGCCAGAATTATAAAACCCACTAAATTTGATATCTGATCGGGATTCCCCTACTTTGAAATTAAAAGTACGGTTAACGTTAATGCCAGAGACAAAATATGTATTAGGATCACTTGGGTCCATTAAATCATATATTACAGTAATTAAATCTCCACTCTGTAAACTTTTAGAAAAGTCAAACATATCCGGAGCGTTGTCACCTAATTGAACGCTTCCTTCCCAAAGAGTAGTTCCAACAGGAACACCTGCCTCATCAGCAGGTAACTTTTGCCATGAAGTATCGTAAAGACTTGTGGACTTAAATACGTACAATGTAGGGGTACCGTTAACCTTGTTATTAAGGTCCGTACCTATGTATAAAGCCATGAAAGAGCTTATCTTTATAGCGTACCCTTTTAAAGGCACATCGGGGCCGTTTGTTGCTGTCTTAGCACTTTCAAAAGTAACGAATTCTCCGACTTTTATATCGGAGCTGAATGTTATACTCTGGCCATTTAAAGTCCACGAGTTATTCCTAAAGTTAGTGACAACAACATACTTGACTCCTTCAACAGAAGCAAGATCAGCTATTTGTTGGGCAGTAATCTTCTCTGTGGCAGAGACCTGAAATTCCTCGTTACCAGTAGCAGCAGCTTTCTTGATAAACTCAGAAATATCTTTGTAAACATTTGCCATATTTAATAATTATTTTAATTAAAAACCAGCTTTATTTTTAGAGTATGCACTACATATATCTGCATAAGTGGCTATTACTAAGTTATCAGAGGTCTGAATAACTTTAAGTGTTTTTGATGCTTGAGATCCAGAAGATCCTGTAGTTCTAAACGTAATAGTCTTCTCCCTATCTTCTCCAGTGCGGTTATAATCAGAAGTAATTCCTGTAGGGATTATAACTAAATTATCTTCAGTAATCTCACTATCATCCCACTGAAGATAAATAGAATCTGAAGCATCTATAGACCAAGGAATTGAAATTGTCTGGATACTCATAATACAATTTTACTAAGTTAAAATAGGGAGGGGTGGCAGTTTCCCCCCCCCCCTATTAATAATCCTAATTTACTAGGATACCGTAAACGTTGTGTTGGTTGTAACGTCAATGGTAACAGAACCAGTCTGCGGAACTGTAATGGTAGCGGTAGACAGGTTAAGATAAGCATCTCCAGCAGCCTGCTTAAGCTGAATAGTAGCAGTTTTGCTACCTGCAGAAGTAACTGTAATTTGCTGCGTACGTTCGCTAATAGTTGTATTAGCAGCGGCAGAAAGTGTCAGCTCAAAAGTATACTTAGCTACAGCACCAGGGTCACCAGTAATAGCAACACCATTGGTTACCTCTGTAGATGTGTTAACCTTATACTTAACCGAAGTAATATCTGCTGTAATAACATTACCAGATCCTTTAGTAAAAGTAAGTTTATCCGAGTTGGAAGTACCTGTAATAACTACAGCTCCTCCACCCTTGACAACAGCCATTTCAACTCCATCATCAAATGACACAAATTCAGCTGCAGCTTCAAGAGTTGCAGTGATTGTTTTATTCGGGGTAACGTCCTGAGCTGTGACTGTGAAGGTTGCATTCTTAGCAACACGATTACCTAAACTAGCGGGGTCTGCTGTAAAAGTCAGAGTAGTATTACCCGAGCCAGATGTAGGGTTAACAGAAATGTTTTGTTTAGTAACTGCCATAATTGTTAATCAATTGTAAATGTTAAATTAGTATATATTGTATTAGTATCAGTATAATTATTAAGTGCATTGAGAATAACATGTTCTTTCTCAATAGTTAAATAATCTTTTTCACCTAACCTAGTCCATAGCTCTTCACCATTATATAAAACTCTTCGTATAGTCCACGAAGGGGAATTAGCTTTTGAAGAAGACTCTTCAGCTAGATGACCTGCCTTAGTCTCGTCATAAAGACTATATACCCCATCATCATAAGTTGCAACAACTAAGTCTGATGTTACAGGTGGAGAGTAAGGCCATATTACTACTCCATTAAAGATAACTCTCTTAATAAGAGCATTATCCTTTGATGCTATTGTCTTACCATTAAAAGTAATAGTCTTTATCTTATGCCTCATAACTACGTAGTTTCTTCCAACTCTATATATAGGATGTTATCTTGTTGCATGGGAGCTGTACCTTGTACTACTTCAACACCTTTGACTGTGTTAGATGCAACACTTTTAAATATGTTTATAGTTCGCCGTAATGTGAGTCCTGTGGGCAATCTATCATTATTTACGCTGATTTCATACTCCGAAAGATCCCCAGTAATACTCATTACAGAGAATATATAATCTTCTCTCCAGGCAACTATCTGGTAGACCTTATAAATAACAGGGGAGGTTTTACTGTCTGAGTATACCCAGAATACTGGGCTGCTTTTGTCAATTGTACCCATGAATCCTATAAGGTGACTCAGAAAATTATACATTGGCCCACCTTCAGACATATCATATTGCGAAAAGTCATCATCACCTTGGCCAATATACATGGGAGTTATTACATCATACAAGAAATTATAAAACTCATTGCCGCTTATAGCATCAATATTAATTCTCGCCTGCATCTTCTGTGCCGTAGATAAGTTTTGCCGGACATATTTAATAGATTGAGCTCCCGAACCACCAAACGAAGCCCACGAGTTATCAATCCACATTAAAGCGTCATAAGCTACTGGGTCACTTCCTTCATTCTTAACAAGGTAGATTTTATTGGCCTTACCAGTCTCAGGAAGCATGGCTACAATCTCCACAGATGTAGCATTTTGAAGCGGTTCCGGAAGTAGATCAATAGGTAGCTTACCCTCCTTGTCAAGCTGGGGAGTTGCCTTATTGATGTCGGATTGAAACTTTTGTAGCTGTTCGTCGTAAATCTGACCTGTAAATGCAAGTTTACCGTCAGCAGTCTTAGCGAAAAGCAGGCCATAAATATTAATATAATCTTCCATGATAATCAAAAATTATGCTATAACACCAACAAAAGTACCAGCTACAAACTTATTAGCACTCCTATAGCACTTATAGTTTCCCTTACCATTAACAGCAACTGTTACAGGAGCAGCCATAGGTACATCGAAGCCTCCTGACTTCACGCTATTGATAGTCATATTCGACGGAACACACAGCCAAATATACTCATTAGCTTCAACCTCAATAGTAACATTGCCTGAAGGGGACGCTTTAATAGGCTGCTTCGTAAGAGATAGAACCTCGGACGATACTAAAGCATCCTTTATGGATGCACCAAAATACATTGGATAGTAGGCATTAACCGTAACTGAAGCGGTCTTGGTGATGCCTTTAATCATAGCCGTCATAGAATATGTTTGGGTATCCGAAATTGAATCCTTGATAGTCTTGAGCGCTTTATCAGAGGTAAGAACTTGACTACCTTTCTTTACAGAGATAGAATCAGGTTCGATTTCTTGATTATTAAACTTAGTAGACCAGTTAAGAGTTACCTGCGTTGAGACCCCTTTTTCAAATAAAGTCGGAGTACGGCTCATTGTCAAAGAGGTGTATTGAGTGAATAAAATTTGATTAATTTCATTAACATCCTCTGTAAGAGATTGTATTTGATCGTAGAGTACTACTTTTAATTCTTCTAAGGAATCTACCTTCTTCTCAAGTGAATATATAAGCTTTAATAATCCTTCTGCAGTAAGAGCTGCACTAGTAAGTACCTCCCATTCTTCTTTATAAATATTGAAAGTCCTAATCTCCCAAAGTACTCTTTTATCATCAGAAGGTTTTAGCCAAATTATATTAGTACCATGAGAGGGTGGGAGTTTTGTTCCCACCCAAACTTGGCCTAGTCCAGTTCTATATTGATACATATATTATTTAATTATATTGTAGGAGTATAAGCATCTATTGCCGTTGCAAGTGCTGTATTAAAAGCTGATTCAGTAGTATATTTAGTACCACCACCTAATTTATAAGCATTGAAAGCAGATTGTAAATACACGTCTTGACTATTTAACAAATTAGTGGTAGTATTAAATTGTACTCTGGTAGCTGTTATATTATCAGCATTTGCATTTTGTAGATTAAAGAAATAAATCGAATTAGTAGAAACAAATCCTCTAATACATACCTTATAACTATTATTAGTAGAATCTTCAATAATTAGAATATTAGCTTTACTAATACTCTCTCTAATATTTGTATCTGTTATAGTAGTATTTAACAATGAACTATCTATGACATATAAATTATTGTATAAAGTAAGGAAGCTTTTATTAAAACCAACAGTACTGTTTTTACCTCCCTTACCTATATAATAGGTTGCCGGATCAGCATATGCAACCCTTATGTTACTACACTTTTTTACGTTTACATCAAAAATAATGCGGTTCATAGTAATACTTCCATCTATACAGGACTCCATATTAAAGAAGTTAAGACTATTTCCTTTTAAAGCTCCCCTATTAAACACTAAAATGTTATTTTCTGTAACAACATTAGTAACAATAAGAGTAGTAGCATTTTGAACAGAAGAAGCTTCTGCATCAGTAAGAACAGTATTTAATTTAGACGAATCTATTACATAAGTATTTTCTGTAAGTTGAGCAACAAGCTCTTTATACATTGAATCTTTATTAGTTCTGGTACCACCTTTTATTCTATAATTAGTAAACATTATATCATCAAAATAAGCATTTTCAATAGACGACAATATATTAGATTCCAGTCTCAACAAAATATACTTCACTGATCCACTATTATTTATACAATTATAGTATATTATAGCAGTAGATTCATAACCTCTTATAAAAATCTTGGTCTTACCATCACCTTCATCCAATATAAGGAAGGTAGCATTCTTAATATTCTCTAACTTATCACCACTATGTACTTTATTTAAATCAGAAGGAGTGATATAACAAGAATTCATGTTAACTAATCTTGCTACTTCTTGATTAACAGCATCAGCGTTTTTACCAGTGAAACCAAATTGAGAATAAGCTCCATAAGGTAGAGTATAGTTCTTGGTATTTATTACCCATTTTTTAGTAGAAGTATTTACAGATAGTTCTTTATAGATTATTTTCTGGTCAGAGCCATCTATAGCCCCAACCATAACAAACTGCAAATATGTATTTGTTTTTGATTTAACAACATAAATAAATTTACTATTAGGATAATTAGCATTGTCATTTACTAAAATTATAGATGCTTTTTTTATCTGTTCAATAGTTTCGTCATCTAAAGTTGTCCCTAAAGTACTATAATCAAGATATACAAAATCAGGAAATTCCTTAACTTTTACAAGACTATAATTATCATCTTCTTTAAGAACTTTATAGGTTTGTAAGCACCCTTGATTATATATCCTAAAACTTCTTTCAACAGGATCTACATCAATTATAGGAGAATCATATTGAACATTATTATAAACCCAAAGTAAGTTAATCAATTGAAATTTATGTCTTTGATTAAGATAAGTATATAATACATTAGCCTTTGAAGTATTTGTAAATACAGATAAATCAAGAGGATCTGTAATAGTTCCTAAATTTACTGAAAGCGTCTTTGATTCAAGAAACGTTATTTTATCAGACCAAGTTTTATCTAAATCAACTAAAGTAGTGCCAGTCCAACGATAACTATGGTTTTGAGTAACACCCTCACCAATTTTTACGTATATCTTACCTTCTTCAGGATTAATAATCGTCCAATCTTCTTCAGAAGTATTAGCTCCAAAGTCTACAAATTTCTTCGTATAATCAATTGTAGTCCCAAGAATAGCATGTTCAATATACCAAATTTTATTAGTAAAACTTGGTTCATTTAATATCATTTCTACACTTGCACTTCCGGTAGTTATGGAATCAAATTCTATAACATCATCTACATAACTCGGTAATTGTTCGGCAGGAACTTTACTTCCTACAAGGTCAGCTTTAGTTCCCATAGCTTCTGTAAACTCTTCCTTAGTCACTCCATTATTCTCAATGTTCGTAAGTACTTGAGCTAGTTGAGGATTTTTAATATCATAGCCCTTTTCAAGCTGTAAAATAATTTTTTCGTTAGTCATAGTTAGGATTAATTATAATAATAAAGGGAGGAGCTATTGCCCCCCCCCTAACTGTTTATTTACTAGTACTAGATGGTTTAGGCTTGGCTTTCTTAATAGCAAGATCTTTTTCTTTAATGTCTATCTCCTTTGATAACTTAGTCTTATCAAAAGCTAATCTTTCATTAAACTGCCTTATCTGTTCATCTAACTTCGCTCGTTCCATAGAGTTGTCTTGAACTTCTGGGACTTCATTCTCTGCATTTCCAGATTGTTTAATATGCTCAATAAGAATCTTAGTGTCATTATCGCGCTGATTAAGCATATCTTGGAAATTCATCTCAGCCTGCTTCATTTCCATCTGAGTCTGCATTTGCTGTTGTGCTATTTCTTGTTCCTGCTGAGCTTGTTCAGCTTGACGTTCTTGAATAGCTTGCTCGTCTTTCTCAATAGTCCTACGAATCTCTGACAGAGATGATGACGTATAAATCTTCATTATTGAAGAGAATGAGAGAGTTTGATTCTGCAAAGCAGCTTGTGCTAAAGCATCAAGTTTTGAAGCGAGATTCTGAGTTTCAGGAGAGGCATCTACTACAATTCCATAGTCGCTATCTGCAAAAGTGTCTCCATCAATTTCAAGAGATTTTATAGCTCCATCAGAGGTGATATACTGGAATTTCTTATTTCTACCTCTCATAGCTATTTTAGCTGTCTCTAAGAAACATTCAAGGGCTCTCCTTTTAACATCATCGTGCATTGTAAATAACCATTCTGTAATATGAGAAGATTGTAAATTTGATCTTTCAACACCACCAACAGTTTCACGGTTACTAATCTGACCCTCTCGCTGTCGAGTAATACCAGCAACCTCTCCCATCTCATTTTTAATAAATTCTAGGAGATTAATGTGTTCCTGAATATAATTACCCTGTTCAGCATCTATAACTCCATTAGACTGAATATTTAGAGCTCCTACAACCTTACCTTGAGCAGCTCCTCCATTTCCCTCCTTAAAGCTATCTGTAACAGCAACATGATTTACTTTTGCATAGTATAACCACTTGTCTATCTCCCAGCCTTTAGGAACCATAGCAAGATCTAGTTTTACAATTTTACCCCAGTTAGCAGCAATAGCTTTATTAAGCCTATCGTAGATAACGTCGTAAAAATAAGCAAAAGGCTTCATCATATCTACTAAAGAGAAAGGTCTAGAATCATTAAGGTTATACATAGATCCTACAATACCAAAATGACATCTAGATGGATTAGAAAGTCTATTATACTGTACTATCCTAGGTCTCATATTAACATAAATATCTGGACCTATTTTAGTACCTTCCCATGCTTCATTAATCCAAAAGATCTCTTCTTCTTCACCAGCTTCTTTATCTATAATGTAGGTTTCTGGATAAAAATCAAAGAGCTCTTCGCCAGTCTCAGGATCATAAGATTTTACCTTCTTGATCTTTCTCTTACTCTTCCAATAAAGTCTTAATACTCTAATATTACCTTGGAGATCATAGTAGTTACTCGTTGCTGAAAATCCAGATTGTCCCATCAGTAGAAAATTCTCTATTACAGTACCTCCTGAAATATCTGTGCCATCGATCTCAGCAGTATTAATAAAGGCATTTCTTTCATCAATGTTGTACATAGAATCACTACTAAAAGTACTAGCTAGTTTATCTATACTATCAACATCTTTTTTAGATAGAACATCAAAGTAAGTATCTAAGATTCTACCTGGACTCCAAAAGTCTATAAGTATTATTAGATCTGCATCCTCAACTTTATTAGAAAAACCATTTTTGAAAATATGAACTTTTAAAGGATTAAGTCTTTCAAAAGTAGGCTCGCCCCCAACAATATCACATTGATAGATTTCCTCACCACAAATCATTGCATCCATAAACCCATCATTAAATATTCTGGGTATATTTAGCTCTTTCATGTAATGAGAAAGAACAGTACTAGCTCTCATTTCGATAATATCTTGCCATTGATAATCAAAATAGTAAGATAACTTATCTAGTTCTTTATTAAACTCCTCCTCTGACAAGTTCTCATCTTCTATCATAGCCTGAACTTGTTCTTGGAGCATTGCTAATTTACTATTCTCTATCTCTGAAATAGAATTGGGATTAGTTACAACAACTTTAAATTCAAATCTTCTCTTCGCTTCTTCTCCTTGGAGAACATGAAGCTTTGAGTTCATAATAGGGAAATGCTGAATAGATTCTGGAACATATAGTGCATTGACATTGTCTGGATTAAGAATTAACTCTACATCTCTCATATCTAAAACACCATTTATGAGATTATAGTTAATTCTCTTCTTCAACAGAGAATTCCGCACCATATTGCCAAAATAGTAAGTTCTTTTGTCGGCCCAATCAAGATGCTGTTTTCTCCACTCCTTAGTTTTTTTACTATAAGACAACATCTGCGGGGGTAAGTTCTTTAAATCTATCATAGCATTAACTTAATTACATAATTTGTACAAAGATAAGTAATTATCTTCAAATTTCCAAGACGTTCAAAAGTTTACTAATAGTTTTCATAAATATCTACTACTAATTATCCTTATGTAGATATTTAGCAAACCTATAATCATAATTCCTAGTAAAGAAATCATCATTACCTAAGTAATCTGCTTGATCTACATTGATAACTTCAGAAGGAGATAAATTACCACAAAGCATGAGTTTTTGCTCTCGTAGCAACATGAGCATTAATAAGGCATCGTAACGGTCAAAGTTGCTATCGGGATTCCACATAGATAACTCTTTCATGAGAGCTCTATAATAGCACCTATTAATGTTATTTATAGTGATTTCTGCCTCTTCTTCATGTCCATCTATAGTAACCTTCGTTACAACTTTAAGAGGCTTTAAAAGCCAGTCTCTGATGCGTGTACGGCCATATGTTTGAACTGGTTGTGTAGCATTAACTCCTTTAGCCTTATTACCAAAGAAATTTCCCTTAACAATCTCTTTATCTTTTAAAAACTCAGGAATGTCAGATAGTAAATACAAACAGTTTGTTTTAGAAAAATATGTGAATAAACCCTTCTTATTATTCTCATAGAGTAATTCAGCATTATAGAATAAACAAATACGTCTACAGGTTTCATAGTAATCCTCTGCAAACATAGGTCTACCTACATATTCACAAACTAGTTCATCAGTAAATAAATCTAGTACATAGATTGATCCAAGAGACATAGTGTCAGATACATCATCATCATAAGGGTCAGCACCTGCTATATAACGTCCCCAAGGTACTTTGCCATCAGGACCTTTAATGGGCATCTTATTAATATGTACAGCTCCTTCAAGCTTGTTATCTTTATGAGGATAATCTAAAATAGGCTTTACATCCGCATCTGGAGTAAATTCAACTTTCCCTTCTTTAGTCTGAACAAGTCTTCCAACCCACATATCGTCTAAACTCTTAGGATTCTGATCTAATTCTAGAATACGATCATTTAATTTATCAGAAGGAAAAATATTACTATCCCTACGCATAATAGCATCTGTGATAGTAAATGCATACTCAGCTTTACGACGTGTGAGCTGAATAGGATCAGATGAGTTATACTTTAGGATTACACGATGTTTAATCTCTTCTAAAATAGCTCCTACAACATCAGATACACCATCTTCATTGTAAAAACCTTTAGAATTAAGGTAACTAGGGAAGAAGAATATTGTTCGCCTAGCTCCTACAGCTCCTTTATCGAAAACATTTGGGAGAGAGTATACTGAATAACCATCCGGATAATTAATCATCTCAAGAGCTCCCATAAAATCTGAACCCTCAGAACCTCCTGTACCAAAGGCTATTGCTTGTCCAAAAGCCGCAGCTGCATTCTCCTGAACATTAGGTAAAGCTGTCTGCCATACATCTAGAAATTTCGGGAAAGTACCAAACTCTTCATAAAGCATTCTATTCGAACGTTTACCACGAATCTTGTCAGGATCATCTTTAACAGCTACCCCTAATACTTCATTTTGAGAACCCCTAGGAATCATTGAATCCTTATCGATATACCCCGAAATCCACTGCATCTCTGAAAGAGAGTTCTTAAGTCTAGCACGAGGAAATTGAGTGTTTTTAGCACAGAAATCTATACCATCAATAAATTTGTTAAGAGTACCGTCCTTAATAAGATACTCCTTCTGATATGCCGTTACAAGACATTTAACCTTATCATAAGAAATAGAATTCTCTCCTAAGAGGAAGAATTTACATAGAATGGCAGCTGCATAATATGACTTCGATTTACCACGAGAAGCAATCTCAACAGAATGCTTTCCTCCTACAAAATCATCATATAAACCACCATTACGGGCTTGATATTGATAGTGAGCCCTAAGATAAACACCTTCCCAGCATTCAGGAAAGTCTACAACACGATCACCTATGCGAGTACCTTTACGTATCTTAGTCTGAATAATAGGTAAATAATTTAAGTAGAAATAAAAATCTCCAGGAATCCATTCCCCATCTTCAGGTCTAACCATACCATCTAAGCACCTACGAACTTCTCGTGTTAACCACATACCAAACTCTGATTTAGGATTTGCATCAGGACGAAGCTTAGTATAGCAACCATATTTTTGATAGTGTATAGCAGCTGGCCTAAAGTAGTCCATATTCTCTAATATATGTGGCTTACAAATATCTACGATAATCCTGCCAAAAGAGTCACGAGGTCTATCTTTAGCTCGTTGACGATCTGGTGAGATAAGATTCTTAATAAATTCTACATTAGTGATAATTTCTAAGAAATCATTCCATACTTCTGTAGATAAAGAATCTCTAAGTTCTTCTGTAATAGGTGTCTGATATTTATTAGTATCTATAAGTACCATTAATCACCTCCTCCTAAGAATGACTTCATCCCATCTTCAAGGATCGCCTTTTGCTTCATACCTCTCATAGTACCCATATCTTCAATTTCTTTAGATACAGCTTTTTCAGCATCCGCAAGCTCCTTAACAAGACTAGGGACTTGTTTTACTGCGGTCATAACTTGACCTATATTAAACACTAGTTTACCATTAGCGTCTTTCTCTGTTAAATCTATAGATCTAAAAGTATTACGAATATTATCAATAATAACTCTTGTATCTTGTAATAGTAAAGAAGAAGATGTTGTAGTTAGGTATTTATAAAGTTCTATAGCTTCTAAAACCTGCTTATCTGGTTTCCAATCAGCTTCTAATCCTATACTATCTTTAACACGTAAATCTCTGTCTGCCTCTATAATTTCGAAGGAAAAATCTGACCTTGGATCATACATAAAGTATAAGTAAGCTAACTCTTTCATAGCCCTTGTTTTATCCTTAGTCCTGTCCCTATCTACAAGTTTCTTAAATGGTCTTAGAGCATAAGCCTCTTCAGAAATCTTTAAATTATAGTCCTTATATGTAAATAGCTTCATATCAAAAAAGCTCCCTACTTGTGATAGGGAGCGTTAAATTAACATACTAGTTTCTTAGCCTTCGGAGGAGTAACTTCTGTTACTTCCCAATCAAAGTCATCCACTTTAAAGAAGATATTGGCACTGTCAATAAGTAGTGCAATCTTACCATCTATCTCAAACATGGGGATCTCAAAATCTAGAGTTTCATTATAAAACTCATCCGGCATGTCTGCTTTGGTCTCATCTTTAGTGAAACGCTTCCGAGCGTACTTTGAGAAGTCAATCTGTACCAGATCCCCAGGTTTATATTCTCGTACTCCAGGTCCTACAGCAATAACTTCCTGTACTTCTTTAAGCATACCTACAGAGTCTTTTTCAATAAGACCTGCTTCACTTACACACTCTTCCTCAGTGTAAGTATTAGATGTCACTATCATCTTCGTGAATGGAGGTGTCACCTTCTTTATCTTGAACTGCTTTCTTTGCATATTCTTTAAATCGCTTATTAAGGAATTGAGCTCGGGAATATGTTGCATAAAACTTGCCTAAGCTAGGAACATTAATGCTAGTCTGCATCTTTGTAAACTCTTCTTCTGTCATTTCCTCATTTACAGGAACATTTTCCAATGTATTCTTAACCCAATTCCAATATTCTCTATAAGCTATTTCTACTACGTCATCTGGCATATCTAATTTCTTAGCAGCAGCCAAAATTATATCTTGGAGAGTCTTATTATTTATCATAACTAATCCTAAAATTTAGTAATAGCCTATAAGAGTCCTCTTCATATTCTAAAGAGGGAATGTATCTTTTACTAATTGTATTATTAGTAATAACTCCTGCTTTTCGTAGATTTGTTAATACTGACTGAAAGTTTCCCGGAGATATGCCTAAGCTTCCTACAATACCTTTTTTAATCTCATCAGTGAACAAAACTTTGTCCAGTATATCATCATCTGTAATTGTTCTAGATAATTCAAATCTACGTTGTAATAGTGCTGCTAACACTGCGACTTCCCTACCAGGTAATCTATGTAAAGGCTTAAGAAACTCTAGCCAGAGCTTAAAAAAGTTGAGACTAGAGGTCTTTAAATTGGTAGAGATAGACACAATGTCAGTATTCTTAGTCATATCCCGCTTACTCATTATTCTACATCTTTATCTGCTTCACAAGTTTCACATGAATCCGGTTCAGGAATTGTGAGCATATTCTCAATATTAATAACCGCTTTACTTACAAAATCTTCACTAAAGAGATCCTTATACTTAAGGACGTTGAATAAACTATCAAGGCGTTTACCCATAACAACTTCCATAGCTCGATTGTACTCTACTAATAGCTGCTGATACTCTTTATGCTTATTCTGTAGCTGTACCTGTAGGTTATTAGCGATATCCTTAAGTTGCTCATAGTTTAACTTCTCCGGCTGTTTTGCTTCCATAGCTTTAGTCATAATTAAAATTCTTTACCATATTTAGCTCTGTAGAGAGCATTCCATTCATTAATAGACGTTGTAGATATATCTGTACTACCACAATCATTACAATATTCAGAGATGCCTGATTCATTATAGGCCATAATTGCTAAACTAAGGCACTTTTTACAGTAGAATACAGGCTCTCTATTATAGTCCTCTTTACTCCACTTAACCTTCTCAAAATCGGAAGGAGACTCTAAAGGAGGACACTTAGGCTTAATTAATTCTCCTTCCATTGTTTAAGATATTGATTAAAATCTATTTTTCTAAAAGCGTCAATAATTCTTAATTCAGTAGAACTAATATTTTTCTCTGTCATATCCTCAGATTCATCACTTACTATAAAAAGTGTCTGAAATCCTTTATCATATAAGAGCTGAAGTTCTAGACCAATAGATACTTTATTATTTTCAGCTGAGAATGGACCCCATAATATTAACTTATAGGGAGGAGTATAAGCTTCATTAAACGCCTCAATATAAGCTGTTAGATGCTTCATTCTCATTAATTATTACACATTTAGTAGATAAGAACATATATGCTACAGAAAGCGCATTCTCTATAGAGACTCTTGTTACTTTAGCAGGGTCTAAAATATTAGACTCTAAAGCATCTTCATAATAGATAGGCATAGTGTCAAGAATAAGCTTTCTACATGCCATGAGAGCTTTAGCTAAAATATAATATCCTTTCTTCTCTAAAGTCTTAGAGATGTCTTCCTGTATAATGCCTGCTCCTACAACTACTCCTTCTTCAATAGCAGCTCTAGTAGCACATACTGCATCCTCAATCCTATCTTTCTTCTCAGACATTTCAATTTCTGTAGGTGCTCCTACATAAATAACAGCTACTCCACCAGATAATTTAGCAATTCGAGATTTAATATCATCTATAAGATATTTAGGATAATCGTTTTTTAATGACTCCTTAAGCATCTCTACTCTTGCTTTAATTGATTCATTAGCTTCAGTTGAACCAATAATAGTAGTATTGTCTGAAGTCACTACGACTCTTTTAACTGTACCTAACTTAATATCATCTGTTGATGATGGATATCCCTTTAAAGGTATAATAGGTAGTTTATCATATACTGGAGATCCTGTAATTATTGAAATATCTTCTAAAAGATCTTTCTTATATTCACCTACACCAGGCGCTCGAATTGCTGCTATTTTAAGCAATCCTCTTTGGACATTCCTAACTATAGCATTAATTACTTCAGGTGAGTAGTCATTAGCTATAAGTAGGATTTCTTCATTGTCTTGTACTATATATTCAAGGATTGAGAATAGCTCCTTAATATTATTTAGGATACCATTGTAAATTAGTACTCTAGGATTATTTAATACTACTGCTCTATTAGCAGGGTCATTAATAAAATAAGGAGAGATATATCCCTTATTAATTTGCATCCCTTCTACGGTTTCGGCATATGTATCAAAGCCATTAGACTCTTCTAGAGTAATAACACCATCATATCCTATCTTTGATATAACATCTGCAATTAGCGTACCTATAAATTCATCCCCATTAGCAGAAATAGTAGCTATATGCTTGATGCTATCCGGAGTATCACCAACTTTGGTGGCTAGGGATTTAATAACCTCCCTAGCGACCTCGTTGGATTTCTCTAACTCTGCTCTTATAGCTTTAGGATCTGCACCTGCAACAAGTTGCTGATAGATGAGATTGATTAAAGCTTGAGCGATGATAGTTGATGTTGTAGTCCCATCTCCTGCCATATCTGCTGTCTTAGCAGCAGCTTCTTTGACAAGCTGTACACCTACATCATATAGTGGCTCTGAAGAATTTATAGCTCTGGCTACAGTAACACCGTCCTTCGTAACCTTCGGATAGTTATCCTCATATATAACTACTGTATTACCTTTAGGTCCGAAGGTAACCTTTACAGCATCTGCTAAAAGGTCAACTCCTTTCTTAACCTCAGAAAGAGCATCTAAACCAAATACTATATCCTTACTCTTCATATTAAAGAAGTTTACTAATAAGTTTATTCATTTCAGTAATAGCGTCTGCCAGTTCCTTAACTAAGGCTTTTGAATCAGCAGGACTAAATTCATCTTCTGTTAAATCTTCAGGAACTTTCTCATCCTTTCCCTCATTAATACATTCTCTATGAAGAATAAACCAAGACATACTGTGAATATCCTCTTGTGAGGGAACATATTCTACTGCTCCAATGGGAGTCACCAACATTAGCAAAGGTTTCTTAGGATACCCATAATCTACATGAGGTAGGACTTCCATAATTACACTGCCATTTGAGGCATATTTGGATTTTGTCATGACTAGATTATCAGGATCCTCCATAATTTTACTTAAGGCTTCACCAAAGGTGTAATACTTTCTTCTTGCTTCCATAATTAATTATTGATTATTTCTCCTTATTTACTACTTCCTTGCCAAACTTATCAATAGCCCAGTAGGAAGCGATACCTGCAGCATAACTGCACAGACTCAACAATGTCCCATAAAAAGGGACAATTTTAATCATTGCGACAATAGCTAAAACAACAGCTGTGCCAATCCCAATTTTAATCCAAGTTTTCTTGCTCATAAAAGTTAAATTTAATTAGCTGGGAGAACAGGGTTCGAACCTGCGTTACCTTGATTAACAGTCAAGTGCCTAAACCATTCAGCCATCTCCCAAAGAAAGGGTTTTATGGACTTTGTAAAGAACTTTACATTACCAAGGGTACACCCTTACCCGTGCCAGCAGAGAACCTGCTGCATTTGACATGAATAATAGTATTTATTGACAACTACCCTTGTAGGGTTACACAAGCTAAAATAATACCTATAAATACAAACTATAGCTTAGTAAACTATTAAAGGCTAGGAATTTAATTAGAAACCCAATACTACCTCCTAGTACTGTTAATATCCAATCAATCCAATCCCATTTACCTCCATGCTGTTTATCTTTAAATTCCATTCCGCTAGCTACCCCTATAGCTAATCCCAAATCAATAAAGCCTACAGGTATAGCATAAATAAAATGCTTTCCTCTATTCGAGGCTTTAAACCATTCTAATATTCTTTTCATCTTAAATGTGATACAAAGATAAGTAAAATTTCCTATATTAGGAATGTTATAAGTATTATTTTAATTTATTCCCAATAAAATCACTTATATTTTTATAAATTTCTGCTGGATAGCATTCAGTTCTACCGTTAAAGTAAACTAAAGGCATCTTTCTTATAGGTCTAAACTGTTTATGGATTAATTTCTCTAGGTTATATATTTTTGAAGCATCTCCTTCAAATACATCTATTACTTCTACAGAATAGATTTTAGGTATTTGAATTAATCTGGTATTAATATTTTTATGAGAAGTGATTCCTACTTTTAAGAACTCCCCTTCTATTTCAGATTTTAACTTTACAATATATAACTTTCCTATACCATTATTTTTTGAACACTGCTTCTTAAAAATATGTCGAGAATATCCTTTATATTCTAATGCACACTCTGGACATCCTGAGTGATTATGAATAGCATTAGAAACACTTACTTCAAAATCACCATGTATAGGACAAGTAATTATTACTTTATCTCTACTAGAGATAGGGTTACATTTTTCATAAGTATAGAAATTACCTAAAGAATCTTTAATCTTTTGTAAATACTTAGATTTCTTAGTAGTAAGATTTAAGATAGTCTCTACATTAGGTGAGTACTTTTGTACTCTACAAAATTGGGCAGTTTCCTTATTTAAGACTACAATTTTAGTTCCTTCCAACTCAATAGCTTCTAAAGAGGTTTCCTTAAAAGTATTTTCATTAAGATACTTTAGATAAGAACTAGAAATCATACTTTGTACTCCAAAAGTAAATCTACTAACTGAACCTTTTACACATCTGTAAATGTAACCATCTTTCTCTATAAGAAACTCTATATCAGATTCTCCTATAACATTGAGATTGTATCTTTCTTTATATAAATTGTAATTCATAGTATATTGTATTAATTTTTTACAATATACTAAAAATATTTGACATTTCCAAATATTTTAGCAGTTATTTTACAAATTTAATAAATTAATAATCAAAAGGATTATAAAATCCTAATCTAACAGAGTCTAAATCTCTCTCTACACCTTTATTTCTACCAAGTTCTCTCTTATTTAAATATCTCTTAGAATGTCTCTTCATATTAGGAATATCTCCAGAATGTGCTGCCTTAGTTAAGAATTTATAATCTTTAAGTCCTGGATTATATTGAACATCTCCTAAGACTGACTGAACCTTAAACCCTAAGCTATCAAAGGATCCTTCACTAAATCTGCTATCATAAATTTTTCTTGCCTTATCAAGATATACTCCAGCTATACTATCTAAAGTATTATTAACTTGCTCGTCTGTTAAATAACCTTGTTTTTCCACAATTTTTTGTAGAGGATCTTTCTTTCCCTTATTAAGTTTAAACCCATATCCTATAGTCTTTTTACCACCTTCTACACTATCGTGAGGATACCAACGATTAGTCTTTTTATCATACCCATTATTTGATCTATCCTTGCCATTCTCTTCTTCTACAAATCTGCGAGTCATGTCAGCTCTAACTGCACGCTCCTTTTGGATATCTCTTCTTTCTACATAGTTAGTCATTGGAAAATCAGTATATTCAACTTTAGGTATAATAGAAATTCCGGTATATCCTCCACTATCAAAATTATTAACTCTACGAAGTGTAGGTTTATAAGGAGAAGTAGCATATTCCCCAGGTCTGAGAGTATAATATCTCCCTGTAGATGAATCAATATAAAGGCTATAACCATCAGCCTTATCCTCCCTTATAGCCATACCAAAAGTAGGATGTTTGGGATTTTTAAGAATCATACCAGTTCTCGGGTCTCGCGAAGCCCAATGCTTAGATTTAGGATCATACATATCACCTACTTCTTCAGCAGTCCTATAATCATAATACTGGTCAGGATTATCATACTCATCTCTTAAAGGACCTCCAAATGCAGCTAGTTTCCTACCATCCTTTTCAAGGCTAGACTTTGTAGAAGCTACATTATTAAGCAAGTGTAATAGATATTCATCAGTATAACGATTGACTATATCAGTGTCATCATACTTCTCACGCCATTTCTTAATATCTTCTACTGAGTATTTCTTAGTAGGATCAAGCTTATTTAAATACCTAAACTGCATTAAGCGAGAGTAGATCTCATTAGCAGAATCTTTATAAGAATTATATTGCTTACCCTCTTGCAACTTATCCCCCTCAAAGCCATACCTAATAGCATTAATTTGAGGATCAGCATTTAAAGAGTGTGTTAACTCATGGACATCAGTACCAGCATAAGGACTAATGTATGATATAGCATGAGTAGAGGGATTATAAGCTCCTCCAGTATGATTAGATAGCTTCTTTATAGACTCAAATTCTGAGTCAGGAACATGTGGAAACTTCGTATTACCTAGTACATCATATTGCTTAACAGTACGTAAATTCTTTAGCTGATTCTGGTACTCTTTAAAAGCAGCTCTATCAGACCAACTCTTAGGCAATATACTATAAGGAATCATTGTAGAACCACTATTTCTAAAGTTCTCACGAAACTGCTCTTGCCTATTAGATAACCACGAAGCTATGAAATCCTGAGCTTGAGTACTATGAACATTATCTACTTCACCACCATCAGCAAACTTATTGTAATGATCCCTCATAGCACTAAGTTGGGTCACTCCATTTTGTAGATAGGTTTTCATTAAATTAGACCTATCTGACATTGATAACTCTTCCCACTTCATCGTATAACTCCTCCTAATTTATCAGCAGATTTCTCTACAAAGAACTTGTAATAATCATAACTCTTATGATAATAATCCTTAATTCTACAGAGTATATTATGACATCCACTAAGCAATCCTACAGTGGGTAAATACAATGGTCCTAACCACTTACTTTGGATCCCATGACCACTCTCATGCTTAATGGAATTCTTTAAACTAAGCCTAATATTCTTGTTATTCCAATCGTATCTATTATAGTCTAAAAGTACATAGTATCCTAGGGATATTCCCCCAGGGAATTTATCATAAATGTATACTTGTTGATTACCATACTCAAAAGTCTTTAACCTTGTAGACTCATAGAAAGGTAGCAATATTGCCCCTAATAAACTCTGGGGAAACTCCCATGTCCATCTCCTAATCTTTACCCATGTGCTCATCGCTTCTTACGTTTACGCCTCTTACTAGGCTTTACTAAAACTCTATAATCTGTAGATACCTCTACTAAATTACCATCCTCATAGGTTAACCGTAAATCTAAAAAATCTTTGGACTTCTTAATCCTTACGTAATCTATCGAAAGATCGTAGTCCTCAACCTTAATCTCTCCTACCTGAATGCTTCTTCTTCGCATACTTCATGCCCTCCTTGACATATTCAAAAAACTTATTCAACGTCTCCTCACTTAGAGGATATTCATCAGGACTCTCAATAGGATGATCCCTCAAAAACTCTTCAAAATCTTCGAAGGTCAACACCTTCTTCTCGTTACTCATAACTTTAGTAAATCATTAATCCTAGCTACTTCATGGATAACCTCACCTAAATGCTCAGCAATGCTATCGTAAAAGTAAAACTCACCGTTAGTGGTACTATGACCACATAACTCCCTAGCTCTAGACTGCTCCTTGCGTAAAGCATCTATAACCTTCTCTAAACTACTTCTCTTACTCATAAAGATAATTTATAAAACTTTTGCAATATACAAAAAATTTCCCATATTTCCAAATTTTTAAATAATAAAATTTTTTACAAAATAAAATTTTTTCCGGAGAAAATGTTTGAGGGTGACATATTCCCCACATTGCCCCCACCCCCGCAACCTTTTGGGGTTCTCCCCCCGTCAGGTTTCTTAGGAGGGTTAAAGAAGGCGACCCGGCCAGCCTTCGGAGGACCGAACGGTCAGTGCATCTTGCACCGTAGTTACGGAAACCTCTCGGTATAATCGTAGCCTCACCGACACAAAGCAGGTTACAACGTATCATAAACTTATCAAGTTATGACAAAAGCTGATATTCTCGGCAAACTGTATGCGGTGAATCTCCGGAAGGACGAGACGGATCTGGACATCGTGATCTCTCGTATCGAGCCGGTCTTCAAGTCCACCGCAAAACTCGATGCCAATGGTGAGCCCACTGGTGATCGTGAGTTCATACGTGACGAGCAGGGCAATCCCGTTGAGGATCCTCGCCGGCGTCGTATCTTCTTCAAGGTTGAAGGGGATGACGTACCTCGCAGTCAGTTCGTGTTCACCAACACGTTCACCGACGGTAAGGTTCCGACCATCACGGACTACAAGAAGGGTCTGAATGCCCGCATGACTGTCTGGACGGATGACGAGGATCGCATCCAGGTCTCGATGGTTGCCTACAATCCTGGCGATGCTGTTGTAGTCGCCACCAGCACTCTCGAAGCTCTGAATTCGGGAAAGGTCAACTTCGCTCTGAAGTAGGCCACTTCTTTCTCCTCACACTCATCATTTGGGTGTGGGGAGATATTTTTTTGAATCTCTCCAAGTATGCATTACCGTAGGCCGAAGGCCAAAGATAGTTTAGTTTAATGAACATCATTTAAGCTATAAATTACTTGCCTTCCTCCCCCCTTTCTTCCCCCCTCTTTCCTCCCCCTTAACAATCCTCCTCCTATTACCCCCCTATAATCCCCCCTCTTTCCCCCTTTCTTTAAATAGGTTTTCCCCATAAATTTACTATGTCATGAGGACTTATGTTATGGTCGGTTGGCCAGAAATTCAATTAGTCATGGAACATCCCAGGTGGAGTGAATGCAGATTCTGTATTGAAACTAATGCAAACCCTTGCCCTGACTCTACTTATGCTGTACCTGTAGATATCTACAAGGAAGTATTCAAACTACCCAAATCTCTGCATAAGAAAGCAAAGTTGTGAGTTCAGAGTGAGAGATTATCTCCCAATACCCTCTATTTCGCATTTTAAGGGCCCAAATTTGGACGATCTATATAATTTGGAGTAACTGTCCATTCCCGATATTATCTCAAGTATTTGCTACCTTAAAATCCTTTTCTCGGAAGTCTTATGTAAATATGCGCTAAAGGATTAGGATATTAATGTATCAGATACCGTTTCACTAACTCTTATTTGCATGTATTACGCCCTAATAATGCATGCAGTTGTTACATTTAGCCCAATAGATGTAGCAATCCTAGCCTGGTTGAGGTTGATCCCTTTACCAGGCACTAACACTCATAGACTCTAATGTAGATTATAGGCAAAAGCTTATAATTTCTCTGTCCCTATAGATGTATATTACACAATAGAGTCTATGAGTTTTTCACAGAATATTCACATAATAACTTAAGTTATGAACTCATATTTGGTTGAAACAGATGATTTCACAGCCCCTATAAATTACAATATTTTAGTAGGTGGCATCAGGTCTAAATATGGTCATGGACAATATCAGAAGCGTTACTTTCACATCATAGTAACAAGTGGTTCTATGGTCATTGCGAGTACGAATCCTGCTATAAGTAAGACTTATCCTTCACAGGATATTATTGCTTATTATAAGCAGAAGACCCTGAAAGATTTACGAATATTTACCTTTGGTAAATACAAGTATAAGACATACTTAGAGGTTATCAAGAGTGATCCTTGGTATGTCAAATGGTGTCTCCGGAACATAAAAGATTTTAGTCTCACTGCAGATGAGAATACTTATCTTAGTGATGCATACTATCAACGTTCTTTAGACCGTATTTGGCACTTTTAACTGTCTCACATAGGCGGTATGCACAATCTTATATCATCAAAGGCTGATTATAATGTCTAAGATGAATATTACCTGATAATATTAATAGTTTGCAGATATTAATGATAAACAGGTAGGCTAACTGCAATAGCTGGGCTTGAAATGCGGTCGGTGTATGACTAATTGTCATAGCTGCCTCATTGCCCGAGGTAATAATTTTGCCTTGACATAAGGATTCCTGATAGTTACTCACCCTTAACTTTGAGTAATATAGGAGAATCATGTTATCACATTGTACCTATTTGTGGTAGCATGGACAGGGGAGTTCGAATCTCCCTACAGGAACTAATTTAGGGCCTTTAGCTCAGTTGGTAAGAGCAGCGAGCTCATAACTCGAAGGTCATCGGTTCAAGCCCGGTAAGGCCCACTAAATTTTAATTCTAAGATGTTATTATTTCTATTCCTAATGTATTGTATACAGCTATGTGCGTTGATTAATTTAGCCGAGTATAACATACCTGACTGGATTAAATTTTGTGCATTTATTCCTGTAATAGGGTTAATAGCAGAAATTATAGCTGTACTATTCTACAGAACTTAATCTCTATTAAGAGATGAAATATTTCATTCATCACGGACTTGTATCAAGGATGCAAGAATGTCGGCAGTTAGCCCACTGTCGTATCGAAAAGGGCATCAACCGTAACCATAATGGAACGATTGTGAGCCATGCGACCTCCTGTTAAGGCTAAATTAGTCTATTCCACAGTCGCAAAAAAGGCTTTGATACTAACCACACTCAGCAAGTATCAGCGAGGTAAGCGCCCTCGGATCAAAGCTGGTGAATACATCAGAGTCTTTGGCAAATTGGTAAACATCTCAGAGATGCCTGCCTTTTTGAGAAATTAGCAAATTATTACTGTCTAGATCCAAATTATTTAAACTTGCTTTGAATGTAGCAGTCCCTGGATAATGGCTCATAAGACATACAATCTGGAGTCAATGTAGAACACAACTCATTAGTCTATCAGCTCGGTATACTTCGTGAGATACCAGTGCCAGCGTCACCCCTTTAATGCGGCAGATAGTTCTAATGGGAAGCAGTTAACTAAGTCAGATGCAGTAATTTTTAATAATTTATCACACAATCGCTAACATTTAATTACACAAATCATTATGCTTACCATTATTCCCAATTCAGGAAAAGCATCGCCGAAGATGCGTTTTGACCTCAACATGGACCTTAAAGGTTGTTCTTACAGCCACAAGGTCATCGCCAACCCCAAGACTAAGCAGCCTCTCTTTCAGGAGCTAATTGGCATTGACGAAACAAATACGGGGTTTCAGCGACTCTCCTACAACTGCAAGTTTTTTGCAGGAAAGAAGCCTATCTCCTACAAGAAATTCATGGAGAAAACATTCAACAACTACGTTCTGAACCAGGCCAAGAAGATGGCCAACTAAATCATCATTATCATGTCAAAAGCAAGAGGAGCAAGTGCAGCACGATCTGCACGACGTGGTACAAATATGTACAAAGTACGCCCCAGTAATGTAGGTAAAGGCAAACGATTCAGCCGTATACAGGTTATTTCCACGTGGGATACTCTGCATCATAAACCTATTATTACTAAGATTATCTATCACTTTAACGACCAGCACTATTAGTATATGACCATTGCTAAAGTAACTAAATACAAGGATTCTTCTGCCCGGAATGTATTCCGGGTGGGAGACCTTGTACAAAAGATTAACACTGGTGCAATAGTGTTAGTCACTCATCCTACTAACAAGAAGGGTAAATTTGGAGGTGTAGTAATAACTGTCGAGAACAACAGTAATGCTCTTATTGGAGCTCTTGGAGGTTATTCTCCTCTGGACTATCAACTTTTCTATGGATCTGTAACACTTAAATCTACGAGAGATGAGCAGAGTAAGTATTAGTCCTCATGATAAACCTAAGTTTAACATAGGAGATATTGTAACCTACAACTCAGCAGTTTTTATGGTTACAGATGAGTGTGAAGGTAAGGTTGACGTAGATGAAAGTGAGTTTATAGGAGTAGTATTATACACTGGTTATTCGGACTATCAGATCGGAGAAGTTAGTGTATTAGAAAAGAGTGCATTCTCTGCCTTTCATGGCACTATCACCATTAATTCTGATTTATAATGATTTGGATCGTTTTACTCCTTGCCCTGGTGGCAACATTTTGCTTCCTGGACAACTTGGTACAAACCTTAAACAACCCCAGGGATGTCTATGAACCTGGCTTAGGTACAACAGCAACCTATGAGAAGTACCAAAAGAAGAAGAATGCTCTGGCTATAGATCGCATGCTTTACATGTGGGTTGCAGCCTTGTTCTGGATGATATTCGTATGTCTTTCGAATTAGTATCCATACTAGCTTTAATTATTATCCCATTATTAGTACTATTACTTATGAGAGTAATAGATATTGTGATGGGATGGATTATTGCTTTTATTCTCAATCCTAAGAGTTTAATACTTACTCTTCTCGCTTCACATGAAAAAAATTCAGAATTTAGAGATAATGAGCATACCGCTCCTTAGCTCCTATCTAGCGAAGCATAAGAATGTCTTCACTAGAGATTGTGTTCTTCAAGACATCGGTCGATTTCTGACATTCCGTGAGTTGCAGTTCCTCCATAAGAATCATGGTATCAGTGATGCTGAACTGGGATTCTACATGGATATGAAAGCTCAAAATTCTTTCACGGAGAATCAGTTCAAGAAGATCCAGGAAATTCACGCAAATCTGAAGTAATCATGAATCTCACAGATCTCTTACTTTCCTGTCCTGTACTCTATCCCAGTACTAAGGATGGTGAAGGTAATATTCTGGTTACTGATGACCAGGATAATGACTATTCAGTTGGTGTAACCCTGGATTACCTGCCTGAAGATCACAAGTGGGTTGCATCCTACAGTGATTTTATCGAATCAACACCTACGTCTGACCCTGAAGCTGCTGTAGTAGATCTACAGAATAAGCTGAAGGTTAGAGGTCTCATGTAGGTATAAAGAAAGTGGTTGCTTGAAGCGTAACTAAGACAGCAACAGCCATTGGATAAATACGTAATTCATGAATGGCAGGTGAGGTGACGTAGCTACTGCAGGAAAATGGCAGAGTAGATTGAAAGAGCTCCTCTTGATAGCAACCTGAGGCAAGAAGCTAAATAGCTATCTTTTTATTAACTGGAGAGTTGTCCGAGTGGTTTATGGTGACAGTCTTGAAAACTGTTGTACGGCAACGTACCGGGGGTTCGAATCCCTCACTCTCCGCATATTGGGAGAAGTGGAAGTATTTAGTAATATTAACTATTTAACTTTCACTACTATGAAAACAATTTCTGAAGAATTTGAAAGACTTCTACGTGAAACTGCAAGAATCCAAGAAGAATGCTTAGCAGTAGCTGAAGAAATTAAGCAGTTACTCAAATCCTACAAGAGTAATTGTAACCACTCTGAGACCGAGGAGTGAAAAACTTGGTGAGTATAAACCAGTAGGTTTATTGCCTAGTAATGGCAAAGGGTTCCTATATACTATAAATAAAACCCTGAGATAATTACCAGCTAGTAACTGAGGATATATGTCGGTCTTATATCCTGAAGCACAAACACTTCCTTTCGAGGGGTAGGGTGTGAAAGCCCTACCCTTTTTAATGAAAAATACTGTAATTTATGAGAAAGATAGGAGAAGTTTTTAAACCTGCAGGCTGTAATACCTGGCTTAGAGTTGCAGAGGCACATCCAACTCTATGGTGCGTTGCAGCAGAAGATACTACAAATTATTGCATATTTAGGACAGGCACAGGCTGTATATGTACTGGGAACTATAGGAGAGATGCAGGTGGATGTGGTAGAGCTATAGGAGTAGGTCCTAGTATAATATTCCTAAGGACTATAGCTCCTATTGAGGTTACTACACTAGGTCCTCGAAAGTGTATCAAATGTCCTAATTCTGTAACTACAGTAGGTAAGGAATATGAATTAGAAGTTATAGTAGGAAGCAATAACTTTCGTTATATCGATGATATGGGAGAATATACCTATATTCTAAAAGAGGATATACATCTGTTCTTTGCACAACTTTAACAATCGGGCTCCCTTAGCTCAGTAGGATAGAGCAATGGATTTCTAATCCATGGGTCACAGGTTCGAATCCTGTAGGGAGTACAAACATTCAAATTTTACATTATGGAACAATCAATTACATTCCTTTGTAAGGATGCTGAAAAGCACCTTAAGAAATCAGAGATTCTGACTGACGAAGCTCAACAGTTGATTCTGGACTCAATTAAAGAAGAAGATCTTGCCCCTGACACCGAGTTAATCTTGGAGATTGACCTTAGTTATACATATGGTTGCGTTGCAAGACTTTTCATTAACAGTCCTGATGCACATGATGCACATGATGCATGTGACATAGGATATTACAAACTTCCTGACTGTTGGTATAAGTATTGTTCGAGCCACAATGTGGATCCTGATAACTTTGACTATCCTGCTGAATGGGCATCAGTATTTCTTCAACGTAACTAATATGGAACCTTATTTAGCAGAAGATGAACTTACTGATCAGGAATGTTTAGTATCTCTCGTTAGTATACTTAACACTCCTATTGGTAAGTGTAAACACAATGAAACTGTGAACTACTGTGTTAAAAGAGTCCTTAAAGCAATTGAAAACGGGGCTGTTTTAACTAAATAAACTCTTATGGGCTCGGATGGTGAAATAGGCAGACACGAGGGACTTTGAATTTAAACAAATGGATTATGGTTTATGAAAATTGTAGATTTTATGGACCATATTTAAATAAGAAGGATAATAGATTGAGATGTGTTGTAGTATTTCCTGATGGAGTAAAACGCACTATATCTTATCCTAAATATTTAATGGAGGTCCATTTGGATAGATATTTAGAAGGAGATGAAACTGTTGACCATATTGACGGAAATCCCTTAAATAATGAAATAAGCAATTTACAAATTTTGCCAAGAAAGTTACACTCATACCTTGACACTAAAAGGTATAGAGATGCAATAGTTACTTGCCAAATGTGTAAAAAGCCTTTTCTTTTAAAGGGATCTAAACTACATGATTATAACAGAGGTGACCGCAATCAAAGTGGTTATTTTTGTTCAAAACAATGTGTAGGTCGATATGGAAGGTTAATTCAACTTGGTTTAATAAAACCTACTACTGTGGACAGAGTAGTACCTAGTATCTATAAGGTAAAGAGTGCTCAGGAGGAAACTTCTGAAGTAGAAGTGGGCTAAAACGGTGAATGTGTCAGCCTTATAAATGACAAGAACGCCGTGCTAAATTGAGTAAAACTCATAAATGTGTAGAGACTATATACCCACAACCTAAGTCAAGAGATATGGTTATAACATAGTCCGAGTATTTATATGTCACAATAAATACTTGAAAATCCCTTGATCAGTAATGATCGTGCGGGTTCGATCCCCGCTTCGAGTACAACTTATTGTACTATAAGTTCTGTCAATGTTTCAAATTTCTTACCCTGGGTTAGCTGTGAAGCTTGTCCCAGGTTTTTAACCAGAAACTCTTTTTAACTTATATAAGTTATGAAAATTTATCAAAAGACCAAATTCCACCAGAGTGGAAAGGTAGTAGTCTGTGTCATGACTGCTCACGTAAAGACCATGGGATTGAACTACAGCGCAGGTACTGTACGTGGTATTGCGCGATGTGCTCCTGAAGATCAATTTGACCTTAAGAAAGGTCAGATGATTGCAGAGTCGAAGGCTACTCAGAAGATGTACAATCGCATCGGTGCGAACATGAACAAAGCTCTTAAGGTTACTGTCCAAGATCTCGATGAAATCAAGAGTGAACTTGCAAAACTTGCCAGCATGAAGGATGCCGAAGAGCGTCATTTCGATGAAATTTGTCACTGAAAAATAACTCTCGAACAATTCTAGTAATAACCACTCTTAGGACAGGAGTATAACTTGTCCTACCTGCGGGTGTGGTGAAATGGCAGCCACGCTAGACTTAGGATCTAGTGGAGAAATCCGTGGAGGTTCGAATCCTCTCACCCGCACTATTATTAACTAACACACAAGATGCATTTATATGTAAGAATCATTCTACTCTGGATTATACTCTGGGGTATCCCCTACATTAGCCTTAAAATCCAATGGAAATGTTACAAAGCTAGTGATGGACACATAATTTACAAATATTGGAAAGAAGATAAGGCTGCTTATGAGATATTTATAGCTATATTTAGTATAGGTTTAATACTTATAGGTTTAGCTGCATTCATGTTCTTCCTCCTATGGTTCTTTCCTGAATTTGAAGAGTTCGGCCAATAATATAATTACCTACTTTCGAAGGTACTTACTAATTGAAAGGATTCTCCAGTAATGGGAGCGAATCCAGGTAGGTGTACATGGTATGACCCGTTAATTAGAGTCTGATTCCACAGACGTTAAGTATTGTAGATTATATCAGAGAGAGAGTTCTTCTACTATAGATTACAGGTCTTGAGATATACCAGTTGGAAAATGCTGGAGTGGGTAATTTTTAATAGATCTAATTATGAGAACTTGGTTTTGTAAAGATACACAAAGATGGGTATCAGAAATTCCGCGTGCCTTTTGGTTAGGAATATACGATTATAAAACTGGAGAGAAATTATATAGTGATGACACTATATACAGTGCTAACCCATTTTTGAGAAGTCTCAATAAAGATCTTTACATAAAGGTGACTAATCTTCTAAATGACTATAGTAAGTCAGAATTTGGTAGAGGCAGATTTTACATGCCAAGACTCACTTTTCCTCCATATACTAAATATAATAAATAGAAATTATGAAACTAAAAGGAATCGAAATCAAACCAGGAATGGTTATAATCACTAAGAGTGCAAGGTATGTTACATTCCCTACAGGGATGTCTGACTATCCTATAGCATTCGCTAACATCACAGCAGGAGAATAGACTTATAACATAACTGAGGCACTTGTAGAGAAGATCTATGATCTTATTACAGATTGGGTGTTAGATTCAGGTAAACTCCTATGGTCACAAAAATGGAACAGGGAGATCACTATGAGCGAGATTGCTGAGAAGTTCAGTATTCCTGTTGAACACTTACGAATTAAAAAGGAATAAATCTCTCGCTCCTTCTAAATGGAGAGTGAATGCTGAAAGAAGACGTAAGTTGGGTAATTTTTAAACTAAACAGTTTTATGAAAGTAGATTTTTCGAAAGTAAAGTATGACAATCCGTGTTTGTCATGCTCTCATACAGACATTATGTACTGTCACAACTGTATCCACTATCTGGGTAGGTACCGTAAAAAGGTCTAATCTATGAGCAAATTATACGACGCACTTCAAGATCAGTTAAAGACTGAGCATAAGAAGGAAGCTGAAGATTGTATTAAAATATACAATGTACTGAAAGCTATAAGTAGAGAAAAATATGGTGAGGAACATGTACGGTCTTCAGACTGGAATGTCCTAACTACTACTATGCTTGTTGGGAGTTATCCTAATGTAAGAAAGATGTACAAACCAAGCCCTATAGGAAAAGTATTTCTTATTGGAATATTATTCGATGAATCAGGAGAAATAAAGCTATGAAAATGCAAAATACATATAAAGGATATTGGAGTATTGTTAAGGGCAAGACGCGGATTCTTGTACATCCTGGTCAGAGTAATCCTTACAAACCCCACATCCTTTATCTACAACACAGATCCTCCTTGCAAGAGTAAAGTAGATTTCTACGAGATTAGGAAAGCTGTTAGATCTCTATATACAGAAGAATAACTTTTTGAATACTTTTATAGCATTGCACAATGAATCTGGAAACATACGCTAAAGCTACAGAGCTTTTAGAAGAGATTAAAGAGATAGAGCATATAGTACGCCTCTTAGAAACTGCAGAAAATCACCGCCTCCTCTGTAATCCACGTGATAAATCAACTATACAAATATCAGTATCAGACAAACTTAGAGAAGCCTTAACTACACTGCTAACAGGTGAGAAGAAACAGCTTGAGAAAGAGTTTAAAGAATTGTAATTAAGTCAAAAAAATGTAAACATGTACTCAATTTATTACAAAGGAAAGGAATATGAAGTCTCAGAGAAGCTATTCCTTAATATATGTTTATGTATGCTTCAATTTGAGCAAGCGTCTATCATTGATAAGCCTGACCTTATCGAAGCTTTCCAAGAAAGATGTGTTCCTGAGATTCTTAAATCTCCTGATTTTGATTACTCAAGATTAGAAGATGAGAGTCTTGAAGGTGTAATTGATACAACCCCAATTTGCGAATGAAAATCAAGTTCAATAACAACAAGAAATACTGGTATAAACCAGGGAAAATTTAATAGGCATAGAGTATGGTGCTCTACGCCCTATTATTCAACTCCAGAGTAAACAGGGAGTATAAATAAAGGTTGCCTCGGTAGATAGAGATTATCTATAATAGCTTTCAGGCTTAAGTAAAAGACCAAGTGAATCTTAGTGAGTAATGATTATTACAAAGCAGCTCAGCCAAAGCATTAAATGAGTAACGATGCTACCAGGTGAGTTAGGTGAAATTCCTACAACAGATGATGCTACGAATTGTAATGATATAACCTGGATCATTAAGTACTTGCCCAAATCGAGAGTCATATTTTTCATCTCCTCAATGACTTGGTAAGAGAGGAGATTTTTATTACTAAAGTAGTGAGCTTGGAGGTAGCTATCTTTAATGAGTAGATGAGTAGCAGTATGTGGTGAGGTATAAGTTTCACAGTTTACTCCTCAAATAAAAACTGTAGGTATACTTAAATAATGGTGAAAGACTAGACTCGAAGTCAGGAATCTGAAATATAAGAGTAAGTAGCTAGTGAAGTCAAGTTAAGAACCTGAAAAGCCGCAGCTGGATTCCCTACAATGAAGGTAAGTTAATGACTTACGGTACTATAACTAGCAATACTTATAGTACTTCTTTAGGTGTAACAACACGCTTTAGTAATATCTAGACTATAGGAGTTTGATCGCTCCTATAGTCACCGTTTGCTTCAGAGGCTTAAGTCATACTAAGTAAATCTTGCCTGAATCTAATAAGCTGGAGTTCGAACCTATTCAATGACTTAGTAAAGAGAATAGGATTTTTATATAGTATATGAAAGAAATCAAAGAATATCAAGTGTTAGGAATAGGATTTTTAGCGATAGCTATTCTTGCAGGGTTAATCCTAATTCTTATGTAGTTTTTATTTTAGGGCCTATAGTTAAAAGCTTTAAAAAGCTATTTCGTATTATTGTCAAATTAGATGTATAATGGCTAAAGAGTATACAGATCTTTGTGCATTTAAGAGATTCCTTAAATCTCACAAAATTTTTAATGAGTATAAGAAGGAACTAAGGAAACAGCATCCTCATGGATACTGGTCGAAAGAAATATCTGCACAAAGTAAAAAACATCCTACAGGGCTATATGATATCATCGGCTGTAGCCTAAATTGGATGAGCATTAGTGAATTCGAGGATCCTCCAAAAATCAATAGAGCGTGGAATAATTACTGGTTAGATCATTGTAGCATACGCTATTGGAAGAAATTCAGTAGCAGATTCCCTGACTATATGATACGAGAATTACATAACAGAGGAAAAATAAGATGACATCATTTGCAAATCATTTAATCATTGCTACCTATATAGGTAAAAATGAACATACTTTTAAGGTAGGAAGTAGTTATCTATTGAGGGTAGAATTCAGAGGCACAGGAATGTATCCTATAAATGTCGTCTTAGACTATGCTCAACATTATACTTCTGTACCTTACAGGACTATTATAGACTTTTTAAAAGAATGGACTGAGATAGTTACTGTCATAGATCCTAAACTCGTTGAAAAGAGCTCTAAAGTACTTTATATCGACGATTCTGGGGACTCAGAGCTTCCTTTTGACCAGGAGGATGATGAAATCCTTAAAGACTATCGGAATCCTAAATCTAGCCTGCCTTCATTAGTTATGGATAAACCTTCCACAGATCTTGTGAGAATTCATGGGAAAATAGTCCTATCTAATGGTGCATGGGTATGTGACAAATGCCGGCAGGTGAACTTCGATCCCTCAGCTGAAAGGTGCAAATGCTGTGGTGGTAAAAGAATCTTATTCGATGAGTAGAGTATTCTTTGCAGCAGATATGCACTTCGGACATGATCGCTTAGCTATAAATAGAAGGAGAATGGATCCTACATATCATAATGAACTTATCATTGACAATTGGAATAAGACTGTCAAAAAGAATGATCTTGTGATTATGGTAGGAGACCTAACCTTTGAAGCACCTGAGCTTATTCCTATGTATCTATCGAAACTTCACGGAAATAAGCTTCTTGTAGCAGGTAATCACGATACAACACAATGCTGTGATGTAGTCCGCAGTTTAGGAATAAGAGTAGTAGGATGTATGAAGTATAAAGGATTTTTTGTATCCCACATACCTATTCATCCCCTGGAATTTTCATTCAGTCCTAAGGTTCGTGGAAATATACACGGCCATATTCATGATAGAGTTATCATGGATCCGAGATATTTTAATGTATCTATGGACAGAATAGATTTTACTCCGATACTCTTTGATGATATAGAACAAGCAATTATTTTAGCCAAATCAAACCTCATTTAAAATGTCAGAAATTTACTGGATTTCTCGATTAGACTACATTTGTAATCTATTCATTGCGCTCTCCATAATCTTTGGAACAATAGTAGCTGTAGGAGGATTTACTCTCGTAGTTTCGGATAGGTCAGATAATGACTATCCTACTATGCTCAAGATAGTAAAGAGATCAACCTTGATATTAGGATTTTCTTTACTTGGAGTTATATTTCTTCCTAACACAAAGCAAGCCTATATGATTTGGGGACTTGGAGGAACTATAGATTATATCAAGAGTAACGAAACTGTTCAAAAACTGCCTGATAAAACTATCCAATGTTTGGATAAGTTTCTCGATAAATACCTCAACGAAGAAGATTCAACTCACAATCGATAGTTATGAGCCTCATAGGTAAAATCTTTAAGCTCCCTGCAAATCGTCAGAGAGCTCATGATGAGTACTTTAAAGTAGAACGTGAGAACTTTGGTATTCTCGTATGCACAATGTTAGTTCCTGACAGACCTCATCACAAGATAACTAATCTTGTATGTGATCCTTCAGAACTTCAGAATGCAGAAGAAATCACTACTAAGGAGTACTTAGAAGCTATGGAGAAGACTGCATAGTCAGGATGCGGTGTAGTGTAACGGTAACACACATCACTTTGGATGATGTATTTCAGGTTCAAATCCTGACATCGCAACAATTATTAACTAATAATAATATTATTATGAAGTACAAGAAATGGACTGAAAAACGCTGTATTGAGATTATTAAAGTAATGAATCAATTTCCTGATAATCTTACTGCAGGATTTGAAGAATGTGCTAAAAAGTTTGGAGGAACTCCTCTCTATTATAACACATCGTGGTACAAAAGTGGGCATGCCCTCTGTAAATTACGCAAGAAAATGAATAGCCTCGTTTGTACAACTCTGTCGACTACGAGCCCGAACTACAAGAATTCTCCCAGAGTTAATGGAAAATTTCGCTCCGAGAGAGCTGAACGAATAGTGCCCACTACAGCAGAATTCTTCAAAGGATGGATATCTAGCTGTACTAAAGTCTTTCAGTAATGATACCTAAAAAGATTCTTGTAGACCTTACTGAGTATGAATTAACAATACTCATTTGGTGTTTAGAAGAGTGTGGAAGGGCTTATACTGAAAGTGCAGATACCTTACAGACAAAGCTAAGAAATCTTCGCAGTGTTGTTCAGACACAACCTAACTTAGAGGAATAGCAATACTCTTAACATTTATAATTATGGCAATTACACGCAAAATTGGAGAGGTCTTTACGATAACAGACCCTTACTATCCATACAACACAGTATGCCTCAAAGTAAAATTGGGGAGTAGGTGTGATGAATGCTTCTTTTATAAACATTCTCTTTATAATACTTGTAATAAACCTCTCAAAGGAACAGGCTTCTGTAGTGCATCCTGTAGATCTGATAACAGAGAAGCTATATTTGTACAAGTTGCAAATAGTGTACCTGAGGATAAGACAACTATATCACAACCGAGCTGTGTCTTTTGTAGAGAAGTAAAGGAACTGAAGTATGATCTAAGTCGAGGTATTTCAACAATCTGCTCAGTACAAGGTCACCTTCCTGACGAGTTTACTATTCATCGACGATATTACTTCAAATATTGTCCAATATGCGGTAAAAAACTGTAACTATGTCACTATCTATAGTAGAAAGAAAAATTGGGGAAGCATTCACATGTAAAGTACGCGGAACCCCTAAAAAAATAGTAGTTTACCCAGCTACTAAAGAAGGTGGTTGTGAAGGCTGTATTTTCCGAGGGCACGAGCCTAATCTTCAATGTACCATCTTAGAATATGATACAGGACCTTGTGATGCAGATCAGCGAGTAGATCATAAGAATGTCATCTTCAAAGAACTGATTCCTGATCAGTTTGAACTCATGAGGACTATAATTTGCAGGTTAGCCTTAGAGTGGTGTTTAACTCAAATTAGTAGAAGACAATTCTACCAAGGGGTGTATATAGTGACTAAGAATCTATATCCTATGGAGATGAATATTATTCGAAATTCACCTGCAAATATCCTCAGGAATAAGAATAATCTCACTCCTTTCTGGAATAAATTACGTGAATTAATTCAAAAGAAAATGAAGCCTATTACTGTCAAGGACATGATTGAGTATCTGGGGACATTAGCTCCAGATTACGAGCTCCATTGCTTCAACGATGGAGAGCCTATCAGAGTTAAAGACTCTACTACTGACCACGAGAAGAAGATCGTGGAGCTCCAGTTTGAATAGGTAAAGGTGCTAGTGTAGCTTAATGGCAGAGCAGCTGATTTGTAATCAGCAGGTTGGGGGTTCGAGTCCCTTCACTAGCTCTTCAAATCACCATATGATGAAAGCTATACCTAAGATCGTAGGAGTAATCCTATTTTGTGGGCTTACAACGAAGCCTGCAAACGTTCTCAACAGAGGCAGTACTGATGAGTATTCAGATACCTTAGTGCCTAAGTTTGAGATACCGCAAGAGCTTACAGTATGTGCTGTAAAGCAAGCTTGTATATACTATAACCTCCTTCATCCAGAGATTGTAGTAGCTCAATCTATATTAGAAACAGGTTATTATACCTCAAGAGTCTGCAAGGATTACAACAATATACTTGGACTCTATGATTCTGCCAATAAGGACTATTTCAAGTTCGAAAATTGGTGGGATTCTGTAGAAGGATATAAAAACTTAGTTCAGTATAAATTAGGCAAAGATTCCTGCACAGTAGAAGAATATTACACTTTTTTAAGAGAACTGCCGTATGCAACGGACCCAGAGTACATTAACAAAATTCATACTATTGTTAGTAGGCATCAAAACACGGATGAAATATAACTTCACAGCTATGAGATGGTTAATTCATTACTTACGACAGGTATTCTGCAAACATACCTTTGTACAAGTGGAGACAGTAGAATACAAGAATCAGAAGGGATTTGTAGTTGTTGAGCATAATAATTACATATGCTCAAAGTGCTTATATGTTCGTCATGTAAAAATTAAGTAATGATTCCACTGATAGTATTTTTAGGAATAGCTTTACTTTGGGTAACAGGAGCTATTATAGCTATGTGTGGAGGAGATCCCTCCCCAAGAAAGCTTAACAAGTGGTTTCGAAAAGCTCCACATCACCTTAAAGAACAAGCTACTGGGATTTATAGAGGCTACTACAATGCTGGAAATGATTTTGAAGAATGGGACTATGTATGCCTTATTAAATGGCGCACAATGTCCTATAGAGACAAAATTATAGGCTATAGGAAAGCTATCAAAAGTCAGTCTCTGTCCCAAGTTACTCCTTATCGTAGGGATAACTTCAATTCATATGGAAGTGAATAACTGCTGAATGAATAAATTACAAGCAACCTTAGCAGAATTCCAAGGAAAGCTGCTAATTCCCCTCAACTATCAGACGTACAATTCGTCGCGTGTTGAGATGATACCCCCTGAGGGGTATATGTACATTGTAGTCCAAGTGACTGAAAACTCTGTACAAATCCCGAGTGTCCAATTTGAGATTTCTAAAAGAGATCTTATGAGGTCTATGAATCGGGATAAAGACTCTCGAATCCCGCTGGTTATATTTCTGGCAAGATTCATTCAAAGTATCCCTGAACTTCTTAAAATTTGTAAGTATCACCGCTTAGGTTATGATACCAGCAAGTATGAGAAACAGCCCTCCCTAAGTGAAGGGCCGTGGGTTGATCGTAAACGAGAGGAAGCGTTTATTATCAAAATTCTAAAGAAGAAACGGGATTGGAAGCACCTCAGAGAATATTTCAATGAGTTGAATGCTAAGAGAATGAAGTTTAAAAGAAAGTAGCTATGCAAATTATTGTGACAGTGAACTTGCCTGTAGCATTTAGTTTGGGCAAAGAGGGTAAAGCATGTTATCGAAAAACTATCGTTGGAGATGATGTGCTAAGATACCAGATGAATAGGTCTGTAGATGATCGCCCTGCATGGATCCTAGACCCTAAAACCTGGAAGAAAATGAGTCCTCAAGATAAGTTAAGAGCCTTCGTAGAGACTTTTAATTTAGGCTGGGGAGTAAGTTACGAATGTGTAGAGTAACTGAAGAAACTAATTAGATGATAAGTACATTCAATGGACATAACTATTAAGGAGAAAGCGTACGAATCACAAAACCTATCCTTTAACCAAACTTGTTACTTATTATCTCTAAGGAATAGAATTACTAAGAGTGAGTTTCAGGAACTCCTGGATAAGCGTTATATCTTCATTAAGGATCACATGATTCAACTAAATGGTAAGGGATATAATGCTATTACGGAAGCAATGAGACTTTCTCGTATTGTTACAACCAATGAAGATGATGTCAAGGCTTTAGCTAAACAAATGGCTGAGAAATTTCCTGCGGGAAAGAAAATTGGCACCAACAAATATTGGAGAAGTAATTCTGCTCTTGTAGTAAAGAAGCTAACTAGCTTTTTGAAGAGATATGGTGAGTTTCCATCGGAAACTATCCTTGAGGCTACTGATGCCTATGTCAAAAGTTTTGGAATTGATACTTCCCTGATGCGAATTCTACCATATTTCATTGAGAAAGATGGCGAATCTGATCTGTTAACTACTATCGAGAATCTCGAAAATCGTGGTGATGATGGAACAGCATTTGCTGAAACTATTCTTTAATGAGCATATTTGATAGAGTATTTCAGGACTTAATACAGCGTAAGGAAAGGATCTCTAAAGGTCTCCTAAACTGTATACCATGTCCATTTCCAAGATTTAGAGAAGTATTTCCTGGTATTGAACAAGGCAAGTTCTTGTTATTTTCAGCAAATAGTAAAATTGGGAAAACTCAGATAGCAGATAGTATGTGCTTATATGAACCACTATTTTATGCTATAGAACATGATAACATTCACGTTCGTTGGCATTATTTTAGCTGGGAGATGTCTGCAGAACAAAAGTATAGGCAATTCATTTGTCATCTTTTATACAGATTATCTGATGGTAACATTCATATAGATACTAAACAATTACGTTCTGTAGATATAAATAAACCACTGCCTGATGAAATTTTACAATTATTACAAGAAGATAAATACCAAAAATATATTCGATATTTTGAGGAACATGTAACAATTATTGATGATATTCGAAATCCGACTGGAATAAAAATTTACCTTGAGGAATATGCTGAAAAAAATGGTAAGATACATTTTACGACAAAAACTTTTTATGATAATCAAGGTACAGAAAAATTCTCACGTAAGATTTTCGATTATTATGAACCTGATGATCCTGAACTTTATAATATAGTAATCTTTGATCATATATCTCTTATTTCTTTAGAAAAGGGATTAAATCTTAGAGATACTATAGAAATGTTCTCAAATAAGCATCTTGTATATTTACGAAACAGATTTAATTACACTTTCGTAGTTATCCAGCAGCAAGCAGCATCTCAAGAGTCCAATGAGAATTTTAAAATGGATAAATTGAGACCTACGGCGGATGGATTAGGAGATTGTAAAACAACGTTTAGGGATGCTGACTTATTCTTTGGATTATATTCTCCGTATAGATACAAGATAGCGGAATATCTAGGTTATGACATCAAATTCTTTAAGGATAATATAAGATTCTTAGAGCTTATTGGTGGACGTGAGGGTGGAGGAGGAAATGTATGTCCTCTCTACTTTGATGGTGCAGTAAATTTCTTTAAAGAACTTCCTCTCCCAAAGGATGAGAAAGGTTTAGCAAAGGTATACTCATTATTAAGGTCCCTCAGAGGTGGTGGAGCTTTAGTTGCAACAACTCTTAGCTCTCTTCATTCCAAATTTAAACTTTATGGCAAAAGTAGTAGGAATCTTTGGCTTTTCTGGAGATGGAAAGACTACTAGTACTATCATTAATCCTGATGGTTCTATAGATCTGTCTGCTGAAGGTTACAAAGGGATCGATCCTAAGAGTCATGGTATTCTTAATATCGATCAAAAAGCACTCCCCTTCCCTGCATCATTAACAAAACAATGGTGTAGCGCGAATAAGAACTATAGAGAGACTTGTGATATTGACACAATCATCAAGACTCTTAAAGCATGGGCACAAGATCCCAATATTAAATCTTGTAGTGTTGACACTATTAATAGTTATATCACATTTAAGGAAATGCTAGACCGTCGTAAGATGAGTTTTGACGCATGGAGAGACATGGCAATTGATATTGTAGATCTTATCAATACAGCAAATGTTATTCTACGTGATGACCAGATATGTTATATTATGGGTCATGTAGAATTAATAACTGATATTGATGGAGTAGATCGCAAAGCACTTGCTACATCAGGTAAAAAGCTGAAGAAGATTTTTCCTGAGTCAATGCTCCCTATAGTATTATTTACTCGTATAGAACCTGGTCTTGAAGGAGATAACAAATACTACTTCGAGACTAAGGCAAACCACAGTTCTGGCAAAACTCCTCTCGGAATGTTTAAGGATTTCTTAATCCCCAACTCTCTGAAATTGGTAGATCAAACAATTCGGGAATATTATGATATGAAATAGCTATGGTTAACATTCAGAAGATGCTTGAAAATTCCAAGAAGCCTTACTTAACTAAGTTAGGTACTTTGGAAAAGAAGAAAGCTGCATTTCTTGAAAAGATTGATTCTGATATAAAAGAAGTGACAGCTAGACTTGAATCTATAGATAGTGCAATCGAAGCTCTCAATGGCTCACTGACTACTAAGATCAAGGAAGCTCCTGAGGAGCAAATTGTGGACCAAGAAATTGATCCTTTCGAAATTAAAGTAGATGACAATGAATAAGAAAGAACTCGTATTGATGGCTATTGCTGCAGGTAAGCCTGTTGCTGAAGGTAATGCATTTCCTGTGTACACTGGTGTGGTACCGATGAAAATTATTGCTATTAACCCTAACAAGAAGGAGTTGGAAGCAATCTATGGAAGACCCTTTGAGAACGATCCTGAGTATCTCGGTGTAGATCCTCGAACTGGTATTAAGCGTCTTCGTATAGATTTCATTGGTAAAACTATTCCTGAGAAATGTAATGGTATCGAGATGACTACTCGTATCACTACGTGGGTAAGTGATGCTGTTCAGTATAATGCTGACAAGTCTAAGGTTAAGGTAATTAATCCGTATGGACAAACAACATGGCTCACTAAGGAAGAATTCAAGGAGAAGCGTTTACCTGATAATGTGCCTGCATCCATGTTCCTAATGGAGGACCCCCGCCCGTGTCTCATAGGTGAGGAAAGACTTATGCGAATAGTGCAAGCCTCAGTAAATATTCCCAGAGTTGTAGCAGATTTTGCTACTGGGGAGCTTATCAAGAATAAAGCCGATGCTAGCTGTAGATTTGATACCCTCAAAGATATGATAGGCAAAGGAAACCTTGTTGAGCTGAAGAGTATTATTCCGGCTATGAAGCTTTTCAAGATGGGTGCTGGAGCCAGAACTACGGATGATAATCGTGTCTATCAGGACTGGTTCATAGACTATCCTATGAAGGGAGGATCTAATGACATGAAGTATTATGATGCTGCCCTAAAGAAAGCTAAAGCCAATGGTGCTTATCCCAACACAGACTTTGGTGATATGCCTTATGAAGTTCAAGAATACGTAGTTAAACCTACGAACTTGAGAGCTGCAGTAGCAGAAGTACCTGTAGCAGTAGGTATGGATGATGACTTAGAAGCTGACTGGTAATGGCTATAGCGAGAGGGAAAGTAGTTGATGTTAAAGAAGAGGTCTTTTCGAAAGTCTCTGAAAGCGATATCCTATATTTCTATCTCGGAATAACACATTTGCCAATAGTAATTTGTAGCCCTTTGAGGAAGGATACTAATCCTTCCTTGGGGTTACATTACAACAAAAGTGGTCATATAGTATATAAGGATTTTGCTACTGGGGAAGGAGGATCTTTGTATACTCTCCTTATGAAAATACTTAATTTATCATTTGGAGAGCTTATGGAGAATATCTATTTAAACCTCGTAGAATCGACTAACTGCACTACTAGTACTCCTATATTACAATATGATAGAAAGAGTACTAAATCGGCTAAAAAGCCCTCTGTCGTGGATATTCAGGTTGCCCTTAGACCTTGGAAGTCTTGGGACAGAGAATACTGGAGTTCTTATGGTATAACCAAAGAATTTCTTAAGTTCGGAAAAGTTTTTCCCGTAAGTCACATCTTCCTAATACGAGAAGATGAGTCCTGTACTTCTGTACCAGCAGAAAAACATGCTTATGTATACATTGAAGAGAAAGATAACAAGATTTCTCTGAAAGTTTATCAGCCATTTAGTAAAGACTATAAGTGGATAAATAAGCATACTTCTGATGTGTGGGATTTATGGCAACAGTTACCACTGACTGGAGATTACCTTATTATTACTAGCTCCCGAAAAGATGCTTTGTGTATATGGTGTAATACAGGAATTCCTGCCTGTAGTCTTCAAGCAGAATCATATCTCCCTAAAGAAAGTGTTATCAATGAGTTAAAAGGTAGGTTCAAGAATATCTTTATACTCTATGATAATGATTTCAGTAAACCTGTGAATCATGGTAGGGAATATGGTAAAACTCTTGCTAGTACCTTCGGATTACCACAGATTGAGCTGCCTGAAGAACTTGGTGCTAAAGATAGCTCTGATCTATATCAGTTACATGGTAGAGAAGTTTTAAGGGACACAATATTTAAATTAACTGGTTATGAACAAGATCAAACTTGCCCGTTTTGATGATCCGAAGTGGACATATAAGCAATTGTGTAAGTATGCTCTCAAGTATAGGAAAATGCTTGCTAGCAAGGCGATTTCTTATCGTAACAAAGATAAACTCGCAGAAGCAATAGAGGTAAATTATGTGTATGAAACTCTTTACCGGTACAATTCAATTCCCCGGTATTTACTCATTAAGAGATTAAAAGAAGCTCAAAAGTTGTTGTACAAATAAAATCTAAGTAGGTATCATTCCTATGTTCTATCTAAAAATTCGTTCTAAAAATCACACTGCGAATGGTCTTCGTAGAGTGATCAGGAGTACTAAAAGAGCCCTTCTGAGGCTTGGAAGCACAACTCCTACAGCGGTAGTTTTCCCGTATTTACGCCCAGGAACTGAGGTCCTTGAGCTGAACTCTGTAGACGCATGTAAAATCTCAGGTAACAAAACTTTGATGAAGCAAGCTTTTGATGAAGCACAAGTTACCTCCTCTGAATGGGGCCCTGTAAATGAAGAATGGGATAAATTCCCTGCGATCATTAAACATAACCATTCAAGTAAAGGGAATGGTATCTACTACATCAAAGATCAAGAAGCTCTACGAGATTGGTTAGGATCTCATAATCCTGCTAATCACATCATAGAGAAGTATTACACGTACAACCGTGAATACCGACTTCATGTAACTAAGGATGGGTATTTCTATACCTGTCGGAAGATGCTTCGGAGAGATGCAGAAGAACGTTGGCATCGTCATGATAATAACAGTGTATGGATTGTCGAGGAAAATCCTCAATTCGATAAACCTACTAACTGGGATGCTATCGTAGCAGAATGTGTCAAAGCCCTCAACGCTGTAGGATTAGATATTGCTGCTATTGATGTCAAAGTTCAATCTGCTGATAAAGGTCAGGATCCTAAGTTTATCATCCTGGAAACAAACAGTGCACCCTCGTTGGGTGAAAGAACCACAGAAGAATATATCAACAAGTTAACACAAATCGTAAATGCCTAATACTATTCTTACAGGTACTGCTCTCTGCTGTGAGGCAGCAATTTCGGTGAAAGTGCTTAAGGGAGATGGGAGCAAATCCCCTTCGTATAACTACGAGCTACACAATAAGCCTTGCTTTGGAATATATTTTAACAGTGCTCCCAATAGCAATGGTCGAACTAAGACTTTAGTGGATATCAAAGCAGATGTCTATCAATATATTGATCAAGACATGTTAGTTAAAAATCATGAAAATAACTACTGTTCTCTGGCTCCTGATCAACTGCATAAGTACCACCGAGAGCTCGAATTTGTGTTCGCTAAGTATTCTTCTAAAGAAGATACGGGAGTAAAACTTTCTGTAGAGGAGACTACAAGGTTGTATGATATGGATCGATGCAAGGACGGAGTTCTTTGTCCTGCTATTAAGATCCATGTAGAAGCTAAGAAGATGAGTGCATATCAGTTTCTGTGTCTTCTTACTCTCATCAGATGTTCTTCTGAATATCCGAATGCTCTACTACTCAAAGAATGTTTTAACCTTCAAGAGAAAGGGTATTTCAGGGAGTTCTCTATCATGAGTCTCTTTGCTCTGCTGCAAAATCGTCTGCAATATTCTTACGACCAAGGACCTATACAGTGGGTAGAGGATAGCAGACACTATTTCTACAAACCCTCGTGTCTAGAATTCCTTCAGAAGAGAATAATGTGTAATTCTGCAGCTTATGTAGATACAAACTACAAGGTTCAGAATTTCTATGAAGTAGTTGAAAGAGGTCCTAGGAATAAGAGCAAATTTGTTTTGCCCAAATACACAATGGGCGGAGGTGATGCGACTGGTAAAGAAAAGCTCTTTGATACGAATGCAATCATCACAACTATCTTTGATGGAGACGTTCCAGAAGATCATGTAGAATGTTTTAAGAATATTCTAGCAGCTATCAAAGGCCAGTTTCCTAAACTGAAAGTGGACTATCCTCAAGAGTTAAAATCTTAGTATATGACCTTAGAAGAAATCCAAAGGCTTAATGTAGGATTACTGAATTTGAGGGCAAATTATTCTGTAGTTCTAGTAAAGGATAACAAACTATGTCGTAGAACCTTTAAGAATAGCGATGCTTGCTTCTCAAGTTCGTGGGCCTATATAAAAAACTCAAACTCTCCCAAAGAGTATGATAAGGTTAGAATACGCATTAGTGCTTGTACGGATGCTAATATTAATATATTATTTGAGCAGGATAACCTAGTGTGCCTTAAGGAAGTTCAAGTTATAGAGTGGCTAGATCACCTGTGTGAAATATTTAGTAAATATAGTTTAACGTATAAAATTATACCAGCTACTATATATACAGGCTATGAGTATCATACAGGTGATGCTCTTAAAGGGATACACATAGTAGTTAAAGCTCAAAATATTCCAGGATTCTATGTCAAATGGATAATGAGCTATGTCAGACTAATATATGAAAGTTCGACTTCGCTAGTGTTAAGAGAAACTTTTACTCTGCGAAATCTTATTCCAGAGTTAAAATATCTCCCACTTCTATCAGCATTCATGTTTGTGAATACAACAGGAAGGGATACTCATGCGTTTACTGCAATGGTAACACGAACAGCTATGCAGCCCAAAACATGCATATTTACTCCCAGAACGTTGAAGAGTATCCAAAAAGTAGTAAATGCACATAACTTTCCTGATCCTACTGTATACATAGATAAATGGCATGAGGAAGTATTTCTTCCTAGAAGCGTCTCTTATGAATCCGCTGAAAACCTAAGCTTTAGGGAAATGGCAAATAAGATATGGTACACTATATCACATACTGATGCACCTAAAACGAATGAGCTAGGACACTTTAGATTCAACGAGCCAATATATGTCAGAAAGTATGTATTTCAGGATAAGATTCCTGAATCTATTGTAGATCTCTACAAAGCAATGTACAAAAAAATTTGTCCTTACATCAATTAGTTACATGAGAAAACCTATCAAAGTTTATGTTGTTGGCCATGATTGGTGCAACATCACAAGCTTTTTATTGTTTGACTTCGAGAAAGTTGATAATATTAAAGAAGCTGATATCGTAATGTTTACGGGAGGAGAGGATATTAATCCTGCCCTTTATGGAGATGTTCCTCACCCCACAACTCATTTCTCGAACAGAGATGACATGGAGGTATTAGCTTTCAAAGATGCTCCTAAAGAAGCCCTGCTTATTGGAGGCTGTAGAGGTGCTCAACTTTTAACAGCCCTCAGTGGTGGTAAGCTTTTCCAGCACGTTACTGGCCATAGTGGAAGTACTGGAGTTCATAATATTACAGCATCTGATAATCGCACAGTGAGGATTACCTCCTGTCATCATCAGATGATGAATCCCTATGATCTTCCTGAAGAAGACTATGAGCTGCTAGCCTGGTCTACTGTAAACCTGAGCTCAGCATATTGTATCGGAGCAGGTCCGGTAGAAGTTCCGCAAAACTTCAAAGAACCTGAGATTGTCTATTATCCTAAGACACGTGCTTTATGCATTCAAGGACATCCCGAATGGATGCCTAAGGATCAACCTGTAATTGCATATATTAACGAACTTATTGAAAAGTATCTGTAATGAAAATTAAAGAATTTTTAATCGGCTCAGATCCTGAGCTGTTCATCGTAGACAAATCTAAGGATAATAAGATTATCTCTTCCATTGGGTTGATTCCCGGTGTTAAGGGACATGCCTACAAACCTGCAGAGCTTCCTGAAGGATTTGGCCTGCAGATTGACAATATCCTCGCGGAGTTTAATATTCCTCCTACGTGTTATAAGGAGGATTTTATAGCTCACATGATGGTCATGAAAGACTATATTCGAGACTATGTGAAATCTAAGAATCCGAATTATGATATCTGTTGCAAAGCATCTGCTTTAGTAGATGAGGATCAACTCCAGAGTGATGAGGCAAAATTGTTTGGATGTTCACCAGATTACAATGCATGGCTGGGAGAGCAGAACCCTCGTCCCCAGGGAGATACTACAAATTTAAGAACGACGGGTTGTCATTTCCATATCGGATATGAGGGTCATGATCGTGACACTTCAATGGAATTAGTTCGCATTCTGGATTTGTTCCTTGGAGTGCCTTCAATTCTCATCGATGAGGATGATCGAAGACGACAGCTTTATGGTAAGGCAGGATGTTTCCGATTCACTTCGTATGGTGTAGAATATCGAGTTATGTCCGGATACTTCATCAACTCCCCCAGGCTTATTGGATGGTGCTTTGATCAGATCCTGGCAGCTATTGAATTCCTGAACAACGGAGATTCAGTAGATGAAGATGCTGCAGATATTGTGGATGCTATTAACAATAACAACCGCAAAGCTGCAGAAGATTTAATTAAGAAGTATAAAATTAATTTAGTCTAAGAATAATGTGTGGAATATTTGGATTTGCTGGTAAACTCGGCAATCACGAATTTAATATTCTTAAGTTCTCTATACTTGGAGCAATTAACGATAGCAGAGGGGGTGATTCTGCAGGAGCGTTTATTGATGGTAAATGTGAATGGGGTATCAGCGATGAGAAACTCTTTGCTAATTTTGCTACCAAGAATAAGTTTCTAAAGGGTTACAGAGGAGTATCAGTACAACACGCACTTGGTCATTGTAGGAAAGCATCTGTGGGAGCTAAAACCATCAAGGAAGCTCAGCCTGTATGTATTCCTAATGATGAGGATTCGAAGATCGACTTCGCAATGATTCATAATGGTACTCTTTTGAATCATAACGAACTGAAGAATAAGTATCTCGCAAAGGTGCCTGATCATTTTACTGACTCCCAAATATTCGCCAATGTGGTTTACTATCATGGCTTCAAAGTATTAGAGGAGTATGATGGTGCAGGAGCTTTTGCATTCGTAGATTACAGGAAGAAAATTCCTACATTCTACTTATTCAAGGGAGAGAGTCCTCAGTACAGAAGTAGTGTTACTTCATCTGAGGAACGTCCTCTTTTCTGGGTTAAGACTCCTGAAGGAATATGGTTTTCTTCAATTAAGGAATCTCTTGAACTCATAACCTACGGAGATTATGACATTGAAAGTGTTCCTGGGAATACCCTTATCATTATCCAGAACGGTCGTGTTATATCTACAAGAAAGTATGATCGTAGTGGCCGATTTCAGGTCAGTTATGGCTCGAAATACTATGCTAAAGACTACGATAGGGAAGACTACTATGGATATGGGTCATATGGCTACAAGAACACATCGGCGGGGGCGACGACTCCGAAGAAGAACGAAGAGGAGCCGTGGTTCAAGGTAGGAGATACTAAAACTTTCGAAGCTACAAGTATTGTAGCAGGTGAAGCAGAGGCCCGCTATGATTATGTCAATAGCAATAAGGTTATCTTCAAACCTGATGGACGTTATTATAAGGGCAAAGTCCTTATGAGTGGTCCCTACAGAATTTCAGAATACGGCTTCGAGAATACCTACTCGAATCTCGGAACTGATGTTGTAGCACGTCCCAAGACATTCTATTTCTTCCAGGGCTTCCTGATGAAAGATGCTCTTTGCATGCATATAGCACGCAGAATCTATGAAATGGCTGGGGACAAGTTTAAGGATACTATGCTTCGGAAGTTAACTATGGGATGTTTCTATGATCCTGAGTTAAAGAAGTTCTACACTCGGAAAGGTAAGTTATTTACAGGAACTTATCCTGTATATTTCACTCTTACCAATCGGGTATACAAGATTCAGCGTGGAGAGATTTATCAATACACAGAGTCTTATAATCCGAATTCCTGTAGTGTATGGAAAACGTACTGTCCACAGTATGAGGGTCCGGAGGTTCCGGTAAAGTTCGCTAACTTGATTGAAAAGTCAGCTAAGAAGATCATGTCTATTTACAACGTTTAACATTAGTAATGTTACAGAGAACAACTCGTATTACAACGGCTTCAGGTAAAAGAGTTCTGAAGTCGAACTGTTGCACCATCAATGGTGAGTACTACATCAAAGAAGAGGAAGCTGTTAAGATCGGAACATCATGGTATCTGAAGCAGGATCCGAGAATCTTCTATGATTATGGCTCACGATCCTGGAGGAAGACTCGTGGTGTTAACATCTGCAAGGGAGTTGTAGGATGGGATTCATCAAATACTCGTCCTATAATTGGAGCTTTTGAAGTAGACCACACTCGCAACATTGATGTTGCTAAGCTAGATTCCTGTGGTAATATTCAAAATATGGTTACGTATATGGATCGGTCTCTTCTCCAAGGGCTGGTCCATTATAACAAAAACCTGGGAATCTACGAAGACACTACTGCACTCAGTCCTATCCTTAAGAAGGTAGAAGGTGTTTTAGCTAACACTATAGGACAGGGTGTATACAACTATTCTTTTAATCAGGAGTATTCTTCAAGTAAACACATGGAGAAGTTCCTCAAATATCCCCGCGATATGAGAATTGATAACCCTATCAATATCCCTGATGTAAAAGAATTTGGAGAGTTCTCCTTTGGTCTAGAGTTCGAAACTGCTGCTGGAAAGTTGAGCCAAGCACAATGTTTTAACTTAGGACTTATTCCTCTGCGAGATGGTTCTATCTCAGGTATTGAGTATACTACTATACCTATGAAAGGACCTGAGGGATTTAATCTCTTAATCAATCAGGTGAAGACTCTACAAAAGAGTACTACCTTTGATAAGGATTGTTCCCTTCACGTACATTTAGGAGGCTTTCCTGTCGAGGCGAAAACTATCTGGGCCCTTTATAAGCTCCTAGTGATTATAGAGCCTCAAATCGCTCGTATTATGCCTTATTTCGCATTTAACACAGGTAAGTTCAAGTCAAAGGGTAAAGACTACTGTACAAAGTTGCGTAGGTATTCTTCTTTTGAGGAATACTATATCTATTGTTCGGGAGATCGCATGCGCTTTGATGGTAACCTGACATATCCTCATCCTATGGATGAAGAAGACCGTGCTAAGTGGAATATTCATGCGCGCTATGTATGGGCGAATCTTATCAACATGCTTTTCAAGAAGCAAGGTAAGACTGTAGAGTTCCGAATTCACGCTCCGACGTTTAACATTCAGAAGATTATAAACTGGATGTTTATTTGCTCAGGTATACTCCAGTTCGCTATTAAGAATAAAGATCAGTTGCTGAAGAGTAGCATAGGAGCTACAGCGATTACTTTAGAGGATATCATCTCAAATGTTTATTCTCGTCGTGTTTCGCTGCAGCTTACTGACTATATTCAGTATCGAGAAATATTCTTTAGACAGCTGGCTAATAAGTACAGTGATCCAGCAGGATTAATTGACTTACGTATTGACCAAGAGCAAGACTTCGGGACTAACTTAGTTACTACAGTACGACACTAAATGAATGTTTGGTAGTTGGAATAAGTTACTAAATGTTGACGCTGTTAAACCTATTCTGTCGGTACTCAATGAAGAGTACCGGCAGTATGAGGTTTATCCACCCAAAAAGTGTGTTTTTGAAGCTTTTAGACAGTGCCCTTATGAGAAAGTAAGGGTAGTTGTTATTGGTCAAGACCCATATCCTCAAAAAGGATTCGCTACAGGTATAGCTTTTGCAAATCCTGTAGAAGTAAAGAACATTAGCCCTTCTTTAACAATTCTTAGAGATCGAGTCTTTAGAGATTTTGGAAGGCGTAATGATGAGTTTGACCAAACTCTTATATCCTGGGAACAACAAGGAGTGTTGTTACTTAATGCAGCACTAACTGTAAGAGCCCATCAGCCTGAAAGCCACACACATTACTGGCATCCCTTTATACGAGATCTTATCCTGGCGCTTAATCAATATAATCCAGGATTAATCTATGTATTGTTAGGAAAAGTTGCAGAAACATTTAGGAAATACGTAGGTCCTAATAACCACGTATTAACATATCCTCACCCAGCCTACTTCTGTAGGTTAGGATGTGGATTTGAAGCCACCATGTTTACGGATATCAATAAGATACTTCGTGATCTTAATGGTGACGAAATTAAGTTCTAGTGGCTGAGAATAAGAAAGTAAAAAATGCTCAAGGTGTCAGTTATGATGGTATTAACTTCAAAAGTCGCTTAGAATATAACTGTTATAGGCTACTCAAAGATGCAGGATTTGACCCAGCCTATGAGCCAGTTAGATATAAGTTACTTCCTTCCTCAAAATTAGAAGTTGGTAGTATCTATGCTCCCCGAAAGAAGATTCTAATTGAGTACAAAAGTTATCGAGAGATTACTTATACACCAGATTTTGAATTCTTTATAGGTGGAACACATGTATATTTTGACACTAAAGGCAAACCTAACGATGCTTATCCTCTTAAGAAGAAATTATTTCTCCACTACTTAGAAAGCGTAGGAGAGCCCTACGTATTCTTTGAACCTCACAACATTGCTCAAATAGAGCAATCTATAAGGATTTTATTAGATGAATTACGTAAGCAAAATCACCGAACTGTCTAAGCAATGCCTGAAAGATTCAGATGCTATCAGAGTCAAAAGTTGGCTTGAGCGTCGGAATCTGATGTCTATCAAGGAAATAGTTACTTCAGAATTTATTAAGTTTAAATCTAAGAAACCCGGGAGTTTGGAAGATAAACCAATGTATGACGAGATGTTCGCCATCTTTGCAGAGTTAGAATCAACGATCGTGGAATACCTTAGACTTAATGATTACGAAGAGGATGAACTCAACATCCCTTATGATGAAGAGTATTAAAGAACTATCCCTCAACATTAGTGAGCCGGAATATCGAAAGCTAGGAGGCTTCTCGTATTCTATGCTTGCTAAGTTCCTTCGCTCTGGAGATCCCAAAGTATTAGTTACTCCCTCTCACGATGAGTCGGATGCACTAAGATTTGGATCATTAGTAGATTGCTTGATGACTGAACCAGATCTTTTAGAAGACAGGTTCTTCATTACATCTATGAAAACTCCTTCTCCAACAATCACTTCCGTAATGTTGTATATCTACAAAAAAGTTCCTAATGCCAAAAGCTTTACCTTTGTACCTAACGAAGTAAAGCTAGAAGCTCTAGATAATTTTGATTATGCAACATCTTGGAGTAGTAAAACAAGATTAGATCGCTTAGATAAGCAATCATTCTATTATACATTGTTGCAAAGAAGTGAAGGAAAGATTGTCATGTCTGAAGAAGATCTTACACTAGCAACCCTATGTGTTAAGATTCTTAAGACTCATCCCTTTACTGAGAAGTATATGGGAGATGAAGATCCTTTCAATCCTAAGATTGAGAAGATTAATCAGTTAAAATTCTCATCTACATATCATGGGAATCTTATTAGATGTATGTTTGATAGAATTATAGTAGACCATGATGCCAAAACAATACAGCCTATTGATCTCAAAACCTCTGGTAAGAAAGAGGAGAAGTTTGAGCTCTCAGCATTGGAATGGGATTATTATATCCAAGCATCTATGTATACTCAGATTCTATTAGATGTAATTTCTGAAGACGAGTACTTCAAGGATTTCACAATTCTTCCTTTCAAATTTGTTGTCATTAACAGGTTCGAAAGAACTCCTATGGTATGGTCATACCCGTTTAGTCGTCTAAATAGAAATATTATAGATGATCAGCAAACTTTGTTGCAGAAGAATGGGTATAAGAGTTGGCGTGAGCTTATTAAAGAAGCCGCGTGGCACATTGAGAACAATAAGTTTGATTATTCTTACGAGACTTATATGTCTGGAGGAGAACGAACTATTGATTTCTCTAAATATCTTCGTTAATGAGAAATATCGATGCGTTAACGTATTTTAAAGGAGATGATTTGGCAGCTAAAGTTTGGACTGATAAATATGCTCTCCGTAATGAGAAGGGCGAGATTGTTGAGTCTAATCCCGATCAAATGCATCTTCGCATGGCAAAAGAATTTGCTAGAATAGAAGCTAATTATGGTGGTCCCAATAAGCTTAGTGAAGAGCAGATTCTTGGACTTTTCCAAGACTTTCGTTATATAGTTCCTGGTGGATCAGTAATGGCAGGACTTGGAAGTACTGCTGTGGGATCTCTCTCCAATTGCTTCGTAATTGGGCAGCCCGAGGATTCGTACTCGGGTATTATGAAACTTAGAGAAGAGCAAGCTCACCTTATGAAACGACGTGGTGGTGTGGGAAAGGACCTTTCAACACTTCGTCCTTCAGGTGCTGCTGTTAAGAACGCAGCTAAGAGTTCTACTGGTGCTGCATCTTTTATGGATGTAGATTCTGCAATAACTACAGAGGTTGCTCAGCGAGGAAGACGAGGAGCTCTGATGTTAACATTAGATATTCGTCATCCTGATGTTGAAGAGTTTATTACTCGGAAGCAAGATCTAACAAAAGTTACTGGGGCTAACATTAGTGTTAAGGTCACAGATGACTTTATGGAAGCAGTTAAGAATGATCATGATTACATTCTTCGCTGGCCTGTAACTATAAGAGCAGAAAATACTGCCTTTAAAGATCTTGAATATGGTAAGCTATTATGCCTAGAGCATCCTCGCAAGGATACATGTTGTTACTACAAGAAGGTAAGAGCTCGTAAACTCTGGGAACTATTAATTCATTGTGCATGGAATACTGCTGAACCTGGAATCATGTTCGAGGACCGTCACGTTGAATTTAGTCCTGATGGAGTTTATCCTCAATATCGAGGTGTATCCACGAATCCTTGTGGTGAAATCTTTATGCAACCGTATGATAGCTGTAGATTGATTCATATTAATCTCACATCGTTTGTTAAACGAGCTTATTATCCCGATGCTTCTTTAGATCTGGATAACCTGTATAGGGTTGCAAAAATCGCAATCAGGCTGGGAGATGATCTTATAGACCTAGAAGTAGAGGCTATAGATCGTATATTAGGGCATATAACATCTTCTAAAGGTAATAACAGTCGAGAGTTTAATCTCTGGATGTCTGTTAGAGATGCTGCATTATCTAGTAGAAGATGTGGAATAGGATTCACAGGGCTTGCAGATACTCTTGCAATGCTTAAGACAGGGTTTAATGATGATGGCATCGGCACAGTTGATGTTATCATGAACACTATCTTTAAAGCAGAACTTGAGAGTACTATAGATCTAGCCGAAGAGAGAGGTACTTTTGTAGGTTGGGATAAGGAGAGAGAACTTGCTCATGTAGAAGGCAATGAATGGTATCAAATGGTGGCTAAAACATTCCCCGAACTCTATGATCGGATGATGAAAGTAGGTCGCCGTAATGTATCATTCTCTACTGTTGCTCCTACAGGAACTGTAAGTATTCTTACTCAGACGTCTTCAGGTATTGAACCCGTATTCTCCCTATATTATACACGTCGTAAGAAGTGTGTAGAAGGAGAACCTCACAATTTTGTAGATCAGAATGGTGAGAAATTCCAAGAGTTCAAGGTATTTCATAGACCCTTCCTAGAATGGGCAAGGTTAAAGCTAGACCTTCCTACTATAGAAGTAACATTGGAATGCATTGAGAAGATGTCTGCTGAAGAACTATCTCGCTTTATCACTTGGTCTCCCTGGTATAAGAATACTGCCCCTGAGATCGACTGGGATACTCGTCTTAGAATGCAATCAGTAGTTCAATACTATACTACTCATAGTATTTCTAGTACCCTAAATCTTCCCAGTAGTACTACAGAAGGAGAAATTAGCAAGATCTATTTCAAGGCTTGGGAATATAATCTTAAAGGAGTAACAGTTTATCGAGATGGCTGTAGAGCTGGTGTGCTGGTAACAGATACTAAGCCTAAACAAGTCTTCGAGCAACATAGTGCTCCTAAGAGACCAAAAGTTCTCAATGCTGAACTTCATGTAGTTAAAGTTAAGAAAGTTAAGTATGCAGTAATTGTAGGCTTAATGGAAGGCAAACCTTATGAAACTTTCGCATTTGAGTTAGGAGAAGGAAATTTCTTACCTCAAACTGGTAAGATCATTAAGGTTAAACGCGGATGCTATAATTTTGTAGGTGATCACGACCTCATTATTGAGAATATTCATCTTGCCAATGATAAGCTAGAGGAGAGGTCAAGTTCGATCTATATCTCTATGCTTCTACGACACGGTGCACCTATAGAATATGTCATAGCTACCGCAAAGAAAGTGAATGCAAACATTGCTTCTTTCACATCAGCTGTATGTCGTGTGCTAATGAAGTACTGTACCAAGGATATTGAAGAAGATACATGTCCTGAGTGTGGTACTAAGCTATCACGTGAAGCTGGATGTAAGAAATGTAACAATTGTGGTTATTCACTGTGTTTATTAATGTTAGTAAAATGAAGTTAGTAGTTAATTATCGCTCAGTAGATCCTATGATCAAACCTGTAATTACTAAGAATGGTGAGTGGTTTGATCTAATGGCTGCAGAAAATGTAGAATTCGCAGCTCCCCATAATGCATATAATACTCGTATTACAGAGTATGATGCAAAGAAAGTATCTTTAGGTATTGCTATGGCTTTACCTAAGGGGATTGAAGCTGTAATGGTTCCTCGCAGCAGTCTTTATGGAACTAAGGGCGTAACATTAGTAAATAGTCAAGGTGTAATTGATTCCTCATATAGTGGCAGCGATGATATTTGGTCTGCTTATCTTAAGGCAGATCGAGTTAGTACCATTCATGTGGGAGAAAGAATCGTTCAGTTCAGACTACAACCTTCTCAGAGAGCTTCTATCTGGACTAAGATTAAGTGGCTCTTTATATCTAAGATTGAGTTTAATAAGGTAGGATGCCTTAATAATCCTAATCGAGGAGGATATGGCATGTCTGGAGGATATAAAGAAGTAAAGTAGTGAGTGTATTAAGTACTGCAATCGGTATAATTGTAGGGGGTATGGTTTTAGCCTCCGTAGGTAAGATTTATTTGGGAATCTATCAAACTATTAAGCAACAGAATCTTGCTGCTAATAAGTATAAAGTTTCATTTAAGAAGCACTTTAAGAAAGTCAAAGTTCCTCTTATCAAGATGAAAGTAGGTGAAGGACTTCATTATTTCTTAGTAGATAGTGGAGCTACTGATAATGTAATCACTAAGAGTTTCTTTGATACCGTAGATCACAAATATTTCAACGACCTGCATTATGCAAAGCATATAGTGTCAACTAATGGCACAACGAAGAAATGTCCCTACATGGAAACAACATTGTCTTTTAAGCGAGATTACTTTGAAGACATCCCATTCCTAATAACAGATATAAAAGATGCTGTTGATTTTATTAAAGAAAAGTCTAATATTACTATTGTAGGAATATTGGGCTCAACATTCTTTGATAAATATCGTTGGGCTATAGATTTTGACGAACGTTGTATTTGGATTAACCCATTAGAAACAACTCAGAAGAATGAATAAATTTAGGTATGGTAGAGGTAACAAACACTTCTTCACTATCCTAACTCCTCTTTCTAAGAATGTTTCTAATATAATAGCTAAATTACATTACGAGAATTTTTTAGGTGTAAGTTATAAGGATTTTACTAGACTTTGTGTTTCCTGTGATAAGGGACCCGAAGTATGTGAAGGAGAATTGTTACCTGCCATTAACGTAACTACCGGAGAACGAACTTTATTTAGGGTTAAGAAAATTAATCACAATGATGAAGTAGACATCTGGACAGTAGAACTAGAGTATGATAATACGCAATAAAATTGTGTATGTCTATGATATTGAGGTATTCCCCAATGTATTTCATTGTGCAGTTAAAAACACTGAAACTGGGGAATATCTCTTTTTTGAAATATCATCGAGGAGAAATGACGTAGAGAAACTCATTAATTTTTTTTGGCAAATCAAAGAAGATCAGAGAGGTATTTGGAGTAGTAATTATACTACTGCTAAGCAATTTGATACAGATAAAATTTTTTGTGGCTATA